GTAGCAATAGAAACTTCCACCTACTTTCTCTGGTGCTCCTTCCAAAGATGTGAGGGAGTTGTTGGAGCAAAAGAAATGCCCACCTACTTTCTTTGGTGCTCCTTCCAAGGATGTGAGGGAGTTGTTGGAGCAATAGAAATGCCCACCCACTTCCATTGGTGCTCCTTCCAAAGATGTGAGAGAGTTGTTGGTGCAATAGAACTCACCCTTTACTATCACATCTTCGAGAAAATCTGGCAATCGGTCTAGGTGCAAACTCCTAAGATCGACATCTTCTTGAATCACTTTTGGCATACAATACTATAGCTTAGGGCGTCTTATTCTTCAAGGATATAAACATACTCTTTGATCTTAGATACTTTTCTAATTTCCTCTTCTGTGAAATAGATTCCTTTTGCAAAAGAGATCCAAAGATTTCCACCAATCTCTTTAGGTAGGCCTTCTAAGGAAGTGAGAGAGTTGTAGCACGAGAAATCACCGCCTACTTTCTCTGGAGCACCTTTCAGGGAAGCCAGAGAGTTGTTGTAGCAATAGAAATCACCACCTACTTCCATTGGTGACCCTTCTAGAGAAGTGAGAGGGTTTTGGTCACAAAAGAAATCGCCTTCTACTTTCTCTGGAGCACCTTCCAAGGAAGTGAGAGAGTTGTTGTAGCAATGGAAACTGCCTCCTACTTTCTCTGGTGCTCCTTTCAGGGAAGTCAGAGAGTTGTTGTAGCAATGGAAATAACGTCCTACTTCCTTTGGCGCCCCTTTCAGAGAAGTGAGGGAGTTGTTGGTGCAAGAGAAATGACCTTCTACTTTCTCTGGCGCCCCTTCCAAGGATGTGAGGGAGTTGTTGTAGCAAAGGAAATTACCCTTCACTATCACATCTTCCAAGAAATCTGGCAATCGGTCTAGGTACAAAGCACTAAGATCGACGTTTTCTTGAATCACTTTGATCATACAATACTATAGATTAGGGCGTCTTATTCTTCAATGATATAAACTCTCCCTTTGATCTTGGATACTTTTCTGATTTCCTCTTCTGTGAAATGGATCCCTTTTGCAAAAGAGATCCAAAGAATTCTACCAATCTCTTTAGGTAAACCTTCTAAAGATGTAAGTTTGTTGTCGTGGCAAAAGAAATTACCACCTACTTTCTCCGGTGCTCCTTCTAAGGATGTGAAAGAGTTGTAGGGGCAATAGAAATTACCACCTACTTTCTTTGGAGCCCCTTCTAAGGATGTGAGAGAGTTGTTGCCGCAAAAGAAATCACCCTTCACTATCACATCTTCCAAGAAATCTGGTAGTTTCTCGAGGTACAAATCACTAAGATCGACATCTCCTTGGATCACTTTGATCATACAATACTATAGCTTAGGGCGTAGTCGATCTCAACTTATACATTGATGATTCTGCCTTTAATATTTGACACTTTTCTAATTTCCTCCTTCGTGAAATAGATCCCTTTAGCAGAAGAGATATAAAGATCTTCACCAATCTTTTTAGGTAATCCTTCTAGTGAAATGAGAGGATTGTAAATACAACTGAAATTTCCTCCTACTTCCTCTGGAGCACCTTCTAAGGAAGTGAGAGAGTTATAAGAGCAATCAAAATATCCATATACTTTGGCTGGAGCTCCATTTAGGGTCTTGAGACTGTTATATGTACAGTTGTAATTTCCACCTACTTTCTCTGGGGCTCCTTCTAAGGATGTGAGGGAGTTGTTGTAGCAATAGAAACCACGACCTACTTTCTCTGGAGCACCTTCTAGAGAGGATAGGAAGTTGAAAGCGCAATGGAACATGCCATGTACAACCATAACCTCTTTCATGAAGTCTGGTATTTTAGTGATGTATAATTTACTAACATTAACACTTCCATGAATTTCTTTCGACATATAAAAATATTCGGATTACCGGTCCTTAATATATTTAACAAACCCTCGGATTTTCGACCGTTTCCTAATTTCTGTTTCTGGGAAAAATTCTTTCAATTTCAAAGGAATATAAAAATCTTCGCCAATTTCTGATGGTATGCCCTCTAATGAAACCAGAGGATTGTCAATGCATGAAAATGAATATTTTACTATTCTCGGTGCACCTTTCAAAGAGGTGAGATTGTTGTTATAGCAATAGAAATCCCCACCTACTCTCTTAGGAGCTCCCTCTAGTGTAGAAAGTTTATTATCATTGCAATAGAAAATCCCATCTACTTCATCGGGGGCTCCTTCTAATGACACGAGTGAGTTAATACCACAATCGTAATCTGTCCCTACTTCTATTGGACCTCCTTCTAGAGTAGTGAGAGAGTTGCAAGAGCAGTCAAAGGATCCTTTTACTTTCTCGGGGCCTCCTTTTAATGATTTAAGCCTATTTGAATAACAATCAAATGTTTGTACTACTCTTGGGCTATTCTCTAATGTATAAAGATAATTTTCTATACATGAAAACATCCCATTGACTACAGCACCATTGAGAAATTCCGGCAATTTAAAAAGAACCAATTCATCAAGAATTACATTGCCGTTAATAACCTTCTCCATAGTATATTATAAATCAGTGCTCTCTATTCATCAAGCGTTATATTCGTCATTCCATCGTTTGATTTGTGACTCTCGAAAGATATTAGTACTTTTGACTAAGTTTAGGAACTGAGGCCAATTCTCCTTTGGTCTTTTGCTCTGTGCTAAATAGTCTACTGCTTTTGCTAATACGTATTCGTGTGCAGTTGGTTCGGGTGGAATAACGGCTGGATCGTGGTCGTACCACTTATACCCACAATTGCTACACTGACCTTTTGGTTCGCCCATCGAATCACAAATGAATGGATCTTCTACGTAGTTCTTACAATTTGTCTTCATTGTGTTGCTTGGGCTTTTCCCAAAAGACAATAAAGTCTTCCGCGGCATCTACCCCATCTTGAAATTTATCCCAATACTCTGCACCATATTCTTTTTCATTCTTTTCGACATAAACGGCAACCATCCGTTCGATCAAATGGAAAAAATGGTTCTTTTTAAATTTACTGTCTAAAGTGCTGGACTCCATACTTCTTACTTGATCATTTTTTTGATTTTCTCGAATGCCTCATTTTGGCGAGGAATAATTTCAGTCTCGTAAACCTTCGCAAATTCTTCGGAATTTTTAAAGTAGTACACATTATCAAAAGAAACCATTCCAAGGTTCTCCCCATCACGGGTGACCTTATATTTCTCGCTCTGGATGAAGTCAACGATATATTGTTTATACTTTTCAACTGGCGCCCGGTTTTGTTTGCCTTTGATTTGCACAATGGTCTTTGAGGATGGTGGGGAGAGTTCCATAGTAACGTGAGGATTATTACCTCGATCCCATAGGCTGATGATTGAAGTTGGCTTGACTTTGTACGATTCATTTTTCGCACAGTGGCCCATTGACTCTCCCTCATATTGACACACCTTTGCGGTAAGAGCACCGATGATCTTATGTCCGTTTTCAAACACATGGATCACCTTATAGTCGACACCCTCGACCAATTGATTCTTATCGACAGACGCCCCGGAGTTAGCCATCTGCTCGTCCCAGACTTCAATCTCATTGCAGTAGATATCTTCTGGAGTCTTCTTGTAGAGCTTCGACAAATATTTTTCATCTTTGGTCAAGAGGAAGTCGCACACATGAAGAAGGAAATCAATGCGACCATTATCATATACCACGACATAAGCATTCTTTTTCCAATCCTCGTCGCCTTTCGCTGGATTGTATTTACGTACAATGTTTTGCAATTCATGTCGGCACATTTCGCCGGAACTTTCGAAGAAGCGCTTCTCCGCCTTGACCAGCCATTGAGTGATCACTTCATTGTCAATGCCTTTGATTTTGGTGACTTTATTAACTGCTTCGATGATTGGCTCGATTGAGATAAGATTCATAATTAAGTGCGTTGGTGTTTATAACTATACCACTTGGTGTTTGTTCGATCAACCGATATGTGTTACTGATTTGCTAAAATAAATTTGCGAACTTCGTCGTCGATGATTGGTTTGCCTTCGTGAAGAATACTCACAATGATTTTGTATAATTCAAATGCTTTCTTTTCGAAAAAGGCGGTCGCTGCTTCGAATCCCATTGTCTCGATCCAACAATTCATTTGAGGATATTGAGGCGCAAAGTGTGCTATTGAACCATTATGGAAATTACCAATCCAGCAGAGAAGAAATATCGCTCCTTTCACATTCTTGTCACTAACCATGTATTCGAAGAACACTGCTCTTTCTTCCGGGGCCTTGCCTACATATCTATTAAGCTTCGTGATATACTCGCCGTCGAGAAAGACAATAGATCTTCCTTTGGTGGTAGCATGTTCTTTCAGTGCATCTACATTCGCATCATTAAGATATGCCTTGCGAATTGTTGGCCATTTAACATTAGTACCTCTACAGGCAAAGATAGAAGAAGATTTCAAAGGTTGCCTATTCATAGACACCTTAGTGTTCTTACGCAGATCGATCATAGTTATTATATGCTTTGGTTGTTAATAACTATACAACGTGGTGTTTGTTTACTCAACTGCTTATGTTAGTGATATGGTAGGGGCGGAGGGATTCGAACCCACAATCAACCGATTATGCTTACCACTACGGCTTTCGCCGCCTGTATAGTTTGTGGTCTGGACTATCCCTTAATCTTCGACATGACTCGGTAAGATTGAACTATTATAGTCTCTGCACGTTCCTCTTTCGAGGCTTCGCTCAGGATTGGCATCGGCATTATCCGTTAAGCGTTCCCTGAATTTAAGTTCTGCTAACTTACTATTTCTAATAAGAAGACCCGTTAAAGTCGGCTGCTTTGACCCTTAAGCTACACCCCCATAAATTTTTTCTAAAGATTACTCAAACTGGATGCTTTCAAATTCAACAATGTATCCCCCGGATTTATTTTGGTTTTCGTTCAACACTACCTTATATTCATCACCCCTGATCCCTACTACATACATCCCCTTATATGTTCCACTGGTAATGCACTTACTTCCTACAATATTTTCCGGTATGATTAAATTGTTTTCAGTGGTCCACTTGAGAACAGCAGCCCGATGATGTGACCGTGCAATATCTGGTGCATCATCGAGGATTTCTACTAGATTAGAATCTCCTGTTAAATATAGATGGTCTTCCATGTACTTAGCCAGACTGAAGCCATCATCAGTAAATACCCCATATCTTGAGATCCTTCCGAAAACCTTTTTTATATCAGAGATGCATTCTTCATCAGAAGAACCTTCATTGCAAGCATCTAGCCAATCACAATACCTACCAATGAGCCTCTGAACATCAGGGGCAGTATAATCAATTTGATCTTCGCTGAACTTTGGTCTCTTGATTGTGGTTGCTTGCATATATTATTATCAATGATGGTGTGTATAGATTCAACAAAAAAGCACACTGTTTTAGTGTGCTTTTTTGCTATGAAATATGATTCGGAAAATGAATTTGAATCTTATGGTGTTCTCATTGCATTCATCGCGCCTTTAGTAAAGCCGTCTGCCTGGGCTGCGCCTGCTGACGCTGCGGTCGATCCTACAATACTTGATGCTGCGTCATTCAAATCATCAAGAGAAAGACTTGTATTTAGAAGACCTTCCCAATTACTGTCAAGACTCACTAATTTTTGAATAATTTGATCTGCTTGTGTTAAAAGTTTGGTCAGTTGTCTTGCCTGTGCCTTCGCCTCTGCTGCAGCTGCCCCCGTCTTGGCAATATTGCTAATGTTTGCACCGACTTGCGCAGCACCTCTTCCTACTGCCTTCGCCGCGCTCCCTACTGCACTTCCTGCAGCACTTCCCAAGCCACTAACAGCGCCCTTGAGTTTATCCCACCAAGCTTCATCGATTCTTGATGGATCAGCAATGTATTGCTCAATGAGTTGTCTAATTTGTCCCGCATAAAGCTCTCTTGCTTCTGCGATCTGTACAGTCTGGGAGTATGATTCCCAAAGACGATTGTTCTCGGTATAATGTCTCATGGATAATACTTACTTATGTTTATTCGTCGTGCTGTTCGAATAATTGCTTTTCAATTTTTTCCCGGATGTCATCTTTGAGGTTTAACGCAAGAAGTGCAACGATTGCAATCCATTCTTTAACGGGCAAGCTAATTGAAATTTTATTTTTCATGTGATAAGTATTAATAATGATTACTGAATATTGGATTGAACGACGAGATCACATGGACGATTGGAAACCTATTGACAAGGCTTATAGCCATCGTGAAGCAAAAGAATTATATGATTCACATGCATCAAGAGTTTGTGGGGAGCTTGGTAGTAGCAGTGACATTCGCGTACTTAAAGTAACTTGGGAGGTTATATCGTTTCGATAAATGGTAGCCACGGTCGGACTCGAACCGACACTCTACGGATTTTAAGTCCGTTGCCTCTGCCATTGGACTACGTGGCCATGTTTCGTGTGATAGATTTATTTATTTGAGTCGAGAAGATAAAGCAATGATTTCATATACTTTAGTACTTGGTCCTCTGTTGGGCTATCACTAAGATTTGCTAGCATGTCTGCAATTTTGACTTCTGTTGCGAATCGGTTCGACGCAATGGTTTTAATATACTCGTCGTATGGAATGTCTTTCTTTTTTGTCAACATGATGACGATATCGATGATTTGGTTCGAAATCCCTTGATCTCGTAGATCTTCGACTGTCACTGACGTATCTTCCAGAACATCATGAAGCCATGCCACTGCTTCGACACCTGGATTGTCTGTGAGTCTCGATGCAACAGCTTCGGGATGTTTAATATAAGGAGTAACACCATCTCGCCGAAATTGCCCTTCGTGAGCCTTTATTGCAATGCGTTTGGCAATCTCTACGATATCGTTTGTTGGTGTCATGTGTATAATACAATACCTCGTGGTTGTTATCTAATCAAATATTGTTTAGTTTGTCAGATAATATTTCTTGAGGATTTTATACCATATCGATTCATCGTCTTCACTCAGCGAGAATCTAGATTCCAACCAAGTTCTTTCGAAATCAGTAAGATGAAAGGTTTCCATTAAGAATTGGCTTATGCTTTCGTAATCCATATACTGTTACTTAACAGCATGGCGACTAGCTAAGCACAATTCTCAATCTGACGATTTCGTCAGCGGCCTCCACCCGACATTCATGCAGAAGTATTTAACGCCATTGACCACTACAGCATCGCCAATTGATACCGAACGCAACGGACGATACTCTCTCGCGATCGCAGCCCATTCCTCACTTAGTGCATCTTCGGGTGCATTAGTAATGGCAAATGCAGCTTCGCAAGCGTCTTCTCCATCATATTTGGCAGGAAGATTAAACTCAAATTCCTGCGTCACAATCTGGTAGTCTCTTTGATTTTCTTCGTAGACTTTGTTGTTGAGAATGATGCGGATGTTTGTCATGTTATATTATAATAGTGGGTTGTGTTTTAATCAATCCTCATCTTCTGTTTCTTCGTCGACAGCTTCATTTGTGATTTCTTGCATGTCATCGTCATCAGTAACGAGGTATGAGTACGGGTCCATAAAGGTTACCATCATGAATTTAAGATCTGGCATTGCATCTCGAAGCCATTCAAAGAATGGATGGCGACGATACTTACTTTCTTTTAGGGTTTGTGGATCACAATAGAGTGTTCCTGTTTCAGCAAGATGGTTAATAAATTTGCGAGACATTTCATCTCGACCAATTGTCGGCACTGGATCGAAAATGGTGTAAGCAAATTCGCCATTTACCTTTTGACCGAGATAACGAAATGCGTTATCGACACCGTCTCTAGCATAATCAACAGGATCGTATTTCATATTGGATTGGCTATTACCGCTTCGTATGTTTGGATTTCGACTGGTTCTATATTAACGACATCTACTTCACCAGAGCGGATCATCTCGAGCATGTTTGCGTTTATCAAAGTCAGTAATGCCCACTGCATGATCTGGTCTGCCTTCTCACCTCGAATCTCGTATTTATCAATGTCCTTCTTGAGTTTTGTCGTAAGTTCTTTGCCTATCAATTCCTCAGTTGTAAACACCTTTGCATCATTCATATTATTCATATTATTAAATACTGGCTGTGGATCTAGAAACACGGTGAAGCCCCGATCCACGACCAGTATACCGACCACAAGGATTATACTTTCGATAATCCTGAAATGCCTCTTGAGAGACAATCTGGATTTCTCCGGCGGTCTTGTGACCGTACAACATAATGCCGCGAGGTCGCTCTTGAGGTTGACTTCGAGCACATCGGACGCAGGTGCTCAATTTGAATTCAAGACGCTCTTGTTCGATTGGATTGCCGCAGTTGCATTTCATATAACAAATATACTACGTGGTGTGTTGTTGCTCAACTATCAAATTGGCGACCACAATCTTCTTCCTCTTCCTTCATGCTATCGATGATAGCACGGAGGGGATTCTTATCGCATTCAGCTGTAAAGATTTCCTTGATCTCATCCGAATCCAGTGTAATGAGCATCTGCTGAAACGCTGGGACCACGTATTTCAATTCGTCTTCCTTGATATATTTGCGGAACAGGTTAGCAATTTCAGGCCCCACGATGATATCGTTGATTTCCGAAGCTACATCTCCTTCTTCTGCATCACGCAATCCATCCGTCAAAGAAACATATTGATAAATACCTTTGACAATTTCTTGAAGGAGTACTGGGAAGATCACACCACGGGCTTTGATCACATACGTCCCTTCTTCATCTTCTGCCACATCGACTTGACCGCCTTGTTCGGCTCCCATAGGAGGCATTCCATCTGGCATGGTGTAATACAGCAGTGTTGCGTATGACATGACAAACCCATATACATTCGGTGAAGCACAACCAAGCCGTTCTAGTTCATCTTCAACCAAGTGAAACGCATATTGTGTATTGAGTGCTGAGCCTTGAGCAATGCTGTTTGCGAGGACTTTCCGAGCTTTCCGCTCATCATCATCAAACATCACTTCCGCCAGACTAAACCGAATCTCCGGATCTTCTTCTTTCTCCGGAAGTTCATCCATGTCAGCATTGATATCGAGTGCATCCATATCTACAAGCTTCGCATCGATCTTGAGATCTCCATCCTGAATCATATCCCGAATGAACTTGAACTCTTCCATGTTTAGAATCGTATTCAATGCAAGTCGAGAAAGCTCATCACGATGTTCCTTCTCTCGATCGTAAGCGATCTTGACTCCATTCTTCATCTGGAAAAGCATTTCCATGAGATTGATGCTTGGAGCCTTCGAGTAGTGTAGAACTTTATTGACGAGATCGGTGTAATGCTTCGACGCCATCAGCATAGGATCAATCCCGTAGCGCTTGGACTCGTGTTCGGAAACAAGAGCCAGCCGCTCGCTGTTTGCATAACTATACTTGACGTTAGTGGTCATCGACTCAAATGTATTTTTAGTATTCATTACGCTTTTGGTTTCGGGTGTTGCCCTGGGCTTGGTTTACGGATTGGATTGAACGGTTTCGCTGGTTTAGTTGGTGCCGGCGGCTTTGTTGGTATTGTGGTTGGCATTGCTTTTCTGTTTAATACAATACAATCGGGTTTGCTTATCAGCAAACATTTATGCTTATTTGTTTGAGTCGTAATCGAGATTGATGATCTTGAACGAACCTTTGCTGTGTCGAACTACTACACCTTCAAAGGGTTTGCCATCGATTTGATTGATTCCTTTTTGGTAGAAGTTAATCATATCTTCGGATAGCAACGGCCTCACAGAGTGTTCAAAGTCAACAGTGTAATTGTCGTTTACAAACGGCACATGAGGAATTTGTAATACAGCCGCCACGTTCGGGGAGTAATCAGCGTCGCCTTCCTTTTCATACTTCAGGGTATTAAGATTGAAGACACTGAATACGGCAAAGTCCAAGGGACCTTTGCTGTGTGGGTTCTTGCTGAAATTTTGGATATTGCCTCCATAGATTTCACCTCGAAGAGCAAGTGATACGTCGTTCCGTTTGCAATACTCAAGAAGCTTCTCGAGAATATTGTATTTCTTCACGATCTTGGTATAGTTGTTATTAGTTTCTGGTTTGATTTCTAGATTGCGACTAGTAACACCAGTAGACCATTCTCCGGTCGACGGATCTTTGCGTGCGTAGTAAGTAGCACTTTGCCCATCAATCTTCAGGGTGACATCAACCTTTTCACCATACGGGAGAAACCCGATAAGGTTCTGGAATCGTTCTTCGTCAGTCTTCACCAGACTATACGGCAGATTCCCTTTAGCATCCAGAGAGGTTGGAGCAGGTGGGTCGTACTTATATACCCCAATATGGGAACTAATCTCAGTACCAACTTCGACATTTTGAAGATCGAATAACGAGTCTACTTCGGTAAGTCCCATGATAATACCAAACGACCATTCGCCTCGAAGCTTGATAGCTTTGACTCGCGACGACTTTTTCTTAAAGATTTCAGCCCAGGGCTTATCTGGAAGAACAGTATCGGGCTGGATAAAGACTACACGATCACCTACCTTATATTTGTCTTTAAGAGTGATGCATTCATATCCTAGAACTCCAACGAGATCCAACGAATCTGCATTGGGATGATGTTTGACAGCAGCGATGGTTTCAATAGAGGCGAGCTTCATGTAGTTAATATAGCTCGAGGTGTGATGTGTATCAACTATTTTAGCATTTAAGCCAGCGCCATCTTTTATGTCGAACTGCCCATTTTCGTGGGATCCATGACAAAATTTTATTGACAAACGACATGACAACTTTGTTGTATTTATACTCAGTTGCATCCCCTTGTTTCCATACGACGATATGGTCGGGCACCACTGTTGGTCTGTTATTGCCTATGCGATAGACTCGATTCCAATATACAATATCTCTATATGGAGACACCCAGCCTTGGAACCTATCATATCGTGCTGTTAATGTGTCGTAGCTTCTTCTGGAGAAACTTCGTTCGGCATAGTGCCCATCTTCATGATAGACATATATCGTTGCATTTCCGAAATCATTAAGGGGATTCATTGAAGTATTTAATTATTTGTATTTTTTCATTATGGTGAAAATTGTCATTCAAACAATCGTAAACCTGTTTGTTTGTTTCAGACAATTTGTTGTATTCCATTTTATGGATAGCACTACAACTGGTTAGGAAAAATAAAATCGAAGCAAGGAAAAGTTTCATTATAGAAACTACTTACTTCCGTCGAATCTTGGATAATATGCGTTCGTACATTATTCTACAATGTCTATATCTAAGGCGTGATTTCAGGATATCTGCGGATGCTTTTAGGCTACCCCATTTAAGCACTTTGATATTAAAGAACTTTACACCCCATCGGCGCATAGCACTTTTTGAAGGCTGATAGATATCAACCACTGGCGTTGCGCCAACAGGCTTTACCAATGCAGACCCATAGTCGGTGATGACATATCTTTTATTGTCAATCAATAAAATAGTTCCTGCTGGAAAGACAGACCAGTCAGATGCAGCAGATGTAACGCCAAGAGGAGTTCCTAATGCTGTTTTACTTTTGTACCTAATATGATCCTTTTCTGTATGAGTATACGCAGTCGTCTTAATGTGGATATCAGCTCCGTTGCATGACAGCGAAGATATCGCCAACACTAATGATAATAATATACTCTTCATAATTTTTAATCATATTTGAAATCTGGAGACGTTTCATTAAACAGTCTGTAGCTGCGGATAGGTGCTATGTCAGTTAACGTAACTGCTTGAACCTCAACACCCCATTTCTTTGCTTCTGACGCTGCATGTTTTGTAAGCTGCCGATCAATAGTATTACTGAAACATTCGTCTAGATTCGATTCTGTAAGAACTCTTTTAATAATACCTTGTGTCACATCAGCGAGTGCATCCTTCGCGGCGTTCGCTGTTAAGAAGAATGTTTTGCCATCGACAATTTTATATTTTATAACACCCTTGACAACTAAATTTGTTTTACTTTTTTGAATGAAAAGGGATTGGGGTGGCAAACTAATTGTAGTGATGACAGTGTAGTACTCATGTATTTCATCAATTACGGGGAACTTAAAGTGTATTCCGGGTTTGAGTGTTCTGTGATATTTCCCTAAACGAAATACAACTGCTTCGCTGTACGCAGGTATAACTACCGCTGGCTTTAGATAATACCAGCAACTTATTAGGGCGTCAATTAGGCGTTCTAACATTTATTTATTTGCACCTGTCATCAAATGTCTTTATAACATTTAATTCACTTGGTGGGAAGTGGAAGCGGATCTTCTGGCAGAGGGGTGATTGCTTTTGGAATCCATGAGAACCCAATGCCGATATTAAAGTATGGCTTGACCCGATAAATCTTTGTAGATGCACCAACTGATGCACCGTATCCATTATCTGTCTGTCCTATCTTCGCATCGATCGATCCGTTGACCTTTGCTTCGTCGGCGAGTCCCTCGACTGTTGGTTTAATAGTGTTACAACTTGACAATGTCAGTGCAGTGATTAGCATCAGAATTAGCTTGCTCATATGTTTACTTACTATAAATTGTGGTTGTTTTCAAATCAACAGGTGTTTGCTCAGTCCTCAACAACTTTGCCATCTGCATTTTTGATGGTAGCCCCCTTGCTTGTTTTGAATGGAATCCGAACATTATTGTATGTGTTACTATCCTTTACTTCTAGAATTCCTTTGGAAACATTCCATGCAGTATCCGTGCCAATAAACGTGTTCTTACTGCATGTAGCTAAGCTATCGCTGTTCGCCCAAGACGATTCATGAACTCGAACTCCAGTGATACCACCATAGATTATGTTGTTGTTAATCACTGCACCATCTGCCTGGTTGAGTTGAATTGACTTATCTCCTTTGTTGCTGTTCATGAATTCACAATAAGATACTTTGAAGTTCTTTGCTTTGATGCTTGTAGAGACCGCATCTTCGCCTACATTAAGAAATGTCACATACTCAATACCTGAATTTGGTTTAGCAAACATCGCCGCATTCTTATTGTTTCGGACGAATCCGTTTTTAACAACAAGAGGGATATTTGCTACAAATAGCGGTTCCTGTGTTTCACTTTGTCCTCCATCTCCTCGTTGCTTAGTCCCATCTAAGATACCTCCTTTCAAGTCTAGAATGTATACACCGTCTTTGTTAATTGCTTTTGTGTCTAATGTTTTTTCTGCTTCTTTCAAATCCCTCGAATCATTAATATGCCACGATGTTGGTTTGTACACCTTCGCTGATGGTGAGGGTGTACGATACTCTGGTTTTGGGCTTACTGTGCTGCAACCTATTAGAAGCGAGCACAGAAGAAGTGTGAATGTTGATTTCATTTAGGAATAAGCAAATTTGTGAGGTTCTTTAATTGATCGTTTGTCATGTGAATATATTCAATATCATCTCCATAGTATTCGACATCATTCACCTTTGCTATTTTGATATTTGACAAAATAAGATCACAAATGGATGCAGATTTTGGATCTGTGTGGTCAATGCGAATTTGTTGAATAATCGCTTCTAACCGATCCAAAGTATCTGCATTCCATTTGTGAAGTGTGTTTAGCATATATAAATCGTGTCCAACATCTTATCCATGATGGGACCGAAGATACTAATATCCAGAGGACATAGTTGCAAGAGCACGTTCAGTGTTAGTTCAATCATAATTATTCAGTGTAGTGGTACATATACGCTTCATGGCAATCAACGCAGCGGAATTTGGTATTCTCAACGAATGCGGTTGCTGATTCATGGAAGTGACCAAAGAACCAATGCTTTGGTTTAGTTAGTTGATACAGCTTATCCATATCTTCATTTTCAATCTTGAGATCCTGTTCCAGATCTTTATCAGCCACCATCATCGATTTGACAAAGTTATTAATACCAAAAAGACCCGAGATCGGGGGGCGGGTATGAGTTACTACAGCATCGTATGTTTCGTATGCAAAATTCTCATTAAGATAGAACGTTTCATTTTTCCACCAAGTAGGAATGCTAGTATTATATCTATCAATCCGATCAATCGATACTGCACCGCCTACAAGAAGAATTTTCTTACCAAGCAATTCAAGAACAGTATAGTCGGGGAGCAATTCGATATTGTCATACCCTCCTATTGTCTTCCTAGTATTAAAGTATCCTGGGTCATCATGGTTTCCACGAATGACATACAAGTGACTATTCGATTCAGCAAGGAACTTGTGAAGTGGTTTGAGTAATTTTGGGTACTCATGATCCTCAAAGAAACCAATACCAAAATCCCCCACATGGATGATATGAGCATTCTCGATTTGATTTCGCTTAAGCTTAATAGCAAAAAGACCAACATCTCCGTGAATGTCTCCAGCAATAATAATTTTATCTTTTGTCATATCAAGCAGCCAGATTAAGTCGTTTGAAGTTGTTTTTCTTTACCATATCATATACACCGTATCTGTCGAGGATGAGGCGTTCAAGGATTTCGATATCATGGGCATCCTCGAAATTCCAAAGCATCTTTGAGATGACAGGGCACTCTGCAATGAAAAGATCCCGGATGGCTTCTGCTACTTCACGGCATTCTTTTTGTGTAGTCTTGTATAGGCGTTTGTTGAGTGTCGTAATCCAATCTCGCACTTTGCCATTGAAGACAATCTTTGTCTGTGTTGCCTCTGGCATCACCATTCGTGCACATTCCTTCGCTACTCCATTCTTAATGAGTTCCTGGTATAGCTCTCGTGTTTGGTTGAGATGATCTTCAATCGCTTCTGACGCATGTCTACTCTCATCTGTATACATATCATCTGCACTCTTAAACAATACTGGATTGATGAGATCCGTCGATGATTGCCTATTGTTAGTGCATTGCGCTCTAATCTCGATTGGTTCGAATTCAGAGACTGCCTTATATCGCTGGCTGAGCTCTTGTGGTTGAAGACTCCAATGACGAAGTAGTTCCCGACCGATTGCTCTGCTGGTGATGATTTCGATACCCAAGTTTGCCATTGCGAATACCGACCAATGACCTTCTCGGAGACAATGCCTTAGGAGCTTGTGCGGCTCCGTAAACAGTTCATTGACTTCTCTTGAAGAGGAGATTCTAGCAATCCCGACAAGGATCTCATCGATGCTCTTGTCTGTGAATTCGGCGACGCCTGTTGTTTTTGTTACAAGTCTGACTTCCATGAATTAATATAAAATAGGGTTATGTGTGAATCAACAGTTTTTATCATACATCACCAAGCAGATGGATTGCATATATTCCGAAACAGATACTGAATATAGAATCGACACTTCAGATATGTGTTGAATAAGAGTTGTTCTTTTTGACTATAGATTTTGTAATCGTCTGGTATTGTATACCAGAAACCATACTTCAGGAATGAGTCACTGTCGATATGTTTTCTGATCTTGCGAATTTGTTGGAGGCGAGGATCTTGTGTCATTGTGACATTATTTATTTTACGAACATCTGCCAATCATCACGCAAAATATCAAATACTACACCATCTTTTGGTTTGGTGGGTTTCCATAGCAACTTCAACCCACATTCAGACGGAGTCCTATCTGCTTTAGCGTTATTCACTTCGCGATCACAGCAGACCAAATTATCCCAAGTGTTGGTACCACCTCTGCTAGAAGGAATGATATGATCAACACTGAGTTCACTCTTTTGTAGTTTCTTTCCGGTGTATGCACAAGTATAGTTATCTCTCCGAAAAATGTTTTGCTTAGTAGGAAATTTGCCCTTCTTAATGACCATTCGGTCGAATCTGCTACAGATCACAATGGAGGGCAACCGCACTGGTCCTTTGGATGTTTGTACATAATCATCACAAGGACGAATAGGTAGCTTGATCCATTGCTTCCAGTCCTTGATTGCGATGAACGATTCTATTTGCGTAGTATCGTACGACCCATCCTCATTCTGGGTGTAGCTAATATCCAGTGGGACAAAAGATTTGGAGAAAATACCAACCATGATATCAGACCAACTAGCCGGTTCTAGTGGTTGATAGTTAGCATTGAGCTTTAAAATTGGTCTCTTTGAGATCATACAATATTATACAGTGTGGTGACATTTTAATCACTCATTATTTGTTGATTGGGAATTTCCAAACAGCATCCGAACCCGAACCGATCTTCACGAGTTTGTTTTCCTTATTGAGCTTGTAAAGCATCTGCCGAGCATATGCTTCGCTGACATTCAGTTCTTGAACCACGCGATCGATCGTAATGTTCGGCGGTTCCTTCATAGAAAGGATCTGGTCTTCCTTGCGTGATTTTTTCGATTTCGCGGACGCGGTAGTGAATGCAGACATATCAGCGAGCGCAGACAAATCGTATCCGCTTGGACTGATTCTCAACACACCACTATACGGGGTACCATAACGGTTTTTCGAGGTTTGGATGTCTCGATGATCATCAGATTCATCATTGATGCTGATTGCGATATTACAATCAACCGCATGAGTAATCACAGTGCTTCCTTTGAAGTTTCCGTTTTTGGTTTGATGGAGGATGATACCAACCGCACATTCGCTCTCTTTGGCTGCGGAGACGATTTTGTTAATTGCGTCCGCATCTCCCATGCGCTTATCATCGAATTGAAGTGTAGCAAAGCTGTCGACGATCAGAAAGTCCATTTGCTTCATCATCTTGCAGATTTCTTCCACATCCGTCTCGTGACATACTTGAACGGATTTCAAACCCAACCGGCGGCAGCTGTACGCGAGCATCGTGGTAGTTTCTTCACCAGTCACGTATCCCGCTTCATATCCTTGATCGGCGAGAGCCTCGCAGATTTGAAGCATCAGCGTAGTCTTACCAACTCCTGCGGCGGCGGATAGAGTGAATACCATGCCCGGAAGGATTCCCTCACCACCAAAAAGTTTATCAACCACTTCAATGCCTGTGTGCATCCGACGGAAGAACACATCAGGAATTTTGATTTCAGAAACACGAACCATGCTGGACTTTTGATAACTAAGCTTCATATATTGTTTGTTTGTGTTTGGTGTTTGATTACTCTTTAATATGGATGTGGGTTGTGCTGCAATCAACTAGCTTGTGCTTGATGTTTAACAACAAAAAAAGCCGGAGGTCTCCCTCCGGCTTTTTGCTTACTTCCGTATGTGTTAGAGTGCGTAAATTCCACCCTTGCGCTTGACGTCAGATGCAAGGTCTCTAACGTCGATCCGCTGACAGATTTGTTCGTGCTGGTTAATGACATTGACAATCTCTGCACCCAAAATTCGATAACCACCATTCGGGGTTCGTTCGACCTCGAGGTGGAACGTCTTGGGGCGGACGTCGTTGCTATTGTACCATTGGCGATTTAGGTTCTTTCGTGTTTTCATATGTGTTTTAATGTAAAGTGTGGTGCTGTGTATATCAACTAGCAATTGCTGTATTTTTGATTTCTTTAACTGCCTCACCGAGATCAGAAGGTAGTTCATTCACCCTATCAAAACTATATGCAATACCAAGAATGTCATTTCGCAATGCTGATAGATAATCTGCTTGATATCCAATAATTTCATCTTTGCTGAAAGCATTAGACGGTAGTTGTAATCCTTTGCGATACTCTGCAAGTGTCTCAAGTCCATTATTCCATTTTTGGATTTTGCTTTTGAGTGTTTCAATATTCATACTTCAATTGTTTCAATTTGTTCTTTGATGTGTCCGGTGCTGCTTGGTTTGTTTTCAATCTCAAAATCTTCAACTAGAGTCTTCCCTTCAAGGAGACTCAAGTAATAAGGCCAGATGGGGGTGCTGATTGGATCTTCCAAAAGAGCATGGAAATTTTGAACATACGCCAATGCTTTGTCGGCGCTAAGATCATTTGAAACCATAACCTCCTTAATCTCTTTTAAGCCTTTTTTGGAGATATAGTTATATTTGGCACCTTCGGCTGTGGTTCCCATTTTCTCAAATCTTTTTTCCCATACATCAGGCCTTGCTGAAACCTCGTCGCCAGTAGCTGCACAATGAATTTTGTACTTCATGAATATTTAACTTCGTTTGTTTGGACGATTTGCACGATGCTTTCCTTCATGATTTTTTCTGGGAGAATCACCATGTCACCATCTTCATCGATTACTGAAAAATTGCCTTCACCAATCGCCTTGCGAAGATCGAATCTAAATTGGGCATATTTTTCTGGTTCAATTTTCTCAAGCCGAGAAACGATTACAGCACCTCCTGGCGTCGTGACTTTAATTGCGAATTCAATCATAATTGAATATCGCGGGCGGTGTGTATGTAATCAAGTGGTTACTCTGAAAAATCTTTAGCCGAATTCAAAAAGATTTGCGTAAGCTGTTCATCCATTTTAAAGCGAATGGTATTTTTCTCAATGCTTGTTAAAATGTTCCCATTTTTTGTGCGCTTAGTTGCTGCAACCCAGTCAGCGAACATTTCAATAATATCCACCAAATTCATATCATTTACACCACCAGCGAAGTGTTCTGGGTGATGCCTATTGTTCTTGTAATGGTGATCAATCGCCAGTTTTACTTTGCCTTTCAGTTGGTCGTATTCTGGGGTGCCATATTCGACTTCTTTCAACTCGCCTTGTGTTGCAGCAAATGCCTCTAACTCTGGTGAACATAGTTTTGATTTGTCGTGATCTAATGCTCTGCCACTTAATTGATTTATCAAACCATAAAGAACATTTCGGACTTGATTGATATGTTCATTGGTCTCATTGATGGTTGCCAATTCGTTTGATATTTTGTTCATATTATCGCAGATTGATCATGTAAAAGTACCAGCTGTAGACCACCAAGATAAGCAAAATTATAAATGGTGGGAGTATCGGCGGTGGGATTAAGTTGTGCCAGTGTGTTATATTCATCTCATTATTCGTTGTTGTTTAGTTCTTTCCAAGCATCCCTTACCTCTTCTCTGAATTTAGTAATGTCAGGATGATCAATAATGCCAATGCGAAATCCTGACGACGTAACATAATTAAGAACTTGGCGAACCTTGATGGGATCTTTCATATTACCTACATACCGTCGCATCGTCCTAATATTTTCTTCTGGCGTATTATTCCATGTGCCGATAAAGCTATGTCTAATTTTTTGCCACTCGGGTTGTGCGACAACTACTTTAATGTTTGCCGCTCTTACTTCTTTCGGTGTTGGATCTGATTTGCGAAATTCTTTGTGTTTGTCCCCATACATTCTGAGAGTAATCTCCATTCTTTCCTTTTGAGATAGCTTTTTCATTGCTTAATATATTAATTATCGTCTTCGACGCCGGTTTTCACAAAGGTAACATACCCATCGTACGTTTCAACCATTTTTCGTTGAACCGCTGGCAGTCGGTACAATGGATGTCGAAACCAGTAATTGATTGATCCATCAGGCATCCTCCCCAGGCTCTCTATAGGAATTGGGTTGTTGTTGTTTGCTTGTGATACGATCGCTGGTGTTGAATTTTCTTTAATTGGGGCGATTTGCTTATTTTTTCGACAGTCTGTACAAACATAGTTGGCGTACAGTTTATCGATGCTCCCGTACGATTTGATCCTAGTATTAAAAATTTCCATTGAGGTGTTCCCGCAGAGTTTGTTGCATGAAGAACATGGAATCTTGTATGGGAATTTACCTTTTTGGTGATCGGCTTTGACTTTGTCAATGTCCAACACGAATGGTTTTGCTTTTTTCGGCATGCAATAAAATACTATCGGGTGTTGCTGGTGACAACTACATTTTGTGATTTGGTGTTTGATATAATCAGTTGCGGCTTCCAACACCCGCACGTAATATATTAAATCATGGTCTCACAAATCAATAAAAACATCTTGACTGTTAAAGAGGGAACAATTGTTCATTCCGTCAACTGCATTGGTGCCGTGGGAGGGTTGGCTGGTGCAATTGGTCGCCTATGGCCTACCAATGTTCGTGTCTATAAAGAAAAAGTCAAACGAGAAGGAAGATCAAAGAGTCTTCTTGGTGATGTCTTGTGGGTGCAAGTTGCGCCTAAACTTCATATTTGCAATCTATTTGGTCAATATAATATTGGTCTGGGGTCGAGACAAACTGATTACATCGCCCTTGCTAAGGGATTCCAGCTGATCGAAAAGTCCGCCCATCGTGATATCTACATCCCATATCGGATTGGTTGTGGGCTTGGTGGTGGAGACTGGGATTATGTTCTCGAAATGATCACCAAGACATTCGGATCCAGTGGTAAGCAAGTATATATTTGCAGTATCTAATATGGCTTTTATCAAACTTGAAAATTGCTCTCAGCAAATTTTAAAGGGGATGCAGGTGTCTGCACCAGAGGGTGCATTTGTATTTGATGCGGTCACTGATGAACCAATTGAAATTACGCAAAGAACCATCTTTCATACAACTGGCAATAACCGAAAAGGCATTGGTCGTTATCGTATAAATATGACAGGTCCTGATGGTCGAAGTGTCTATTGTATGAATTATATGATGGACGACAATAAAAAGAAGTATCATGCCATTTGGCGATTAGAACAAGAACCTTACACTGCTGCTGATATATTTCGAATTTATGGGTATCAGGTTACTGATGACCATCAGCGGGCTAAGAAATATAAACTCACTGGGCGAGTGCGAGCGCACAAAATTGCGAAGGCACTTCGTGACAATAATAGACACGATGAAGCAGATCTCATGATTGACGATATGAAAGCAGCCATATCTAAGGGCAAAAGATTTATATGCCACTGGCCAAAGGATTTAGTCCATTGAATGGACTAAATAAAGGTATATGAAATATCGTGAAAATCAATTAATCTTTGAGCAATATCGTAAAGTTCTAAACGAAAGCAACGGCATGTCTGAGCAATATGAATTTGTAGTAGAGGAAATTCCTGGAATGTCTGGAGGTCCTTTCTATGTAGAGGGTACTGTCGAATACTCCTCTTATTCTGATGAAGGTGGTGGTGGCGAACCATTGAGTGTTCCTGAGTGGCAAGATGGTTCTATTGACAGGGTGTATTACTTCGATGATAGTGATAACCCACAAGAGGTAGATGTCACAGGACAAATTACTCCGGAAGTAGAAAAATTTCTACTATCTGAATTGAAGGATCAATTTGACAACGATCAAGATCTTTACTAATAGGAATAATTAAGCAATCGAAGAACCATCCTTAAGGGGGCTAGATGAGATATTTTTAGGCAATTCTCATCTAGCCCCTTGATTTTTAGATTTCTGTAGTGATAGTAACGATGAAGTCGCTAGGTTCTAAAGCATATGGATAGTATTTTGTTTGTAACTATATAAATAAGTATATGAGCAAATCCAAATTCGAAACAATACAGCGCCAGTATCTAGGAACAATCAATGAGGAGGTGGATCTCCAATCCTGTGCCGCCAATGTAGCTAGCCTTGAAACGACACTCAAGGACGCAATTGACAACACCCAATCCTCTTTGAAACAAATGATGAACCTTTATCAAGACACTGGCGACGGATCCATTGATGCCGTTTGGGAAACTTGCACCCAGATGTATAATTTGGCAATGACTACCTTTAATTCTAATAGTGAAGCCTTAAAGAATTTTGAAAAACTTTACTATAAAGAGTAGAAATAGTAAATCTCGAATATAAATAATTTTAACGTGAATACACAGACGCCAGAGATTAATTTCTTTTATACAACTCCAACAGCCAATCGAATGGCTGCGGGTGGTTGCAAGTGGCGTCTCCTCGATGCTCAGCGATCATCCGCGAGTTGAAAAAAACTTTAAAAAAGACTTGCAGGTGTAACACGCCGCAGTTATAATAAAAAAGTTAAAATAAACAACGAGGTTCACGACAAGGGAGCACCTGAAGCGCCCAAGCGATCACAGAAAGTGACATCAGTTAAAAGCTGATAGTGTATGAAGTATTTTTACAGATATCAAATGTCTTGATATCAAGGGTCCAGTAAAGCAAATGCTTGATGTTTCCTAGTGTAGTACACTGAATAACATATCTTTTTTTAGGGTTCTTTTCCTGACGGTGGACTGTAAATCCATTGCCGTGTTATGTCAGGCGGTTCGGCAGAAGGTTCAACTCCTTGAGGACCCACCAATTTCAAATGGGGGTGCATGTACTAAGGCTAGCGAGACTGATTTGCAATCAGACTGTTGTGGGTTCGATTCCCACCATCTCCACCAATTTGGATGATTAAGCAGACAAGCGTGCTGCATCTGTTTGGAAGACAGATTGATCTAGTGATCCTAGGTTGGGGTGCAAGTCCTCATTCATCCGCCACTTTCTGGTGTTGTATTTTAATCGGCAAATTGCTATCCTGTCACGATAGATGATGCGGGTTCGAATCCCGTCAGCACCGCCAATTTATGGGTAGCTAAACAGACAAGCGCGCTGTAACCGCCTTGAAAGCGGATTGATCTAGTGATCCTAGGTTGGGGTGCAAGTCCTCAGTTACCCGCCAATTAAGCATCAACTATCCACACTTTATGAGGAAATCCTCACAAGCTATCCCTTATATGGCTCTGGTCAAACATGGGCTTGTGCATGTTTGTAGATGATAACAGTGCTCACTGGAAAATAGCTAACTCTTAGTGGAGCACATTTCGGTCTTTTAGTTTAATGGTAAAACGACGCACTTGTAATGCGTTGATTCCGGTTCGACTCCGGACAGGACCTCCATTTCTTTTTACGTGCTAATGTCCCAAGGCAGGCGAGTTGGACTCCAAATCCGACTGGGTCAGTTCGATTCTGACAGCACGTGCCAATTTCGGCCTATTAGTTTAGTGGTAAAACAATTTACTCGTAATGAATAGTCCCCAGCTCAATTCTGGGATAGGCCTCCATCTTATGCGGTTGTAGCTCAATTTGGTAGAGCGCATCCTTGCCAAGGATATTGTCGCAGGTTCGAATCCTGTCAGCCGCACCAATGGGTAGTTAAGCAGACAAGCGTACTGCAACCGTCTCGAAAGCGGATTGATCTAGCGAACCTAGGTTGGGGTGCAAGTCCTCAGCTACCCGCCATTTTATATGGTCCTTTAGCATAATGGTAATGCATCGGATTTTGATTCCGACTATGATGGTTCAATTCCATCAGGGACTTCCAATTTCTTTTGGCTCGAATAGCACAATGGTGAGTGTATTTCCTTGGTATGGAAGGGATGTGGGTTCGATTCCCACTTTGAGCCCCACACGCCTCTGTAATTCAAAAGTAGAATGGTTGTTTCATAAGCAACACGGTGAAGGTGCAAGTCCTTCCGGAGGTACTAATTTATATGCCAAACACTGCAATTTTATTCACAGGAAACGTACACGGTGACACCATTGATGTTCTAATTGAACAGACCAAAAATCAGACAAATAAAATAGCATCAATATGGGAAAATGAATCACCTGAATATGTCGACAAATTAAAAAACAACAATTTTAAAATCATTTACAATAGTGTAAAACAACAAGAAATATATAAACCACAGTTTATTACTGTACATAATGGGTTGAAGTATCTTAAAGAAAACGGATATGAATATGTATTAAGGACTCGTTTTGATATACTATGTCAAGATTATGATAGATATTTAGAGATACTGGCGAAGTCGTATCGCGAAAAGCTAACAGCTATCGCTGGCATAGAGACATCTACCACTTATTTTTTAGATATTATTATAGGTGGGAAAATTGATGAGATGCTTAAATTTTTCGCATTGCAGCCAAACTATGATGTTAGGTACTATGAAAAATTTTTAATAGAAAATTACTCAAATAAAACAAATCTAACTAAAGAAGAAATAAGAAATATATTGAATTTCTCGTTAAGTGATTGTGTCAATAACAACATTGAATTCATATGGTACAGGCCAATTTCGTGGAAGTCGCAAACGATCACGTGGCCAGACATGAGAGTAATTAATGAGTATTGCAAAAATAATTTTATCTGGATGTAGTTCAGCTTGGTAGAACATTTGATTTGGGATCAAAAGGTCGTGGGTTCGAATCCCACCATCCAGACCAATTTATAAATAAACAAGTTGATAACAACACAACCACGTGTTAATATTAACTACACATTGCGGGATAGAGCAGTAGTAGCTCAACTGGCTCATAACCAGGAGGTCGGTGGTGCAAGTCCATCTCCCGCAACCAATTTCAACATATGTGCTCCTGTAGCTCAATTGGTAGAGCGGAAAGCTTATACCTTTCGTATGCCCCAGATTAGGGCGCGGTTGTCGGTTCGAATCCGGCCAGGAGTACCAATTTCAACGAAAACAAAAATGACTAAAAAAGATCGCAACAAACCCACATATGAGTGGATTGATGTAAATGCTGGTGAAGCATATTACTCTTTATATGCATATTGTTTAGACAACGCCGATCAACTAAACGGCCATCCTGGAATTCAAATCGGGTGTTATCATTACGCCATCAGCAGAAAGATGACACCAAAAAAACCATTCAAAGTACATGCTAGGAAAATGAATCAAGGGCATATATGGAGAGGCTGGGGTAGATCTTACATTAAAGTAGATCGCGACATTCAGGTAGATAACAAAAAAAGATTCTGGCCTACACACAATCAAATTTCAATAGAAGTTTAACCTGCACATGCCTCTGTAATTCAATGGTAGAATAACAGACTTTTAATCTGAAGGTTATGGGTTCGAGTCCCATCGGAGGCACCAATTTATACAGTCAACGCTCTGATATATTGCTATAGTATATAAGTAATAATTTAATTTAATTTTTAATATTCCTCAGTGGCAGACTAGCAATGCACCCGACTGTTAATCGGGATTATGAAGGAGCGTAACCTTCCTGAGGAGCCAATTTATAACTGCGATCAAAACACAAAGCAGTTGCTAATAACAACACCCGATGTGAATATATAACATGAAGAAAACTCAACGCCAATGTGCAGACGACTTAGTCAACTACATCATTCGTAAAGAACTTATTCACATCAAGTCAGAATATCTTCTTCGCATTGAAAATAGTGAATGGATGGCATGTGGCACAGAGGATAAAACCAGAATTGAAGAATTGCAACGGGACATTCAAAGTGCTCGAGAATATATTAGTGTACTGGATGAGTACATCACTAAATTTGAAAAAGTAGAAACCTCGCCATTGTTCAATTAAATGGAACAACTAATAGAACCATTCTGCTACATTGCAAATGTCAAAGTTACAGATAAAAATGGCAAACAAGGGAATAGACCGTTAATTAGATTTCAAGCACCTGACTCGGGATTAAATTTTAATACTTATTACGTTGCGTGCGCATGTGCTTCTGTATACAACATGTTCCTTGATTATATTGCCGAGAAAGATCAAATAGAATTTGAAAAACAATTCAAAGAGATATTCAATAAGCTTATCGATGAAGGTCTAATAGAAATCATGAAAGACAAACCAATTTCGGGTTGATAGCAATGATGGTTCATGCGTCTGTCTGAAGAACAGATCATCTCGGTTCGAATCCGAGTCAACCCACCACTTATGTCGCCGTCGTCTAATGGTTAGGACGGAGGATTTTCATTCCTCAAATGGGGGTTCGATTCCCCTCGGCGATACCAATTTCAATACGGAGTGTAAACCAAACAGGCGCGTTGGAACTGTTTGCTAAACAGATTGTGGTTTTGCTAAAAAGCCATCTGGTTCGAGTCCAGTGCACTCCGCCACTTTATTGTCTCGTAGCTCATCGGTAGAGCACTTCCCTGATAAGGAATAGGTAGCTGGTTCGATTCCAGTCGGGACAACCAATTTCAATAACCAATACTAAAAATGAAAAGATATCTTTTGATAGCAGGCCACGACTATTATCCTGGTGCGGGTACAAGCAATTGGGTTGATTCGTATGATTCATACGAAGAGGCTCTCAATATGGTTGAAACAATGGAAGAAAATAACTACGGTAGGTGTGGTTATACTATTGGAGATATGCCATGTGATTGGTATGAAATAGTAGATTTAAACGAATGGAGTCCTCGCAATTCAATTTCAACATATTAAATCCAATGCAAACACTTTACAAATACAGTACCAAAGGCGCACCTCTTCAGTGGAGCATTGAAGTAGAAGGTGACAAGTATCGAACGATTGAAGGGCAAGTAGGAGGCAAGCTGACTACTTCGCAATGGACTATTTGTTTCGCAAAGAATGTTGGTAAGGCAAACGCAACTACGGCAGAAGAACAAGCTCTGAAAAAGGCTGAATCTATCTATCGCAAGAAAAAGGACGCCGGATTCAGCGAGACATTGGAATCATCTGGTGCGAATTTCTTTGAACCGATGCTTGCTCATAAATGGGATCAGCACCCTCTAGCACCTGGTACACCATTGGCTCTTCAGCCCAAACTAGACGGACATAGATGCATTGCGTATCTTAAAGATGGTAAAGTATATCTCCAAAGTCGAAAGGGCAAACAGATCACTTCATGCACCCATATTGAAAATGCTCTTGAAGATTTATTCAAAGAAAATCAATCTTTTATTCTAGATGGTGAGCTTTACAATCATACCATTCCGTTTGAAAAGATTTCGGGGTTAGTTCGTCAAATTGAACACACTGCGGAATGCAAAGATATTCAATATCATGTTTATGATCTTGTTGATCTAAATAACCGACAACTAACTTTCGACGAAAGAAATTGGCAATTGGTTACAAAGCAATTACGGCTTTGTAATAATGAGCATATAAACATGGTTACTACATTGTTCGTAAATGGCAGCGATGCTATTGCGGAGTATGAAAGTGAGTGTGTGGAAGATGGATATGAAGGTATCATGATTCGTGATACTACATCTATCTATGAGAATAAAAGATCGAAAGGACTTCTGAAACTCAAACAATTCCAAGACGAAGAATTCAATATTGTCGAAATCAAAGAAGGTCAAGGTAATCGCACCGGACTAGCCACAGAAGCAGTATTGGCTCTTGAAGACGGTAGAGCTTTTTCTACTGGAGTTATTGGCAACGAAGAATATGCACGTGGCTTATTTAATGACCGCGAAAAAGTCAAAGGGATGCTAGCCACAGTAAAATACCAAGGAAAGACTGCACAGGGGATTCCTAGATTTGGTAAAATGAAAATCGTAAGATATGAAGGATTCTAAGTATGAATATATCTTTTAATCATTTCCATAAACTATTATCAGATCCAAGGTTTATAGTAAAATACAAGCATCCTGACTGTACTGATGTTCGGGAGTGTAGATTCAAACAAAACCTTCTTAAATTTTTTAAAGGCACAAACACTCTGTATGTTGATGCTGATCTGTGGTTTCTGGAAGAATACAACAAAGCAATATCTTATGACGAAGAATCGGGTTCTTTCATTCTTCGCAAGAAAGAATATGACATGGAAGAAACTGATGAATTTGAAGTAGTCGAGGGGTGGGACGGATATTGTGAAACGAGACCGATTATAAAAGTACTCGACACATGGAAACTAATTCCGATTACGTTCACATTTTACGCAAGAGCATCAACAAAAGACTTGATAGGCTAACAGCCCCGTTGTATAATTGTTTACGCGGTAGTAGCTCAATTGGTAGGGCGTCTGACTTCCACTCAGAATGTTGCAGGTTCGAGTCCTGTCTACCGCACCACATTCAACCAAATCAACCAAATCAACATAATGGATATAGACTCAATTATCACTACAATACCAAAATTGATTTATTTCACAAGCATTGGATTTTTAGTTATATTGTACTTTGCATTGATTATCAAAGCATTGGTTATCGCACTCGATGCAATCATTGATTTCTAAAATATGAGTGGAGGGCATTTTGATTACAATCAATTTCGATTGACTGACATTTCGAGGGAAATCATGTCCCTTATTAATAGCAATGAAGTTCCAAATGAATTCAGGCAGGCTCGGAAGTATCCTACTGATATTTTAGATAAGTTTGAAGTAGCAATGATTATATTAGATACTGCTGCAGATATAGTACATCATATCGATTATCTTGTTGAAGGAGATATTGGAGAAGATACATTCAGGGAACTATATAACAAAGCAATCAAGGATTTTTGTACCAAACTTGCAGAACATCAACTTACTTAACCTTAAATACTCTTATGCCCACTAACGACCAATCTCTCATCTGTGAAGCGTACGCAGATCAAATCGCATCAAATGCATCCGACTCTGAAGAATATTCGATTTTTATCGAAGCAGAACTAACTGCACCAGCGAAGACATCCAAAGCAATTCAAGCATTTGAAAACATTCTCAAACGATATGATCGAAATGGTGCAATAGCATTAACTCCCGGGGGTGTATATACACGACCTTCAGGTGACAAGACTGTAGTTGAATATGATGCATATATTAAACGAGGGCGAAGATACATCAATCCAGAAGAAGACAATTCGCGTTATCTTCCGTCATATATCGAATCAGCTATCTCTGACTTGTATGATGACCTTGAAGGTTATAACGGTACAGATGACATCGAATTGGAAGGCGAAGATGGAGATCCTCCAGAACACGTCTCAAGCTTCGAGATTCCTGGTGAGAGGGTGACTATCAGATACGTATTGAGCTACTAATTTAAATTTGGCATGGACGACTAGACGGACGCATGTCGAGGATATCCAACATCAGTTCAACTAGTGACTGCGGGAGAGAACCGCACAATTTGGATGGCGACCCGGCTAGTGAAGGGCTACGTCTGCAAAACGTTTGTTGTTGAGTGCGATTCTCAAGCCATCCTCCAATTTTAAAACATGCACACTATACATACAACCACTACAAACAATCAATCTAAACAAGAAGAGCCCCAACGCACTTCTTTGATGGTAGCTCCTACTAAATTCTATATTTGGTGTAAAAGCAAATTCAACATGGCACTAATTTTAAGCATCGGGTTCCTTTTAGTGCAGGGAGTTAATGGGCAAAATTCTTTTCGATTAAATACATTAGGTTCTGACGGGCCTGATGGTATTTGTGTGCGGAATGGAAATCAATGGGATTGCTATGGGCAACATATTAGCGCACCCGAACCAACGAACCCAGGAGTCCTGATGACAGCAGCGGGGGTAGCAGTTATGATGAAAAGAAAGAGGCATTAATTTCTTTTGATTTTTAAAAAACAAACAATAAGATGTTGATTTAACACACACCACAAAGTATAATATAAACGAAGATAACATCTTCAACAAAATCAAATTATGAAAACAAAACTACTATCACTAGTAATGGCACTCGCAACACAAATGGCATTTGCAGGCTCTCCTGTAACACCTCCAACCCCTGCTACACCAGAAGTTGGATCCACAGGATGGGTTTCAAAGGCATTCACAACTGTGGTCCTTGACAATGGTGATGAAACAGTCGGTGGAGGTTTGAGTCTTGAAGCTCCAGTTGTAGGCGATCTGAAAGCAGAACTTACTGTTGGTGTAGCAGATGACCTTTATACCGTAGGTGGTAATCTTCTCTATTACGTCCCCGTAGGAGAGAAGCTTTCTGTATATGGCTTGGCGGGCGGTGCTTATGAATTCGATACAGATCAATGGACCGTACGAACCGGTGGCGGTCTAAGTTATAGTCTTACTAATACCCTCAATCTGTTTGCAGATGCAACCTACAATTTCCTTGTAGAGAATGATGCCAAGGATGGCGTCGTTGCAATTCGAGCAGGTGTTGGGTTTAAGTTCTGATTATACTGATCTGAATAGGCGAACGCCACCTGGTAAAGTGCGTGACAGCCGGAGAGACGGCCTCGTTAATTTGGGTGGTTCGTATAACGGATAGTACGCAACGCTACGGACGTTGAGACAGGGGTTCGATTCCTCTACTGCCCACCATATGCCCAGTTCGTTCAACGGATAGGACAGCGGTCTTCTAAACCGCGAATAGAGGTTCGATTCCTCTACTGGGTACCATTTTCCATATAGCCACGTGATGTAATTGGTAAACGTGACGGTCTCAAAAACTGTTTTCTATGGGTTCGAGTCCCATCGTGGCTACCATGCCCTGTGTAGCATATTTAGTTAATGTCTTCGCCTGTGAAGCGAACGAAGATGGTGCAATTCCATCCCAGGGAACCAATTCGCGAATAGTTAATGGTATCGTTCGAAAGATACTAAAGACTAACTGAGACCCCCATTTCGAAGTTTATAGGTTGAACACCGCAGTTAATCGGTGCGGGAGGTGTGTTCGAGTGCACACGATGGATCAGGTCTCGACAATTTACATATGCCCGCATAGCCCAATCGGTAGAGGCACTTGACTTAGGATCAAGAGGTTGGGGGTTCGAATCCCTCTGCGGGTACTTTTTATGGGAGTGTTAGCGTAGCGGCCGAACGCACCAGTTTTACACACTGGCAATCATCACAGGTTCGAATCCTGTCGCTCCTACCATTTCATGGCTATATGACGTAATTGGTAAACGTATTGCATTGAGGATGCAAGTTTTGCAGGTTCGAGTCCTGTTATAGCCACCATTTTACTTCATACACTTATATCCTTCTATTTGTGGCATAAGTATTTTACATGCCATTTATACCAGCAAGCAGACCTCAAATCACGAAGGAAGAGCTACTAAGCCAAGTAGCTGCAAAGTATCCAGACTTCAAACCAGGAGATAATCTGTGGTTTTGCGGAGTTCGAGGTTACTATAAGAAGACTATGGGTAATCCATTATCAAACGATCGAGGAATCTATGATGATGCTATTTTCATCATTTCTCCTAATGTATTTGCTTCATACAACGCAAATACTGACCCATCAGTCTATCGCAAGCAAACACGCACACGTAAAGGGATTGCTGTGCTGCAACCAGGGGTGTGGCCTGTATATGCCTTTGATACACACAATGGAAGTAGACCACATCCAGCGATCTGCCAACGCAGGGGTGAGGTAACAGTTAAAAGAGATGGTGGTGTATTGGACACTGGATGGTTTGGAATCAACATTCATAGGGGAGGTATTAATGGAACGTCATCCGAAGGATGTCAAACATTTCCACCTAGCCAATGGACTGCGTTCTATAATGCGGCCAAAACAGAAGCGATCCGCTTATATGGACAAGACTTTGCAAAAGAAACATTTACGTATGTGCTGATTGAGAATTGAGTTGATTGCGTACACGCCAGCGGCGATATTAAAACATGCAAATCATCGACGACCTCAAATCAGAAATCAAATCCTACAACGTTCGGCCATTCAGTGCGGCAGATCTTAATTGCAGCAAAGATGGCGTTTACATCCACGACAATAAGATCAATACGACACAGTTCAACGATCTCATGGATGTGATTGGCCTTCGAGCTCGCCTTACTAATGGTGTGCTCAAGGAACCAGATCAAAATTGGAAGCCGTTGCAAGAGGCTCTGCAGACCATCGATCGCAACAAGCGGTTTGGTTATATTGCGGACAAGAAAGAGAATATTACCTGTGTGATCAAAGACGGACCATCTGAAGCGACCCAGCTAGACTACGATGATCGTATTGATGATTTGGTGAATAGCATCATCGCCTCTGAAAATAGCATTAGCCGTGCCTATTTCAGTCCAGAGAATGCAACCTTCTTCATTGACACTACTGGATCTGATGAAATCAATTGTGGTGATGGTGATCTTTGGAAATTTGGTGTGACTACTCAGATCGGTCTCGTATCACAGAAATATTCAAATTATTTCCTCCGTTTGCTGTGCACGAATGGGATGACAACTCGTGAGAATCTTGTTTACCGCCAAGCCCATAAAACAAAGAATGTTGGGCGTCAGTTCCTTAACTTCATCAAAGAAAACAATGCATCTTCTTTGATTGCCCCGCGGGTAGAAAAGATGAAGAACCATCGTGCATCATTCTACGAAATGGAAGCAGTTGCTGATGTATTGACTACAGACCAACAAGATGTCCTGATGCCTGATTGGTATCTCGATACTATCATCGAACATAAGAATCGTGGTATCGATCTTAGCGAAATGCCAGCAAAGCAACAGCGTTTGGTTTATACGAAAGTCAATAACTACGATGTCTTCAATTTGGCTACGGCTCTCTCGAGCCATCACCGAGATGAAATTGGCACCAATACCGCGTTGGGTCTTAATAAGGTTGCTGGCGAAATGTTCATCAACGGACCACAACTCCTGCACAATGTGATCAATATTTACGATAATTGATATGGCGAGCCAAATAGTTATCAATACCTTAAATAAGTATTGATAATAAAATGGATACAGAAAAAACTATTGTTGATCGATTCGCCGAAGGCGGTTGGATTGTTTCTCTCATAGGAGCCGGTGGTATGCTGGCTAGAATCTTACACAGCAATGCAAAGTATAGCATCGGTTCTTATGTGAGAAAAATCCTTGCCGCTGGAATTTCAAGTAGCATTTCATGGTTCATACTCGAGCAATCAGATTTCAGTAGCTTTACTAAAGCATTAATTTACGGCATAGTTGGGGTTGTAAGCCCCGAGGTAATTGAAGGAGTGATTTTGATTTTCAAAAAATTCTTCGAAAAGCCCCAATTAATCATTGATTTCATTTTGAGACGTTAGTAATATAACATATGAGCAAATTTCAAGCAGGCAAAGGACCAAAGCGACGTAAAGGAGAAAATCCTAAAAAGTTTAGCAACGGCTGGGATTTGATTAATTGGTCTTCAAAAAATAAAAAAGACATGAATGAACCAGGAGGCAGCGTCAAACCATGACGTTGTTGTTGGGTTCTAATGGTTATGTTGGAAGTGCTTTTGCCCGTTATTTGAGTGATTTAACCCCAGAGCTCAAAACCTATTCAGCCAGACATCCTATAGTCAAAGAAGAGTTTAGAAAATATCTTCTTGAAAATGGCATAGAAAGAGTGATTAACTGCGCAGCGTACACTGGATCTCCAAACATCGCTGCTTGTGAATTGCCTGATGCAAAAACAGAATGCATCGAAGCTAATGCATTCATGCCTCTAAGAATAGCTGAAATATGTGATAGTCTCAATGTCAAATTCGGGCATGTTTCTACGGGATGCATATACAGCGATCCTCGGTGTGATATCGGTGAATCACCTACGAAATTATACAACGAAAGAGACGAACCTAACTTTTGTTTTGATGATGCTAACTCGTCTTGGTATAGTGGAACAAAGGCTCTTGGTGAAAAATTGCTCAAAAATACAGATGCGCTGATATGGAGAATGAGGCTCCCATTTAATTCAGTACCGCATCCAAAAAACGTTATCAGCAAATTCATCCTCTTTAAAAAATTAATCAATACAACGAATTCTTATACTGATTTATACGAGTTCGTGCGTGCAGCTTACAAGACATTCAGCTTGCAAACGAGCCGTAAAACATTCAATTTAACACAACCGGGTTACATCACAACGAAACAAATTATAGACATATTGACTTCTGCTATGGGAGATAAAATTCCCAAAAAGCAATATATGACATTGGAAGAATATAAAAAGATGGACCCAATTCCAAGAGCAAATTGTGCGTTAGATAGTCAATGCGCTCTCGATCATGGTATATCTTTGACACCAATTAGAACATCAATCCTGCAAACTGCACTTTTGATGAATATTAGCGAAAATGCACATGCTACAGGTAAGTAGATTCATGGAAGAACTACTTAAACCGCTAATCAACAATCAATATTTCCAAGTATTTTCGGCATTGGTGACATTTGCTTCTGCGCTTGCTGCCATCATTCCAACACCAAAAGAAGGAACTGGTCTTGCCAAAATATACAAAGTAATTGATTTTCTTGCACTTAACATTCTACACGCCAAAGAAACTGGTAAAGAAAAGTGATAGAGATCATCAAAAGACTTCTGGATGCGACTATTCTATTTTTAGAATGGAAGGGCAAGTATTATTACTATGAAATCCATTCTAAATCTAGAGAGAAGCAAAAAGAATATGCCGATCAAATCGAAATGCTTCGGGGTCAAAAAACAACCGACTCATCGGATATGGCAGATTTAATATATTCCTATCTCCTATCGGAGCAAAGGTTCATGACAGATATGAGTGAATACTTTACGCCAAAAAAGAATGAAAACAAAGATAATCCTAATAGCACTGGCAATACAACTACTGGCGTGTAAACACTCGCAGCAGGAAAGCATGCCATCGGTAACACCTCTTAAAATTTACCAACCATCGATTCTGACACCGATCAAAGGCACTCAGATCCCAACCACAGAAGGAATCTACGAAGTTCAGACAGAAGGAGAGGTGTGGCATTCAGACAAAAGATACAGATTGATAGAGAGACGAAACTACACCAAATAAGAACAAAAGGACTTCCATCTTGTTGTAAATAATTTTATATGTCCTCATTTTCATTTGGTTATTACGACTTTCTAGGGTATGGTTTAGTTGCCATCATTATTATAGCTTTTGCAGCAGCAATGTCAAGATTCAAAGATAACGTCCTTAATAAATTACATCACTTTGAAACAGAATTAAAAAACAACCAATCAAATAGAATATATGACATTTCATACTGATTTTATCAGGCAATTATCCGATGACGAGCATTGCCTACTTTTGGCAATTATCAATAACAACAAGCCCGTTCATTATCACCTCCAGCATTCTATTGCAGAAGTTGTTATGGGAAAATTGGCAAAGGTGCCAGTTAATGCAGATGGTGAGGAAATTAAAAAATCTATTGTTGAAAAATATGATCGCTTCGTTGATAATAAAGATCAACAAACCTAGATATATAAATGAGAAATCACGTTTTAGTAGACCTCGAAACGCTATCAACACAACACAACGCAGCGATTATTTCTATAGGTGCTGTTAGATTTGATAGCAATGGAATGTATGATACATTCTATACCAATGTCGATCCTTTGGATTCGGTTCAGAAAGGGGCTACTACTGAAGTGAATACAATGAACTGGTGGAAAAAACAACCAGAAAATATACAAAAAGCGCTGCTTGTTGATCCAGTCACACTAGACATCGCAACTACCAAATTCGAGGAGTGGTTTCGAAAAGTGCCAAATAGTTATATCTGGGGACACGGCCCTTCATTTGATTGCTCGATTCTCGAAGATAGCTTTAAGCTTTGTGGCAAAAGATCACCGTGGCCATATAATAAAGAGAGATGTGTAAGAACCATTCTTCAATTTGATCCTGACAACAAATTCCGAAAAGAAAGATCAGAAAAACATCCACTGCACCACGCACTCTTTGACGCGGTTTATGAAGCGACTCATCTTTTGGCCGTCTTGAATCATTTGAATCTCAAACTGCCATGAATGATGATTTCCAATTTGATTCAGACATTAAGTCAATATTTAGAGAGGATATAACAAATTATCTTGTTTTCTATCTCTTCAAAAAATATCTGTCTATGTTTAGTACCAAAGACATACCAGAAATCGCCGACGCCCTGGCAAAGTCGTGGGCACAAGGATTAATTGATTCTGGTCTTTTGGATAACGAGGAGAGTGAAGACGTTACAAACATTGAACTTAATATAATCAATGACTATATGCTAAAAGAGGTTCAAAATGCAGTCCAGATTATTTACAAGATAAGTGCAGACGCACAAGCAGAACGAGCTCTAATAGATCAGTACGCGGCAAAAAAAGATGTCGATGTAATGCCATTTTAATTCAATACATTTCTTGATTTTGCATACACACAATATCATATTATCGATATGAGTGTAAAGAAATCATCGAATGATTCAAATGTATTATTTCTCGTTCAATTGTCTGGCGACGACGAAGCATTTGATGTCAAAATTTGCAAAGACACAACTATCGAAGAGTGTGCAGTTGCCATCGCATACCTGATTAAGACTGTGGTATCTATGACGGATAATCCCATCGACAGCGAAAAAGCAGAGATGATCCTGTTTGATAAAATCCAGGAAATCATTCTCGAAGATGAGACGATTTCGGTCGATATTGAAGACGAAGATTAATATAAAAATAAATAAACGAATAGTATAGATTCAGCCATTATAAGAATCTAAATACTAAAACGTATGCTCGATAAACATTACATGAAAGACATTTTAGTCAAAAAACGGACAGGAGATACAGAAATTTTCGATGCAGAAAAGGCCAATAGAATGGTCTACCATGCAACAAAAGGCGTAGCAGGAGCATCAGCAATTGATATTCTTATGAATGCCAAGATTAACTTCTACGATGGCATCACCTCAGCGGAAATTCAAGACTCATTGGTTAAGTCAGCAGAAGATCTTATTTCTTTAGAAAATCCAAATTATTCAATTGTAGCCGCACGGCTTTTGGTATATGGCCTTCGTAAAGAAGTGTGGGGTGGTAATACACCACCAAGACTATATGACCACATCAAGAAATGTGTAGACCTCGGAGTCTATACAGATGAGCTAATTAACAAGTTCAGTGAAGAAGAGATCAATAAGATTGGCAGTTATATTGACCACGAAAGAGACGAGACTATGTTCGATTTTGCTGGCATGAAGCATCTCGTGCGCACTGGCTTAGTTCAAGATCGAGTCAATCATAAAGTATATGAGACTCCTCAATTTGCGTTCATGTGTATTGGTATGTCTCACTATGCAAATTATGAATCCAAGAAACGGATTCAATATATCCGCCAATTCTATGACGATGTATCTGAGCGTCGTTTGAATATACCAACACCAATGCTTACAAGATGGAGAACCCCCGTTAAGACAGGTGCATCTTGTTGCTTGATTCAAGTCGATGATACGGCAGACTCGATCTTTTCGTCTGCGCATATTATGGCGAGGGCTACCAGTTATGGATATGGCATTGGATTAGATTTCGGCAAGATTCGTGGTGTTGGGTCTCCTGTTAAGAATGGCGAGACTATTCATGGTGGGGTTATTCCATATCTCAAAGTGTTCCAAGATGCGATCAAGTCTCAGCAACAAGGTGGTGCTAGACGTGGTGCCGGTACAGCCAATGCACCTATTTTCCATTGGGAGATTGAATCTATTCTCCAATTGCGAAATGTTGGTGGTACCGAATATAATCGTGTAAGACATCTTGACTATGTAATTGGTATTTCTAAAATCTTCTATGAACGCTGGAATGAAGGCGGAAACATTACTCTATTCTCGAATCATGAGGTTCCTGAATTATTTGATTCGTTTGGTATGCCTGAATTTGACGAGCTTTATCTCAAGGCAGAAGCAAACCCAGAGATTAAATTTAAAAAGTCTATTCCTGCAGATGATATCTTTGATTCTTTGATCAAAGAAAGAATCGAAACGAACAGAATTTATATTCTTAATATCGATCTTGCTAATGATTTTTCTCCATGGACTGAGCGTGTCAACATGACGAATCTTTGTGTAGAAATCCTACAACCAACGAAACCATGTCAATCCCTAGATGATCCTAATGGTGAAATTGGTACGTGTTTGCTTGCGGCGGTCAATATGCTCAATATCAGATCGGCAAATGAACACCGTGAGGTATGCCATCAGGCCGTACGCATGCTAGATGATATGGTAGATCGCCAATTATACTTTGCACCTGCTGCCGAAAGATTCACTAAGAATAAAAGATCGCTTGGTATTGGCATTACTAATCTAGCAGGATGGTTAGCGACACAAGGCTTGAATCATGATTCACCAGAAGCACCTAATGCTATCGATGAGTTCATGGAACGCCAGCAATATTACCTAATGGAGGCATCTTGGTTGCTTGCCAAAGAAAAGGGACCAGCGCCTGACTGGTCTAAATCCAAATACGCTCAAGGATATTCCAAGCTTGATCTATACAAGAAGGATGTGGATGAATTTATTACCAGAAAGCCTTCAATGGACTGGGATGCCCTGATGTCAAATATTCGTCGTGACGGCATGAGAAACATGACGGTCTCCTCACAGATGCCGTGCGAAAAGTGCCTAAAATGGGATACCAAAGTCTTTGTTGATGGCAAACCTATGAACTTCCATGAAATTTGCGAACAACTTGGGTTTTCGTGGAAGAATATTGAAATGCATGATATGAAAGGCTGGCATGAGTCTGATAAAACTATTACACTCGAAACAAAAGACGGGCCGGTTGAGACGAATAGAATTTATTACAATGGCACTAGCGAAGTATTTGATATTGAGCTTGAAAATGGTGATATTATCAAAGCGACTAAAGATCATAGATTCCTGACCAAGGATGGGTGGAAGACAGTGGAAGAACTTTCAGTTGACGAAGAAATTATGGAAATCGAATAATCTACCCAATTTAGTTGCCATAATGCGATAAGTAAAATCTATACGCATTATGGCAACTAAACGTTCTAATCTAAAGAGTAGTATTATCGATTTTTTAAATGCATTTTCATCGAATATAAATGCCAAAAAAGATGTAGATGAATTATATGGCGAGGGATTTCAAGGCAAAACTATAAAAGTTTTCGCAATGGCGATAAAAGACAAATGGTCAAAAGATGGATTTTACAAATGGAATACCCGAGTCAAATATTGTCTTCAAAACAAAATTCCGGTTATGTATGATCCACTCACAGCATCTCTCAAATTCGGTATTACATTAATTGAAGCGGAATTAAAAATAGCCAATTTAAAATCTCAAAAGACTACATCTTTAGAAGGGTTTTGTGCGAGACACGGCAAAGAAAAAGGCGAAGCATTATTTAAAAAATTTCAGTTGTCAAGCAAGAAATCCTCAGTTAATATATTGAATGAGTATAAACAAAAATATCCACATACATGGAAATGTGAATATAGTAATTACATGCGCCGCAAATCCAAATGGTGCAAAGAGTATTATTTGTCAAGACAAGATTGCACCGAAGAGGAAGCTAGTAAATTAGCACGAGAATACTATTTTCAAAAGTGTGGGCTACTGAGCTCTGTATATTACGACAAAGGGTATACGGATGAGGATATTGATATTATTTTGGAAAAAATAAATGCCAAACGTATATTCAACAACACAAGAAACCCAACCAATCTCCAACGCATATTTGGTGATGAATGGCTTGCACATCATCAAGAGATTAATAATAAGTTAAGAGAGACAATGGAAAAAAAAGGTGTGTGGCTAACTCTTGACAAATTAGATGACTGGAAGAAATACAAAATGGAAGTAGGATTTTGGACATCCCAATCAATCAATGATAATGAAGTACTTTTTGAAAAAAGAAGCAAGGAATATCATGTAGACCATCGATATTCACAGAAGCAAGGATATATAAACGACATATCACCGAGAGTGATTGGGTCTGTTGTCAATTTAGAAATTTTAGAGAGATCAAAAAATTGTTCAAAACAAAGCAAGTCAAGCATCAGTATTGACGAATTGTATAAAATATATAACGAATATGAAAATCAACAGAATAACAAAATCTAACGAAATTTGTCCAACGTACGACGTAGAATCTCCAAATGTCCATTCTTATGTAATCGACTCGGGAAAAAGCAAGATTATATCGCACAATAGTTCTTTAACCCAGAATTCGACTAATGGTATGGAACCAATTGTCAGTCTCTTCCAATTCAAAGATGATCGTCAAGGAAGTGCGGCATGGATTGCACCAGGTGCAAAGAAATACGGTAAGTATTATAAATCGGCGTATGATTGTACAAATGAAGGAATTATCAAATGTGCTGCAGCTATTACGAAATGGCTGTGCATGGCCGCTAGTACCAATCATTACTACAACTACGGCAATTATGAGAATAATAAACTTGAAACTACAGACGTTGCGTATGATATTCTTTTATCATACAAATACGGTCTGAAGACTCTTTATTATGCGAAGAACAAACAAATAGTCTCAGCAGACACAAGTCTTGCTGCGGAAGAAGTCTCAGAAAATGATACATCAGAAAAAGCCGAGTCTTCGGACGATTCTGGATGTGCTACCGGATTTTGCTCACTATGAAAAGCGTATACAACAAATCTAATATTCCACCACATGAACGTAAAATGTTCTTAGGACCTGAACTCAACCTACAACGGTTCGATGTTTTCAAGTATAAGAAATTTTATGATTTATATCAAGATCAAAAGTCTGCATTCTGGAATCCAGAGGAGATTGATTTTTCTGGCGAAGCGTCGAAAATTGACACAATGAGTGCTACAGAGAAATGGATCTTTGAGAATAATCTAATGTGGCAAACGGCAACAGACTCAGTGCTGAGCAGAGGCATTAATGAAATTACCAAATACATTACGCTACCTGAATTGGAAGCAGCCTGTTCGTATTGGCAATTCTGTGAAGTTCTTCATAGTGAATCTTATACGCATGCGCTTAAAGGCCTTACCAAGAAGCCAGAGGAATTTTTTGACTCAATCGTAGTCAATGAAGAAATCAATAAGAGATCTGTCGAAGTAACTAAAGCATTTGATGATCTTTTAGGCACCAAAGATTCGGATAGAAATGTTCAAGAGCAAATCTTTAAGACTGTTTTGTCAACGCAGATTGCAGAAGGACTTAATTTTCATGTATCGTTCCTGTTCTCCTTCTGGTTTGGCAAACAAGGAAAGGCACCTCAAATGGCGAAAATTATTCGCCTGATCAATAAAGATGAATCGCTTCACGTTGCAATTACGCAAAACATCATCAAGCTTTGGAAGACCAATCCAGATGAAGGTTTCCAAGACCTAGTAGAAAAGAATACTGACTTGGTTTATGAGATGTATAAAACGGCAGTTCAATGTGAAAAGGATTGGGCTAGCTATTTGTTCTCAAAGGGCAGTTTGATTGGATTCAATGAGGAGAATGTACACCAATATATCGAATGGTTGGCGAATAACCGACTTTCGAGTTTGGGCTATGAAAAGATTTTTGCTAGCAAGAAAAATCCAATCGGTTCTTGGTTAGTCGAATATCTCGACCCAACTCTATCACAATCAGCTCCACAGGAACAAAATCTTACTACATACCAAATCGGTAGTCGGAATAGTACTATTGATAAGTCCCGTTTAAAGAAAATCGCCCTGTAATGAAATCTCCAAAATACTATCTTTCAATCCGAAAAGACAATAAAAAGACAATATATAGCTACGTTCGCAAAAAAGAAAAAGGCAATATGTTAGTTTTCGTTGAGGATAATAAAAAAGAATTCGAAATTAATGGAGATGACTTAAAAAATTCATTGCTGTGTGATAAAAATTACGATCTTTCTTTAGACCGCAATACTTTAAAATGACACATGATCAAGCCGCCTCCAAAGGTACTAAACATATCAAGAAAGGTAGCCGAAAAGTGGAGCCTGAATGTTATTAATTATTCATGGATATCTATCCAAGATGCTACACTTGATACAATTACCGCAAACAATATATTGGATCAGTATCCTAAACTGTCTGTGGTGCTAAAAGAAGACTCTCATGAACTGCAATGTGTTGATGCAATTATCAATTTTATTGCAAATGCAAAGAAAAATATTATTATCGACTGCCATAGTGGCGAGTATAATTCATGCGCGATTGCAAAGTTCTGCGAAGAGTGTTTAGGATATCAATGGCTATCTTATTTGTATAAACCACATTCAAGAACCAAATACGAACACGCAGGCCAGTCTATCGCAAACCCAAATGAAAGATTCTATGAAATGCTAGTATCTCACTATAAAGTGAAATACGACAAATAATACAGAACGATAACTATAGGATGGCACGATAACTTTAGCTAGGTTATCGTGCCATCATTGCGTTATTATACAGCTCCTAGCTTGCGTGCTATGAGTTTAAGGATTGCAGAACGAACAATATCATCCTCAGTAAATTTGAACGAATAAATACCGTTTTCGATACATTCAACATCAGCAAAAGCCTTTGTAGCACGTGTAAATCCAGAACGCTCGCCGATGTCGGCTTGCTTGGCATCTCCAATAACAACATATTGAGTGTTGTTACCAAATCGTGTTAAACAACTGGTCAATTCTTTGAAGTCAAGATTCTGAGCTTCGTCAATAATGACAAAGCTATCGTGGAATGTCATGCCTCTTACAAAGTTAACAGGAACACACTCGATTCTATTGTCTTCCATTAAATTTGCGATAGTAGTGCGATCAATTAGCTCTGATAATTTTTCCATTAACGGAATTGACCATGGTTTGAATTTTTCATCCAATTCACCAGGCAATGATCCAATACTTTTCGCTGCGGATTCTGCTATGCTTCGAATATATACAATTTTTTCGAAGTGTCTCTGTGATAGGTGCTTTAGTCCTGCAAGAACAGATAGATATGTTTTACCTGATCCAGCGGGGCCATCTACCATGACCATTTTTGTGTCTACATCGTCTAATAGCTGTAAAAATCTTTTGTGTGTTTCGTTGAAATCAAATTTGCAATAGATTTTAAAATTTAGACCGTCAATTTCCCTGCCAAAATATACTCTGGCAAGCTCATCAGTTTCTTCGGGGTGCCGAAGTCGCTTTTTCTTGGACATGTAAAATTACTTACACGTATTATCCAAATCTTTATCTGTGATGATAATAAATTTCATGCCGTACTTGTTTGCAAAGCCTTTTGCTGCTTCCCATTTGGCATTGTTTACCACCCATGTTGCATGCTCATGAATGATAGTTGATTCTTTTTTCTTTTTAGTAATAGTAGGCTGAATGGTTTGCTTATAAGGCTTGATTTCAATGAGGTATTTGCAGATCTTATCGCGTTCGCGGACTTTAACGTACATATCGACGATATAACGATGAACTGCATTATCAATAGGAGAAACGTACGGGACTATCACATTCTCAGAGCCCCATTCAATGACATTGGCGTTCTTATCACACCAGATCATAAATTTTCTTTCCAGAAAACTACGGTAGATAATATTACCAGAGTTTGTGCACTTCGCCCTGTTAAGTGGTTTATATACTCCTTGTTTGAATTGTGCGTATTTTTTCATCAGTTCTCCAAACGAGACTGGAAGTCATCCTCTATCTGCTGCTTAGTTACATATGTATGGAATTTTGAATTCTGGTAAAACTTAGCATCCGTTTCTGTTCTAATAAGGAGCTTTCGGTAAAATTGCAACATTTCTTCCATTGGCTCATCCACCCAAGGCAATTGGTCTTTTTCGTATTGGATCAGTAAGGTGTTGATAATATTCATCAATACGTATACTGGTTCGAATTTTCGGAAAAAGACATCATACATTTGCTTTTGCAAATCGACTTCCGATATCTTAAACGGCTGTTGGCTTTTGTCTACAAATTGGCCATCATCATAATCTCCTATCCATTCGTATGCGTCTAGATTAAAGCCTCCCTCTATTTCAATCTTTCGATATAATGAGCCGGGTGGCAAATTTTCACTACCAATAGAAAAGCATACAAATTTTTTATTTGTTTTATTGAAAAGGGCGTATAAGTTATTATCCATAATCTTTATTCGGCTATAACTAATGAATATCTTTCATAATTGCAAGTGGGTACAAAGTGCACGGCGTCGTATTCAAATTCGATTTTTGCACCCGCTTCGTCGTCTATGCGGTGCAAACGATCGTCCTCAAAGACGTAGAATCCGTTACTTTGACTTGTGGTAAGGCATACGAGATGCAATTTTTTAATTGCATACTTGTCTTGGTGTGGTGCAATATAATCGCCCGGCATGTAACGTTGAATTTGAATAAACTGATAGAAGTCCTTCAGGTCTTCATCCCATCCGCCCCCTGAAAAGATTAAATTAACTAATTCTTTTGGCATGTCTTCACTTAGAAGACTAGAGAATCGTGAGCTATGGCCATAGGTATCTCCGTGAGAAAGATGACCTTCTCTTGGTCTAAAAAGTTCTGCTATATGCGGTTGTTGGACATATGCCACGATGGCGTCTGCGTTACGTTGAAATTTTGGAATAGTAAGAGGCATTAGAGTTCTAGTATATGTTGTAATGTATTATCACCAAGCATGATGTCTTTGGTCGAGTTATAATAGTGTTCAGGTACATTATATCTATTCAGATAAAGAGGATTATCAATTTTATTGTTTGCCACAGATCCACTAATAACAGATTCCGATACATCCGTAAATTCCTTAATGTATTTGGATGGATCTTTAACGTATCTCGCTACATCAAATTGAAGAGCAAACGACAAATCAAAAACACCAGTTCTGCTTGCTTGTTCGAATTGAGATTTCCAACTTCTTACATGCGAATCATTCGTCAAAATAAACCGATTAATATCCTGAAGAGACAAAGATGCACTTTGCATTGATTCAATGGTCTTGTATAGAATATAATCATAAATGCTATATTTCAAATAAATCAATGTATATCGAAAATCTCCAGGAGGCAACTTTGAAAACACAGGCAACATATTGAGAGGATATGCTGGTAGATATACTGCTGTATGCGGAGATGCTTTGATTCTCTCTTTGATATTGATAACAGTACCAACATCTAATGATTCTGCCGGAGTACCAATAATATTAGTAGAACTAGCCACATTGCTTAGTGATCCAAATATGTTTAATATTCGGTCGGACATGTAAGTTGGTAATCCGAAAAATATATATTTCATAATTCTGTTGCCTCCTGAATATATTTTAGGGTGTCTGTGTAATATGACTGCGAATATAATCGCGAAACCACCGCACGACACCTATAAGCGAATCGAATCAGGTTATTATAATTTTTCTCAACAACGCCAAACAATCCTGCGTAACATTCTTCACAAGGCACAAAATTTTCAGGACCATCCATATTCTTGGTCTTGAAAAACAAGCTATTGTCGTCAGTCAAAAATTGCATACTGCCTCCAGAAGGGGATGATAAAATCGGCACAGAAAACATAGCGGCTTCTGCTAGATACCTACCAGAATAATTAGTACGATGATTAGAACAAATTAAATGACTATTTTGTAACAGTCCATAATATTCCTCTGTCGGAAGCTTGCCAATATATCTAATATTAGCAATTGGCATAGTTTTTACAATATTAGGATGCGGATCGTAATTGAATTTAAATGTGACTGTATATTTTTGAGATAAGCCTGATTTTAAAATATATTTAATCAGCGCCAAAGTGTCGCTAGTGTCGTAATATTCTTCCTTTTGGAATAAAAACGTAATATTAAAGGTGTGCTTAGAGTCGATATAAGACGAATTATAATTTTTTTGAAATACTGTGGGGTCAAAAGGTTTTATGAGCGTGAAAGAATTGGGATAGTCGGATTCCCAATAGCTAGATGGTATGACATGAATATTTTTTTCTTTTAAATATTCTTCATATTGTACGATATCCATGATGCTATTTAGAACAGCAGGTATACATATTCAAATCAAAATTCTTTTCCAATTTTAGTTACAATTTACCTATTATTCTTCTACACCATCCTTTTGATTTTGAATGAGGATGAACAGCCCAATATGCGGGTTTTGTGTCTGTTGAAAATTCGCGCCATATTTTACAATACCCGTCGGGATCTCTTCGCATTAATGCGATTTCATCTATATTGGCATCGCTGCGATAAAGGACGTCGTTATTTGTGCTGTGGAATGTAATCGACCAAAAATCATAATCGTCTTCGGCGAACTGACTGCAACTAATATCAATACAATGCTTAAAAATCGATTTAAAGCTATCGAGCCATAATTTCTCACTGATATACTCAGTTGGGTCTGGTGGATTATGTTTTTCTAAAGTATGCTTCTGTACAGATCTTTTTTCAAAAAGAATACCTGCATATTTTTCATAATCTCTCAGAGTTCTTGATTTGCCAAATCCGTATACACCATCATGACCTTCTTGCGTGATGCCGTCTATACCAAACAGTTTGCGATTGGTGGCATGTGATTTAATATTCTTTTCGGCCCATTTTTTATCATCGTCCCAATGCTTTGTTCTTTCTTTTCTCGTATATTCGTGCCATATCAATACCCGATGTGGGTGAAACAAATCATACCCGTGAGTATACGCCCTTGCTGCTATTGAAATTTCTTCTCCGTGAAAATAGTAATCGGGGTTATGTTGTACTACCTTTGCAAATTCGCCAGACGTGAAGCAAAAATGAGCGGAGTAAAATCTTGCGGGGACTGGTTCTTTTAGTTTTTCCCAATCAGGCATCACCTCCGGCACGAAGAATACAACACCTTCTGGGGAAAATCTGTCAAATGACATTCGCCAAGGCACACGCACTCTTCCCTCAGGGTCATTGGCGGGATTAAATGATGACGCATATGCGGTTAATAGAGGTTTTTTATATCCTCTTTTCTTTAAATCTTCTATCATTTCTATCATTTCGAAATCCCAATTCTTTTCAAACCGCATATGAGAATCAATTTGCAAAGTATATTCTTCCGAATCATAAAGTTGCTGTACTGAATTGCGCGCCCAGCACACACCCTTTGATTGTTCATATGGAATATCTATAATTTTAAAGCGAGTATCGTTTTTATACTCACTCAAATCATCGAATTTGTCCGCAGGATGATATTGCCGTGCGATTGCAAATACTAAATTTTCAGGAAATTTTGAATTGTCGATACACGATTTAAGGGTATGGCGCAATTGAGGGTCTCTATACGACGCTATCTGAATAAAAATGCGACTAGACATGATAGTATATTAAATTATATTCAATATATTCTATTTCACTCTAAATTATTCTGCTGAGTTACACGGGCGTCGGGGTAGGTGTCGGCGACGGTGATGTAGTTACTTCTACTGATGTGTATCCGCCAGGACCAACCTCATTTACTGCGCGGACGTAAATCGTGTATACACCATAGCTTCCTACATCAATAAGTAGAGGAGGTTCAGTCTCCACTGCATCTGTCCAAATTGTATAAGGATCAAGTGGATCACTTAGTGTGTATTGGTATATTGTGATCGGCGATCCGCCATCATATGGTACTGTGAAGTAAAGTGCAGCTAAAGTATTGCTAGTATCGTATGTTATTGACGGTATCGTCGTTGGGATTGTAGGCACAATTGGTACAATTGGTACAACTGGCGTGGCTGTTGGTGTGGCGGTTGGCGTAATCAAGACATCATTGCAATACGAGTTATATGTTGCGCTATCGATGATAGTAGTATTTCCTGTTGTCAGGGTTATGATGGTAGCGATATCTGAGCGCAATCCATATGTAACGGCGTAATATTCACCGTTATAAATAAGATACTGACCGCTGTATACAAATCCATCTGCTGCATCTACCCCGTATTTGATAGTAGAGCCGCACATTTGCATAACTAAAATTTCACCACAATCACCAAATCCAACACTAGCATTGGTTATAGTTGCTGGATATAATGTAACCGGACCGATATAAGCAATTGAATCTGTTTCTTCTCCGTATAATTGGTTTCTTGAACCTCTCAATGTTTTGCGATACCTTTTAAACTCGACTTCAATTTCAAAATAGAGATTATTTTCTTTTAGGTATGTATCGGTCTCTGATGCAGTTTTACCCATTACAATGGATGCTAATTCGTCTAATTGATCGTTTGCAAAATTAAACCACGAATCCCCTACATACCATTCATCTAATATTTTCGAATAATTTTCAACATAGTTAAAATTCCAGCTTCTTGATTTTTGGGCATCAGCGGCAAATGTTTGTGAGCTTAATACATTAGCAACGGCAATATTCCAAAATGAATATCTGCGCTTACATGTTTCTACTGGCTTATTAGTATAGTTGATATTAGGACGAACATAATACTCGGCACCTCTAACGCTGTAATCAGGCAGTGCAGATACAGAGAATAGAACAGTGGCTTGTTTTATTTTTTCGCCTGCTTGATATTCTGGTAATTCATATCCATATTGATATACATCTATTATGGTGACATTTTCAATCAACTGGGATGTTTGAGGAACTATCGACACATAATAGTAATTTCGATTATCGAGATTGATATATACGACAGATCCTAGATATGGTTTGAGTAATGGATTCTTAGAATACAATACAGTCTTTGATGTATTAAAACACGACGGTGTTAATTTGTAAAGCAGTGTATCTTTAGGTTTTGGGATTTCTTGTGAATTACAATCTTCATAAAGATCTACAACAGTATACTCTTCTGTTATCTGCTGATTATCGTAAACTACCTTTTCAATATACCATCTTACTCCTGGATACTCTGCAAGAGTAACAGCCTTGCCTGGGATTAAAATGCGTTTATTATCAATGACAAATAATTCTTTTCGAAGAGTTCCGTTAACAACATCTGGGCATGGCTGATATTTCCAACAGCAATTTGTCAATTTGATTATAACGGGTGCTGCTCTATTGATTCTATATTCACACCCACATTCGCAATCTTCAGATGATGCTACTACAGTCCAGTCACCAGCAAGACCATCTATTTGCACTGTAGTATCAGATCCAGCATAAAATTGGAATTCATCATTTGTTGCTACGATTTTTTCCTGAGTAAACGTATTGGTTAGGATATAACAAGTATCACTACAACCTTTCTTTGTTGTGAAAATAGGATTAAGATTTGTAGTGATTGCTTTATCTGCAACCGATACTTTACTTACTAAGAATCTTTGATCTGGGTATTTGTCCAGAACAACCCCAAGACCTACTAAATGGCTATAATCATTAGATGAATAAAAAGCAAGACCAGGAACTGAACAAGATGCAAATTTATAATAATAGCTAAAACCTTCTGGTTCTGGTTCACAAACCTCAATGACGGACTCTGGGCAATAAAAAGGATTCATTGTAGGCCAGTATTCCCATTTGAGTATGGGGTATCCTGTCTTGATAAATCGACCCATTAAGAATCTTTCGTTATTGTTAACCGCATTAAATTTGGATACAAAATACGGTGCCAGGATAGGATTCGGTCTATTTGTTTCATCTGCATATTGTCTTAATGCAAATACATATAAATCATTCAAACGGCAGTCTGCAGATTCTGCTGGAAACGTAGTTTCGAGCCATTTTGAAATAGTTGTTGCGAAGGTGGACCGGTCTGTTATTTTGATTGGGCAAAATACTGTTACAGGCTTTACTGCGAAACATGAAGTCGATCTGGTTATCGACACCATATCGTTTAACGATTTGTATTTTTCTTTACCTGTAGATGTATCAAGCAAATATGCAGTTGTTGCTACAATATCCTGCAGAATCGGAACAGCTTCAGATATTTTTTTTGTCTGTGTGTATATAACACCCGTTTGTTTATCTATCCACTTAAAATGATCATTGATAAGCACAATGGCCGAACCTGCGCTTTCAGTGTCTTTAATTTGTGGATACGAACATGACATGTTAGCTACTTAAAGGAGTGGTCGTAACATACTGCCAGCGAGATCCGCTATTGTTTACAAATTTATAGTAATTTTGGTAAACGGCTGGAATGTAATTCACTATAGATGAATTCAGATTTTCAAGACCTGCAATTTGCGCTAATAATGATACCGAGGTGCCTCCTGCTGCATCAAATCCTGTAGCTTTATTATCGCGTCTGCTTGCCACGTTATTGCGGTCATGGCCGATTACTGTTCTTGTATTAGTTACGCAACGACCTCGAATACTGCAGCTACGATAGCTCCAGGTAACAGCAGCTCGGCACTTAGCTGTCAGGTATCTTGTATCTGGTGCGATTGTTTCTAGATCTTTATAGAACCCCAATGTAAAGACAAATATTTCTTGGCCTTTGCAATAATTCGTTACTGTATTCGAATCAATAGTAGCCGTAACAGGGAAGTTAGAATTTAACCACGATGAAATGCTGTTAATGAATGTAGTTTGATTAATGGCATTATTATCTGGTGTCAATGGGAAAATAAGAGATATTGGTCTTAACCAACAAGCACTATATGAAGATACGGTGGTATACGCATCGTTCCAATTTGCAGAGTTTGATTTTACAACAGTTGCAACATCCGCCCATGTGCTGGAAGTCTCTTTGGCTATTGTGTATAAAGCATTCCAATATAAATCAGCCGATAGAGAAATATTGGTTAGCTTGTAATCAAGCAACGCAAAATTTTGATTAATTGTCGACAGGGTATTGCCTGCACAGATGCGCGGGTCAATTGATGTAATAGATTCGCTAAATGTCGGCATAAAATTATAATGGGGATTGTCGGGCGCTCGTGGATAGAGTATTGCTAAGTCGGCTCACCATCTAGTCTCTGCACCTTTCTAATAATACTGGGACTTTTATTAGAGTTGGCTCAAGATTGACTCCGAAGAGTTGTCCCTTGAATTCACCCGATATGGGCCGTGATAACCCTGCGCAGCAGCAAGTATTGTTATCGCAAAGCCGTTTAAACTTTGCTTCTACATGTCGCCATGCAGTTCGGACTATTTCTTCAATCCCCATATAACCTATTTACCGGGTGTCTTTATTTTATTGCCACCTATATTATAAAATTAATTGGTAATATGTTTTCTCCCAAGAACCTACTGGTTTGGCGTTAGTAATCCATGTGCCTGAACTCGTTGATTGCCTATATCCATTGAAAACTTGACCGGATCCAGACGGAGGATACACCCCAGGTGCAGTAGAAGCAGGAACATATGCAATTCCTCTCGAATATCGACAAATTCGGCTGTTGTACTCCGCATAATTGCTGCCGCCACCCCCATACCCAGGGATATCAATGCCATATTGTAAATCTCTCAAAAGATATTGAGTATAGCCTGCTAGGTTAGTTATATCGATAGTCGAAAACTGATTATTAGGATATGTACTGATAAATGCGGCATATTCAAATGAAGTACCGATTGTAACTAATGCACTATATCTAAATAGGTAAGAACCTAAATCAGAGAAAAATCCATTATTAACAGAAGATAAGTGATTAAGGTATCCAAAAGATTGCTGGGTCATTTGTGTAGCTAAAGGCACTATCTTGGATGACAGTGGAATTAAAGCTTGTCTGTCTGTATCAGTCACACCAAAGTCCATCAATCGTTCGCTCTCCAATGAAGCAAGTCTGGTCATTGAACCTCCATCGTTTGTTGTTCCTATATGAATACCAGTGCCCATGCCCTCGAAATGGACGCTGTCCACAGACACCCCGTCACCTTGATAAATTAATATTCCAAATAATGGCCAAGTTCTTATGTATGGGAAAGATGCAGTTAGCGCTGCTGATGTGGTAGAACAATCTATTGTCCCAGTTTTAATATTACAAACTGATGTATTTTTATTAATAAAGATAGGTATCGCTCCACGACGGGTTGCTTCTTTAATCCAGAAATTCTGAATTTGCAATCCATTGATAATACCACCATCTTGTTTCGTCGCGTCGCCAGCATTACGCCAAGTGTCATACATGCCGCCGCCAATTCCCATGCCGGAAAAATACTGAATATCCACATCACGGATAATAGTATTCTCTTCGACATTATGTTTCCATGAAATTCCGCTAATTCTTTTAGTTGGATTATTAATTGTAGCCTCCGCAGCAACGATGGTCATGCCTTCTACACCACTCCAGTATCGCGCCCCGCCCCCACCAGACATCGGAGCTACCCCAGACCAGTAGCTCCCGTTTCCACCCCCAATCCAAAATAGAGAAGAAGCACAGCTGGCTGTTTCCATTTCAGTATCTAATGTGATTGGTGTGGCGAATCCTGTAGTTGTACCTACAAATGTAGTCCCAGAAAGAACTATTGATGTTAATGCCACTGCTGCTGTTGTACCGCTAACTGTATGGGTGCCGTTATACAGTGGCGAATTTGTTATGCGTGCCTGGCCGCCGCTTAAAAATTCAAATGAGCCACCGGTTGGGGTAATTAATTTAGTGCCACCAGGGACAGAACATGCAGCAGTAAAGTTGGTAGTCCCGCTGTATTTCATGAAATTACTCCAAAATCTGAATCGGGTCGTTGGTTGCCAAGTATCAGATGTCCATAATTTGGATGCGATTATTTTAGTAGCATTAGAACCAGCACCCTTAAATCGAATTGCTAATTCTGTAGCATCTAGCGGCCTTCCGACATAATAAATACCAGCAGCAAAGCTGATAGTTCTGCCGATACTAAAGGACGGATCTGATGTACGAATAGCGCAATTTATTGCAATATCATGTCTACCGTCGTGCACTGTAGACCCCTGTAGACCCCACCACTCCGGAAATATTTCACTATTTCTCATTGTGCCTTTTATAGTACTAGCCGGCCAGTTGCTAAATATTTGCACCCGAGGGGCTACCACCTCGCCCTCGATAAACAAAATAGTTAAACCTGTTCTGATGAACTTATATCCATTAAAAATGATAGAACATCGCGCTGGAATTGAAAGATTGCCCGGCGCGCTAAAGGAAATATCTTTGCCTAGAATTATAGTCTGAATTGATGAGTTGTTTTTAGCTGCTATGAGTTCGTCATACGTCGTAACAAATGCCTGCGACCCGCCGGCCCAAAAGCTAGAATTAGAACTAACTAACGAAAATAGAGGCAGACTATTATTTAAATTCAACAATGTAACTCGACCAAATCCATCTGCCCCTGGCTGGCCATTATCACGATAAATCAACATCTGGGCCGATGAGGACAAAGACGCTAACGAAGATAGATCCGTAAAATTAACAATACATGCCATATAATTGTATTTACTTAATGGATTAGCTTGACAAAGAATAAAGTGACAAAATACTAGAATTACCACCCAAGGAAAGAACAGACCCATTCGGAGAAAGTGCCATATAACCTTGATGTATTTCTGGAATGCGTGTGCCGCTAAGTGTTACCACTTCGCAACAACCACTACCAACAGATGACATCTGTTCCCATGTTCTACCACCAATACCAGGACTATCTGATCTCAATTCAATAAATGAGATTGGATTTACGATACAATTCTTTTTAACTGGATCATAAGATCCCATCGATGCCCAAGACCAGCACCAGCTATTTTTACACATATCAGATCCAATGATTGTGTCAAGAGATACTCTTAGTTTATCAAGATTTGCATACAGATGCTTAATTACCCGATTGATAACGTCTGTAAATACAAGCTCATTTTGTCCAATGAAACATTGGCTGAAATCGAATTGCGGTAGTTCTGCTGTCAACATCGGTTCCATATCAATAGATATATTACCAGCAAGATCGATGCTTCTCACATATTTGGAATGTATGTTTTTGGCGAGCAATTCGAAATTATCTTTGATTCTGTTAAATACGACATTATATACCCAGTCTTGAATCAAATCTTGTTCTTCGATCAAAATATCATCAGCTTTCCATAGTGCACCTTCAATATCATTTATAATGCTCTTGATTGAAACAAAATCTGTATTTTTATAGATTGATCGGGTGTCGATAATATAAACGCCTCTACCATACTGACAGATGCTATTGAGTTGAGTTACATATGGCGTATATAAAGGCATAAAATATCCGAGATAATACCCCTGAGACGTAATCTTGGATATGTGTGTATTATATACGATATAAATTATACCATCATCAATATTATTAGCATGTATTTTAACAGGAGTGCCTGCAAAAGGATTGGCGATGCCTGATATTGTGCTAACATATTCGCCTGTGTTATTGAATGTGTATATCTGGCCATCTGCTGTTAATACATATACATTCGCTGCAGTATCTGTAGTGATGGATACTAAATTATTCTTCATTACCCATTCCCCGTGAGAAATGTTATAGAAGTATTGCATCTTATCATTATAAACTTTAATGACATCATTATTCTTGTCAATCACGTATATCTTGCCTAGATTATAATGGATATCAGTCGGGGTGTTAAATCGATATGGGCGATGAGCATTGCCCAAACCACCGATTTTGTTTAAAAATGTAAACGTTCCAGTACTATATTCGATGCTGTAGACATATACGCAATGATTCGCGGTGTCTGTTATGTATATTTCTCCATCGTCATTAATAGCAATGGAGTCTAGCTTCCCTACGTAATCTTTTTCTCCGACGAGATTAGTATCGTTTAATTTTCTCGAAAGTCGATCCAAATCATATATTTTAATACTATCCGTGATTGTATTATCTGTATTCCGATCAATTACAATTAATCTATCATTGTATATCTTGGCATCTTGTACGTCATGAAATTCAGTAGCGTCGAATTCTGGGAAAACATTAACCCAATCTGATTCGGATACATCATTCCAACGATGGCCTTTGCTATTCTCCGCTCCTAACCATTTATTAAACAATACTGGCAACTTGGTATCATTAAGTTTTGATTTATTGATCAAATAATCAAAATTAGCAAGCAATTTCTTGAGTGAACTATTAATATTATTAGCATTGGCAATCTCGTTTGGTGCTACATAGATTTGATCCAAACTATAAGGGAATATTAATTGTTCGTTGTATGTTCGTGCATTTTTGTCAAACGTGTCAAATGCATTAACTACATTGATAGCTCTATCATATTTCGATTCAATTGTCGTTTGAATTGATGATAGGAGCCCGTATGTATTCGCAGATACGGAGATAGAATATACACCAATGTCATTAAGGTTGTTAAACGCAAACGTTTCAGTTGATGCTGGATATACTTGTGTCTGGCCATTAAATGTTATTGATATCGAGCCCAATCCATAATCAGCACCACCACAGTTTGTATTTTTGTAATAATTTTTGATTGTCAATGCAGACCCAATAGCATAATAATCTTCATCCCAGAATAGATTGAATGTTGGTATCTTAATCGCCGTAATTGTGTCTACTCTTGTAGATGTTGTTGTTTTACCAATTTCTACAGAATTGTACGCATTAGTTACTATTGTATCTGTAGATGTGATAGCCAAGACGGCACAGTTGTATGAGTCTGGATCTGTGATGATATTATCAGGAATTGTAATGGTGTTATTGTTAAATCCAGAGACTAAGCTATACTCAATCGGTCCATATGTTATTGATTGTTGTGTATCCAGACTACGAATGTTTACATATGAGGTAGTAGTACCCCCAACAACATATTCGCCTTTATTATTTGAAGTAAATACAGCTGCATCATATAAACTACTAATTGAATCCGAATAAAAATATACATCTGCAGGCTCTGCTGATATCACAGGCGTTGCCAAATCGATAAATTGCAATGGCTTGAAATAATCAGACGTGACGCTAGAGTTTGCTGTATAAATTACATTATTGCGATCTTGTAGTAAGTTAATTGCATTTTTAACATTGACATATGCAGTTTTATTATCATCATAATCCGCTCTCGATGTAAGAGCAGTTAATGAAGGGACTACATCTAGCTGTAGATAATACCCCTTGACAGATATAGCAGATAATGTACCCGCAGTTCCTTTGATTGTGGCTGATGCAATTGGTGAATTGGTTACATATTCCTTTTCGTTTCCAATGGTCCATGCATATGTTTTATATCGTGTTCCGAACGAGCTTAACACAAGTGTTTCTGTATGGCCATTTCCAACGGTTGTTAATTGTGTATTAACTGTTATTGAGTTTAGAGTGTTGACTGCTGACGGTCCTTGGTTGGTAAATGTATTAACCGTCCACACCTTTGCACTGAGCTCATTGACAGATGCTTGTGGTGATACATATACATAGAGTGGTTTTGACTTCAGAATAGCATACTCTCCATTTTGATATGTAAATTTTGATGATAAATTAAACGTACCAATGCCGGCGGATAATCCAGATAGTGTAGAGGATGTAAATACCAATTTTTGCGTCGCAGATGCGACTGAGTATGTAGTAGATAATGCAGATGTTGATATCCATCCATGTTCGACTTGTGGTACAGTCAACGGAGTTAATTCTGCTGTAAATGGTTGTGTTATTGAGCTCAATACGACAAGCGTATTAATTGTATCAATATTGCCAATATAGAATGCAGATCCGGCAGTACCTGCGATTGCAATATTAAATTTAGAATAGAATATATCTTGACTTGGGAAATAATTAACTGGCAATTGTATTACTTGCGTTGGTGCAATACATGCTGGGGTGTGGAATGTTTGAATAGTAAGTCGATCTTTTTCTGGTGCAACTACATTGAGAGTTTTAGGCATCAATGTTTTGACTTTGTAATAGGCCGTGTTTCTATTGTCAACACCCAAAGGAATTTCTTGCTCATTATTTCCGTTATTGTCACATTTAAATAAAAGCGAAACACCTCGGATGCTGTCGACATTAAATGTGGTATTCTCGTATACTGGCGGATTATAGATTCTATTGTTTTTGATGAAGTAGTTTCTTAATAGAAGACTATTATCAATATCACTATCATATGATACAACACTAAGTCTGCTAACAACAGTACTGCTGTAACTGTATTGAGGTGTTAATAGATTTGTTGTGTTGTCTTGACCTAAATCCGGGTAATATATCATTTGCCCTGTCAAGATATTATTAGTAACTCCATAGTTTGACAAGGAAGCTCCTGTAACAGAAACACTGACAGTTATTGGATTAACTCCAATTTTATCAATTATAATTTCATTAGCATATGTTGCTTGTGTTTTGCTATGCGATGCAATTGTTTTTACAATTGGTGTTCTGGTGAATGTATTTGGTATTTCTGTAGGCTCGAGCGCATACTCTACAACATTAGTGTATAGAGGTAATGTTTGGAAACTTACATATGGCATCGCAGACATATTCACTACATTTGATGTGCCTGCTGCTGCGGTTATTGGTATAAATTTCGTTGTTGCATACGTTCCGTCAATATCTAAGAATTGAACATTCCAAATAATAGAGCACGCGCTCGCACTACTGGATGCAAGCATATCTTCGATCGCAGGTAATGCTTTAATTCTGACAGAGTCCGTAGCATCATCATCTGTTGTATGATAAAAATTCAACACCATTGAATTATATGCTGCTGTTGGATACACAGTAAACGGATCCGCTCTATATTGTAGCTGTCTGCCTAATTTAGGTGATTTATAGATATATGTTTTTGATTCTTTGATTGGTGTGGTGATATCATCATATTGGCATCCAATAACTTGTGAGTACATCTTCAATTCATAATCAACTTCTACTGGCGAATCTGGTGGTGTGATGATGCAGAATTTAGATGATAGAGGGACAAGCGCGGAGGTGAATCGATGTGTTTGTGGGTTGAGTGTTAAAATTCTGCCGTCATATGGCTCAATAGTCGCGCCTATGGTTTTGTCGTAAATTGTATTGCCTGTCGAATAACGAATATTCAGCATACCGACTTTATTATCGATCAGGTTAAAATTGCGGAAAAAGTTATTAAATACAGTCTCATTCGCATTGGTGTTAAATGCATATACATACTCAAACAATGTGCCAAGTTCTTTTTCTGCAGTTGCAAGATAATACGCAATCGATATGTAATTTGTGCTACTATAATTTGGATTCAACGTCCCTTTGATTAGCGTTGGATAATCAATCGCAGTTTTGATTAGCGATATCTCATAATTGAATCTAGCGTAGTTTTGATCGGCGTAGTATTTAAGAATTTCGTCATATTTCGTTTGTGTTATGGCACCGCGGCGCAGTGTGTCTTTAAATGCCTTGACATACAAATCAAATACAGTCTCAAGACCAAGACTGAATATCAATTTAACAATATTCAAATTGGTACCCAAATATGCAGGATTACTTAATGTTAATGACGAAGCAACATCATATGCGGCAGGCCAGGCTGCAAAGACAAAGCTCTTGGTCAACAAATCTATGATAACGTTATATTCCTCTGCAGTAATACTTGTGCTTCCGATTAATTTGCCAATACTGAATAAATCATTTGTCAATACAAAGCTGAGAGTATCATTTCCAGTAGACCCTGCAGCTGCTAGAGATGAGAGAACGGGGCTCAGTTCCGCACACAGACTTTCAATTGGAGTCTTAAATTCATTCGCAGTACTACTCGACGTCGACTGCAAGATATATGCACGACACTCTTCATTAAACGTGGTCTGTACATTTTTGAAATAATTGCCTGTTGTGGTGAGCTTGTAGAATATTTCAGTATCGAAATCATCCAGGGATATGCTCGATCTCGATACTCCAGCCAATTCTTTTATTGTTTGCTGTATGAGATTAATGAATACTTTAGCACCGCCATTAATAAATGATATAGATTGATCAAATATAGATGTTTTAATTGCGGTATTTAATCCGTACAATTGTAATGCAATTTTATTATCATCGTATAAATCAGATGCATCTGTTTCATAGAACAATGCAACATCTCTTAATGACATTGACAGATCTCCTGACAAGAATGCAGTTTGAGCTGAAATCGCACTAGTTTCGACTTGATATGTTTGGTTTGCAGATCTTCTTAGTTCGTATGGATATGTTATGTCATACACATTCATAGACACTTCATATGGTGTTAATTGCCCGTTTGATTCAATTTTATATACAGATAGAGTCGGTGTTTGAGTTCTATTGTCTACTTTAGTAACCGCACCCAAGCAATTGAATTGCAAGTAGCCATAATATGCATCGCTTGAAGCGAATGGTAGTATTGTAGTGCCGTAATTGCTAACTATATGTGGTGTAATAAAAGCAGAATTGCTTGTCACAGCTGTTCTAGCACTTAGGGTGTTAAACACCATTTGAAGCCCGTTGACTTTTGATGTATTGGTATTTGAAGTTATTGTACTTGTGTATGTGAATAGCCACAGTGGCGTATTTGTCGAGCTGAATGAAATCGACGAAACGGCATTAAATGAAGTTAATGCATTCAAACCAATTTGTATCGATGATGCGTAATTATACGCCTTAATCGATGTGATTGTTGATGGATATGTTGGGTAGTCGTTTCTGTCTACAATCGATGACAAATTATATACGCTAACATCGTATCTTGCAAATACATTATTGCCTACAGTTCGTACACTTTTATCAATCAGGCTCAATTCATGATCGTTAGGAGATTGGCCAATTACTTGATACGTAGGATAGCCAGCAAAATCGTCATACTTGTTATCGTAAAATCCACGCAACAGCGCATTTCCTGTAAGTTTATATCCCGTGTTTAAGAAAAGAGCAAACGCACCAGTTTGATAATTAATAACACTTGTTGCGCTGTTAACAAAATATTCATTGAAAATTGGGTCCCTCCCTACAAGGTTACCAGAGACTGGATTAGCTCCCGTCATAGGAATGTCCCGCACAAATGCAGTTCCAGAGCTGATAACAGGGACTGTAACGGATGACAATTCTTTTAGCAATGTTTCGCGATATCCCGAACTATATCCATATGTTGCAGGTATTTCATCGAACGTATACTCACTATCTTTATAGAGAGGGCTGTCGTATGAAAATTCTAGAACAATGCTACCAGGCAGCAATTCTTCGCCTAGTGATTGTGACGCACCTGCTACTGATAATAAGTTATTCGAGAAAGACGACGCACCGTCTACTGTGGTTGCTACATTTACATCAACATGGCGATATACTTTTGGTGTGTTGATAATAGCACTTAACGCACTGATTTGATTCGTTGTAATTGGTGTATAAGATGCAGGCGAAACTGCATAATTCAAAAATGCAAAATTATATGGCGATGTATTTGCTTGGCCTGTTTCTAAAGTGCTACTTGTAAATAAGTCATATTCCCAATTTCTTAATCTCGCAGATAAATCGAGACGACCCGATGCAATAATTGCTGATGGTTCCCTATTGTCTGTATATGTTAAATGCGATGGTATAATGTAATATGCAGACCCTGCCGTTAGTGCCATAGATGCCAACTGATCTTGTTGCTGCCCTTCTGTTCCTGAAAATGTAAATATCGATTTATTAAATATTCTACTAGTAAAAGTCGAATGATCGTTAAACGGCAAATAAAGCCCGCTTGTTGTTGATTTGATTGTAAACGACGGCACCCCAGATAGTGTTGACTGTGCCAATTCTGTAATAACAGCTTCGACTGTTGCACCTGTTGTATATGTAAGTCGCGGCACAATTACTGCATTTAAAGATGCGGAATTGTGTATTCCGTCAATATTAATCGCAATCGTAAGAGGCGTATATCCCGCAATTGAATAAATGGGGCCCGAACCAGTAGTCGATAGTGCTGAATGCGTTACTCTGAACGATTCATTTGGCCAAGCAGTTAATGTCGAAACTTCTACAAACATCTCTAATATTTAGATGACGTATTGTTTATTCCCACACGATTTTGTTTAGTTTAGCACCAACGGGTGTTATCTTCGTCAATGCCTTGCAAATAGCGTCCTCAATTGATTCTTTTAAATCTTCACTATCCAAGTCGCTATTCAAAATGCGTATGTTGAAAATATTTGACTTAAACCCAGGAGTCCTGTGCGTATTGAACCTATCAATCGTCTCTATATATTGCCTTGTCGGTGCCGTGACGTTAAATTCGACTGGGGTGAATTTAAGTTTCTTTCTAGATAACACCAAGACATCTCTTTCAGATAGTGCGCAGGAATAAACTCTAATGTCATCGATCTTGCCCACCATAGTTGGTTTTTTATCTAAAAGCCATGTATATTCCTTTGTATCGTGACTATCGTTTGTGTTGCCAATATAAAATGTATTTTTATTAGTATAATCCAACATGTATTGGCCCTCCGCAAATGAAATACTATCTATTGTTTGCCCATCGACATATAGTCTGGCGACTCCATTAGCAGAATCAAAAGTAAGTGCTAAGTGGTGCCATCCTCTCGACAATGCGTTTGTAGGTGCTATAAGTTCTTTTGCCGATACGGATGTTCCGTTTGTAATTTTGAAATTGGCTGTAATATAATTTTTGTCATCCAAGCCAGGATTTAACAATTTGGCATCGCGATAAAAATTATATTTTGTGCAATATTTTGCGAAAGTCAAATTCAATTTGTTACGATCTCTGCCTGGATAATTGCCTGTGCTGAAATAATCGGTTGGTTTAATTATTTTCTCAAATCTGCCAGACGAAGAATATTTTATGATCGATTGTTTGTCCATAACCCAAATGAAATCCTTCCAACCAGAATTGGTGAGTTCACGAGTTATTGCTAATTTTTTAGGCCCGGAGGATATATACGGGTATGTTCTTTTTAGTAAAATACTACCGTCTTTGTCAAAATGGTAAAGTGTATCATCTTTGATCATCCACAAATTAAGATCACCATCTACTTTCAGATCGTCTGGTGATGTAATATGCAAAATGTAATTAATGTTATTTTTGATCAGGTTGCTTCCAAAATGATGCCAGTAGTTCCCGCTTAAATCCTCAAATGCTGTAGTACCAATATATGGTTGTATATTTGATGCACTGTCTATAAAAAATCCAGTAATATCAAATCCCTGCAGTGTTGATAATGGCAAGAAAGTATTTGTGAGAAATGCTAAAGGTTTAGTAGTCAGAAGGTCGCCATTTCGGTCATATTTTTTAAATACCTTGTTACTGCTATACACGTAAAAATTGTTGTATTTGTCATGTCTGGCATATTTGTATGTCGTTGCCGGGAGGTCAATAATATTCTCAAATACATTATTAATTGGATTATAGACAAATATTTTATTCTGATTATCGTCCAATATCCAAGCACGTCCTTCGCCATCAACGCTCATATCTGTAACCGCTGCATTTGTGCCTGGAATTGCTTTATCAAAAAGATATCTTCCTTCTGTATTTGTTACGAAAATATGACCGTATGTGCTATCAGTATAAATCAAGAAATCATCTTTAATTCCTGTGTGATATGATAAACCATAACCACCATTATAATAATTTCCAATTATTTGATCTGCTGCTGCATTTGACCAGTTGTCAAAATAAACCCACGCAGCCACGGTCAGGTTGTATTTTGCAAAGAATGATTCGCTTGCGGAATACGAAATATACTCACTGCCTGTAAATGTAAATTCCGAGTTATTAAACCTTGTATAGGTTATGTTATCTTCGGTACTATTTGTTGCGTTTTCAAGATTGGCTTTAGTCCAATTTTTAATTTCAAGGACCTTGTCACAATTATTGAAATCAGCATCTTCAATTAGCTTTAAGCTATACTCTGCGCCGATATGAAAATATTTGTACAAAACACCAGCCTCGAATGTCAATGTTGATGGCGCGTCTGAAATATACGGATTTGGTTCATCTGCAGTTAGTGCTAGCTTATATTCAATCTGTTGTGGATTATACCATCTATCAACCCATATAGACTGACAATTATTGCCACTCAGCCAACTGCAAAGCCATGTGCCGTTTCGTGTTGTAGAATTGCCATTGTTTGTGCTCGTTTCGTATCCGAATTGTGATTTCCAAATACGATCTGCTTTTATAGGAGATAGGCCAGCTATAGCACCAGCTTCAATCAAACCAGATGACGAAATTGGTACCGTTGATGTACCATATGGATAATGGAAGTATGTCAGCTTATCTGGTTCTAAATTAAATTGTTTCGTTGATGCACTATATGATGTAGTGACTTTATTATAAGCGTCATCGACAATATTATCACCTAGAGTAACTGTTTGGTAGTCCCGATTTAACACTACATCATTTCTTTTACTATATTTGTATTCTGGTGTGAAAAGATTCTTTAGAGATACCGCATTTGATTTTAGCTGTCCTGTATAGTCTGTGGTTGGTGTGTATGTGCCACTATCTTTGAACGATGTGGCGATTAAATAGTTATTAGGAAACGATTGACTCGATGCGATTTCCATGTCTCCGTAAATTGTGTCATTATTATCAATTACACTTTCATATTTTACATAGCGGCTCGAATTTAATGTATATGGCTTGATAGACAAATCTACATTTTTAAGCTTGAACAAATATGAATAGCAGCTATTGGCAGATAATGGGTTGTAGGTTTCAAAGGTCACCAATGATGTTCCTGGTGTTGATTCGTCATATGAAACCACACGATACCCACTAGTGTCGCACGTGCTACAAAATAATACAAGAGTGTTTGTGTCTGTATTCAGAATATATTTGAATTTTTGAAGATGTTCTATGTCGGAGTTATATACATCAAAATAAGCACATGCTCCAGTGGCGTCGACTGTTAGATATAAGCGCTGATTTAAATCTTCCGAAACAATGCTTAGTGCATCATCGTTTGTGTCAAACTCTAATTGGAATATATTATTCGTAGATTCCGCAGATGTTGCGATATTTGCAGAATCATACCGAGTTCTTGTTAAATAATACCCACTCGCTGAGGTCATAATACAGTTGCGTATTAAATTGTTTTGGTATTTGACCTCATCTCTTTTTGTTTCAATGGTTGGTGCCTCTATAAGATCAGTTAAAAATACAAGACTATTTTCGTTAAAATCCAAACTACGAATACATGATGCAAGATTATTTTCTGAGAAAATTAACCCATCGCTGGTACCAATAACGGCATCGCTTAAATCTAGCTTATTATTGATATAGCTAACGCTAACTGGTTTCCAGTCGATGTATTTTACTGCCATAGATTTATTTAGGGGTATAGTTTAATCATTGAAATACTTTGCACATAAAGAGCGATATGTGCTGTCTGAAGTAATCGAACTGTCAAAATTTGGATCTGCTATTACTGTATATATTTTCCCTGTTGTTTGATTTTCAAAAACTAAGAGCATTTCATTTTTGTTGATGTACCTTGTTTTGATTAGTCTTGTTGTGCTTCCATTGATAGATGATGCTGAATCTAGACGTATCGGGCCCACCGGCACGGCGTATGCGGTTGGTTGGAAAGTAGTGACGCTGTATGCAGAAATGCGGACCGTGAATGTTTTTTGATCTAATATGCTCTGTCTTGTATATGTTTTGGAAATATTATAATTACGCACATTCCCGGGATCTGCCGAAACTGGAAGTGCTGAGACGGCCGAAGCAGGTGCAGACGAAGCAAACCAAAAAACGGTCCTAGACGAACCATCCCCAAAATCAAAATATACCTTTGCAAGATTTGCGGGTGGAAGTGTGGACATTAAGAACGTTACAGTTATAGGCGACGTCCCACTGATTGCTGATATGCTTGTTAGATTGACATTTGCTGTCATACAAATATTTACGTTGCAAATCTTTTAAACAAAGATTATAATATTGCATGAAATATTTAATTTTAGGAATTGCGGGCAAAGCGACGTCAGGTAAAGATACTTTTTACGAAATATTGAAAAATTCTTTACCGGAATACCAAGTGCGGAGAGTCTCGATTGGTGATTATATTCGTATCGACATAAATCATCTTGGGTACTTTGCTAGTAACAATCTTAATGTTTTTAACTTTACGCCTGCGGAAAAAGAGGAAATCCGGCCGCTAATGGTGGAATATGCCAACCTAGTTCGCAGCAAATCAAAGGGCACTTATTTCTTAGATATAATTGATAAACAAATCGAGCACACCGTCACTCAGTCTGTAAATCGTTCGAAATACTATGATTCGGAACGAATTATAGGGTCGCAAACGAATCCCATCGATTCGACAAAACCGTTAATTTTGTGTATTACAGATATTCGTTTTCAAGAATATGAAAATGACGAAGTTAATTGGTTGCAGCAGAGGCATAATGGTAAATTAATCTATATCGATCGATACGATCTTGTTGATGGAAACAAAATGCCAATTTCCTTTATCAATGAGACTGAAAAGGAACAAATCCCTAAATTGATGAATCGAGCAGATATATGCATTAGCTGGCCAACCACTCCAGATCTTAACCTTAAAAATTATGTCACACCAATCGCAGACGAAATCCGACAAAATTGGTTGCCTGTATAAAGCAACCTACATAGAAAGATTCTTTATTATCCTTGATGAATCTGAGCTGAGTTTGACATTACTGATTTACCCAACCTATTCCAAAGCTGTTGTGTCTAAAACAGAATTTTTAGCTAGCATTGCACAAAAACAAGTTGAGTATATTGCAACCCTGCCGCAAAGTGATATCACAGATCTACAGAAGTCATATTCTGGTGACAAATTAGAACCATTCAAACAAGCATATGAAGATTATCATCGACGGAAACAATCTATTATTTCGAGCGAGCTTTGCGATTCCTGAATTTCGGAATAGTGACGGCGTGAATATTGCTGCAATCGCACAGAGTTTGAAAATGATTCGGTCGTATGCTATTGGATATGATACCAAGGATGTCATCGTTACATGGGACCAGAAGCTTGATTATGATCCAGCAAGACCTTCGTTCCGCAGTGAGTTGAATGATAATTACAAGCAGAATCGAAGCGACAACACGGCAGTGTATCATACCGTTTCATATATTATTGAGTTTCTTAAATATATGGGCGTTCCTTCTATATATCCATATCGAATGGAGGCGGACGATGTTATTGCATGGCTTTGCCAAAAAGAATCTGGCGCGATCACAGTCATTTCCGGTGATAAAGATCTTTTGCAGTTAGTAAATGAACGGGTTAGTGTTTTTAATCCATACCAGAAGAAAACATACACACATTTGAATTTTGAAAATGAAGTAGGACTTCCTATCGAACAATTTGTATTGTATAAATGTATTTTAGGGGATCCTTCCGATAACATCAAAGGGCTCGATAGGTATGGTGAAAAGAAATCAAAGAAATTAGCTGTGGAGATTGGTGGCTTTGATAATTTGAGTAGTGTTTGCGATGCTCATCAGATTGAAGTCATTCTCACTAATCGAAAAATCATGGATTTGGGTATGGGGTGGTCTTCAGAGCCAGACGAGATGAAATCGTATGAAGATCAATATGCTTGGTTAAATACTACACAGGATCCGGTGAAATTTGTCGAACTCGCGAATAAATTAGAAATGACCAAACTTGCCAATGATAGTCACTACTGGCTTAATCCATTTACATCGAAATTGAGTGACGTCATGGCACAATGGTTTTCATAATATGGAAATACGTACGTATCCAATTAACGATTATAATCTTTATGCCTGCAATTTAAAATTGCACATATCAGAGATTCTAGCGTTGCACTATGATAGTGAAGCACTATTTGAAAAACAATTGATTCAGAAAATCAAAGAGCAAACTGCAGAAGTTGCTGAACGCATTAAAACCCAAAAAGAAAATGTTTAGTTCATTTTTTGTACCTCTCTTTAAATCGATTCTATTGCTGGTCGTAGTGGGGTCGAGTATATCTGGTGTATTCTCCTTATTCTTTGACTGGAGTCTGTTAAAATTCAGTATTGCGACGGCAATCGCGATAGTCTTGCAGATCACTGTTAAATGGTATGCGGATCTCTTTCGTTCCTCAAGAATTCAAGAATTAGTTGATACAATGCCATCACCAACAATCAAAATGAATATTGAGTGTGCGTTCTGCAAAAAGCCCAGTATCATTGATTATAATGTGTATGAAGAAGAATACGAATGTGTGCATTGCAAAAATATAAATGCCATTTACGGTAAATTTTATGCTGCTCGCAAGATCGTACCAGTAGATACTTTATTGACTAATCATGAATCCTCAATACAGTAACATCGATACATCAAAATATAGCGAAATGCTTCGTTCAATGGATATTTTTAAATCTTCTTTGATCGACGAAACGCCTGCAGATAGAACCAAAAAACATCTAGTAGAGCTTACCTGCTTTGATAAAGACTGCTATACTGTGGGTGAGATGTTGAGTAAGCAAATATTAGATGCGAGAGACCTTGGCTCGTCGTTAAAGACATTATTGCATTCGATGTTCACAAATGCAGATCCTATGGTTATTGATGAAATAGTATCCGCTGCAAAAATTGACGACCACAAAAAGAATCAAATAATCTCGTATATTGGAGGATTTATTTCTGGCTTAATAAAATAATATATGCTCACGTGCAAATGTATTAAATGCCACAAATACAAACAAAGATCGCAAATAAGCTGGAAACAGGCTACTATTGAGTATGGTGCTAGAGAGCTATTACGTGCAAATTTTATTTGCGGTGAATGTCAGAAAAATCAACGCCAGGAAAAATTCAAATACATGCTCGAGAGATCGAGTGATTATGTGCAGTTGATGCATAAAATCTCAAAAGAGAAACACAAATACGACACTACAAAATACGGATTGCCATTTCCTCAATGCATACAAAAATTTAAAGAAACCATCGACAAATATCTTAGAGAATCGTATATACAAAATTATACTTTTATAGTTGAAAATAACAATTTAACAGGCATATTAGTTAACAACATTCCTTTTATCAAACAAATAATTTTAAAAATCTATGAAAAAACTCCGCAAATACCAAAGGCCGAAACCGAATAAGTTTGAAGATCAAGATGTGCACGTCGTTTCACGATGGCTCGCGCTGATCCGTTCAGTAAATGTCATTTTTGATAAAGCCGATAAATTAGGAGTTCACGAAGATCTTGTTGATTTATCGCCAAACGACATTCAAGATTATATTGATGATATAAGCGGGGATATTTATTTTGAAATTATGGGATCTGGCAACGCCAATAAAATCCGACCATACGCATCTCGTTTGACTGCATGAATTATATTCCTGGTGAAAAGCTTGAAGTGTTGAACGAACGATATTCATCCTTGGGATTTTCGCCTGGGGTATTTATCATACAAAATATCCGTCTCGATAGAGAGACACAAGAAATTGTCTATCGATTTACGAACGGCAAAACCATCAAATTTAAATCCATCCAAGAGGCGGAGGCGATTTTTGATAGAATAAAGGGCGTAGTCCGTGAGATGACTACGCCCTTAGGTGGTGACGGGTATTAATTGAGGTTGAGTATTAGCAGGCGTTTCCAGCACCAAGAGCAGGTGTAAGGCCAGTCGTTCTGTCGAAATCTGTAATGACTTGTGCCCCAGGAACTTTGGATTTATTGATACGGTAGTATTGATATGCCAATGTTGCATTGAATGTCATGACTTCGGCATTGCCGGTCAATTCAAATGACAATCCATTAAACGCTACTGGATATACACCAATCAAATCATAGTATCTTACTGCTTCTCCCTTAATGTTTAACAAGGCTAGCGTAATGATATTTCTGCTATTAGGCACTCCATAGCAGCCCGTGGATGTTCCATCATCGAAGATATCGTAGCTCATTTGCTCGAATGCGTTTCGAATTGAAAGATCACCAGGCAATCTGAATGTAACTTGCCAGTTGTTGCTGTTATCATATTTGGCGTTGCCTGGTACATTAAAATCCAATCCCATAAATGGTGCGGTAACGTTTTGGATAGTCCGGCCTGGCACTGTGGCTGTCGTTAGATATGCGTTTGAAATGCCACCATCTAGAGACGTTAACTCTGCCGCCAGTTTAGATAAAATGCCATCTCCATTGATCGCAGCAATGCGGAAGAGATTTCTTCGCTGAAATCCCTTTCTTTGGATTGTGTCGTAGTAGTCTTGAATACCTTGTGCCATAAAAATACTTATGATTTAACCTTGATTTTCTTTTAGGAACGCATACATATCTTCCAAAATCTCTTCGACTGCGTTGAATTGGTCCATTCTATTTGTTTTAAAATAGCCTTCAAGGAACATAATCATACTTGAGTCTGTATTTTGATTTTTTTGATACTTTTCTCTCAATGATGTTTTCTGTGAGGCTTGGGGGGTATTAGATGCTGTTTTGACATGCATTCTCTCTGGCAAATATGTATTGATGACTGCTTCTCTCTCAGTCAGTTTTGCTGCTCTTGACGCTGGTGGTGCTTCAAACGGATCCATGTGAATAGAAGGTTTGCCAAATACTCTAGCGCCGTAAATTTCATCTAGTTTATTACTCATAGGTTTGAATGTACTTATCTATCTTTGTATACAAAAACTGCATGACCACAATCCCAAATTCTGTCAAATCCATTATTCAACATGTTTTGATACTCCGATAGATTCTCATCATATTCTTTTAAGACCTTGTGTAATCTATGTTTCATAAATCCACTGCGGTGTTTGAGTGTATTGTTGATGACATACCAATAACCTGGTTTGCTGTCATGCTTATGTTTGAATCCTAATTTGTGGTATAGATCACCATTCGAATATCTCAAGTCGGCATAAGTGATGATGTTTTGTGGGTTGTGTGTATTAATGAAATATTTTAGAAGCCTCGAAGCACCACCAATGACAGTGTGGTTTAATTTATTACAAAACCGAATCATCTCCCAATCACTGTAATCACCTTTGACAATTTTACGATGACCAAAAGTCATCATAGATACCAATTGACTGTCATGGTATAGCCCATAAGAAATTTGGCTATTATCGTTTCCTTGTATATGGTTCTCGTCTAGGAATTTGACCTTCTCATGTCTATCAGTTATTTGGTGGATGGTGCACTTTCTGCCAAATATCCTTTTCGAAATACCCAATTTACTATCTATAATAGATTTGACAATTTGTTGCTTTGTTTGCCATTCAGATTCCCATATCTGGATTAATTGAATGTTTTTAGCTTTGCATTCCATATATTTATTACGATGGTAATTTTTGTCTTTTCCATTTGATTCATTGTGCCAATATATGCCATTGCATTCGATTGCTATGTTTTTTGATGGAATAAATATGTCTATTTCTTTTGGTGGTATAACGTCTCTTGAATTATTAATACACTCCAACCCAAGGGTTTTTATGTATTGATATACCTCTAATTCGAATGCACTTGATCGAGGATTGCATTGAGGGCATATAAGTGTGTTTTGCCACTGACCACTCGATATGGATCTGGTAAATTCGTGGCCACATGTCTGGTGCTTAATGTGATGTTTTCCTTCGTTTATGCCGTGGTTGGTAATCAATTCGTAGCCATTGTCTAAAAAATGTTCGGTCACTAATTTAATGCGATTTTTCTTTTTGGACTCTGCTACAAGTTGCTGGGAGCATCTTTTTGCATGGCATGATGAATAGCCAAATTTGCTATTTCGGAAGTTAAGGTGATTACCACATTTATGGCATTTTGGTGGTGTGTGTATGTTATGTATAAAGTTATAAAATACTTGTGACCATTTTATATCATCTCCATACTTAATATATCCGATTTTTAGCAGAGTAGATAGATGCGTACTATGTGTTCTTAGCAACGCTGTATTAAATGTTGAATTAGGTTGCTGAAGCCTTTCGAGGCAGAACGCCATTAAAGCATCATGTGATACTAATTCATGATTTGAATTTAAAATTTCAACAAATCCATTTTTTTTATTCTTCTCTGTGTTAATCTTTCCGTCTTTGCATGATTTCCATTTTGTAGATGCTCTCTTGCAAATGTTGTTTGAGCAAGTTTTTGAATATGGTTTGTTTTTATACCCCTTCCATTTTAATGGCTTATTGCAAGCTTTACATCTTTGCTGAGATGTGGTCTTATTGACGATACAGTAAATTCGTTCAGAACAGCATGCTTGCTCGTCTAGAAATTTGGTCTTTTCTTTTATACTTTGATACAATTCACTAGAATCAAACCCGGGTTGTCTTAGCACAGCACTATTAATGTTACCTGTTTTGGTGTATAATTGTGCTTTTATCTGTTCTATGAGTAATTCATCGTCCATTATGAATATAATTATATCATCAACATAAAATAAAAGCCAGTTTTTAGCTGGCTTTTATTTTTGAATGTATTGATTAGATCAATTCAGCGAAGTCTTGATTTGTTCTTGTTGCTACGAAGTTGACAAGGATGAACTCACTCGCTCTGACTGGCTTGAGATAAATGTCTACAACCATCTCATTTCGATCGATTACAGAACCGGTGTTATTCCGTTCATCGCACACGATCAGATAATCATACAGACCTTCATTGCGTTTTGCATTCTCAAACAGCGGTGTCAATACGTTGATTACTTGCGTTCTTGTGAATACTGTATTAGGCTCGAACACGAAGTATTTAAGAACTCTAGCAGTTGGCTTCTCAAGAGCTAAGAACAAGCGACGCACATTAATACGATCGAATGCACTTGGTTTTCTGAATAGAGTCTTCTGGCCCCAGATTACGTACCCATCGTTAGGGAAGTAGCACACAGGATTTTGTCCGATGCGATAGAGAAGATCGCGTTCTTTTTGGTTAGGATTGATTGCAAGATCTACCACATTGCGTACAATGCCTCTTGTCAATCCAGCCGGTGCAATCCATGGGAAACGATCTCTATCAGTTTCAGCCAATGCGCGCCCTGCCCACCCAGAGAATGGAACCCAGCAATAACCATCAGCGGCGCTGTCGTATACTCTCACCCAGTTTGCATATGATACTGAATATGATGTATTTGCAGCTTGATACAGATTGCGTAGCGGCCAGTATACTACTTTAGAGAATGGATTGGTTACGCGATCGCATTTGGATTCAAATACTTTGTAGTTGGTACCATTAACAAGGAGCTGGCGGAGTGGATCACTAATATGGATGTGGTCTTTGCGTGTTGATTCTGCGAAGTTGTTGAACAGATTGAAGATTGTTTTGTGAGCATCGCCAATACCATTGTCCCCAGTGAAGCTACCGTCAAATGAAGCCAATTGGGTAAGTGCTGCATTCGGTACAAATACAGTATCGTCAAAGATTTCAGACCCTAATGTGGCAGATGTTGTTCTTGTCGTAGCCCAGATAGTGCTCAGCCCGCCATCGAGAGTTATGTCGATAGGAATCAAATCTGGATTCGATACACATGCAAAAATACGAGCCAATTTATCTGGAAGATTACCGATTAATTTATTTGCATCTGTAGTTGTCGCAAATGTGCTAGCTTCATAAAGACTTCTTGATTCTGAGATGTTAGTGGACGCAATTGTTTTGCCGTCTGGCAGAACGATAAATCCTGTGCCTGATACACCAGTTGTTTTCCAGAAGCGAACCTTATTAGCTGGCTGACCGCTAGCGTCTGACCATGTAGTAGATTTCGAAATATATGGATTTACAAGTACTTTCAAATTAGAAGATGAATTATTTACAACATCTTCGATGAAGAATGATTTTGGTGGTCCTCCAAGCGGATCTGCAACTCTGCGTGACGAATCGAGCGAGCCGATATATGTCTCTACTAGAACTTTGTCGAGTGTACTATTACTCGCCCCAGCATAAATGGATTTGCGTACTTTAAAGAGACCCAAGACAATTGTATCGTTGTATGATGTTGTGTCATATACAAAATTCGGTACAGTTTCAAGAATTTCTGAAACAGAACCGGCTACACCGGCGTAGGATGCACTTAGCGCAAACCCAACTCTGCTTGAATCGACAGTGGCATATGTATTCGCACTGTTCACTGCTTTCAGATTCAGAATGTCTGTAAAATCTTGTGTAGGATTTGCTAATGCATTGTCTATAATCCCGACATAATATCCTTCTTGGATGTTATTGGACATCGACTTTGTGGTATCAATCACAATCATACCTGCGGAACTTAGTTTATTAACTCCCGTGCCGGTCGCAAATCTTGTTGCATTTGTTGCAGATAGTGCAGCAGCCGTAGCGCTCGCAGCCCATGAAATATTGTTGTTAATCAAGTCATAATACTCATCTTGTGTTAGTTCGACGTGATATGGTTCACCAAACACCAATGTATTAGAAATCAAGCTAAACGATGAAGTTGCTCCTGTTGCTGTTCCTACTGCTGCTGCACTATATGTCGACGACGCAGGAATTACAGGATACACCAGTGCACCAAATTTTTCACCATAGCTGCTGCCAGTACCACTACCATATGGAATTCTTGTAGCGATAAGATTACCACCGGAATTCAAATACTCGCGGCATGTGTGATAAAAATATCTTTCAGCTGCATTTGCCGGAGTACCATAAACAGATTCAAATTCTGAAAAACTTGTAACTGTAATTGGTTCTTCTGTAGGTCCTTGGCTTGCATATCCAAGAACCCATGTATTAGTGCCAACTGTTGGTTCAACGCGTAGGGTTAGATCGCGTTCTCTGATTTCTACGCCTGGTGATTCGATTGTACGTGCCATAATTACAATCTACTTACATTTTATCTTATGGCCGTTTTTGATTTAACTACAAATTTGTACTGAATTATTCGATGTTGGGTCTAATACGGATTCGAATTCTGTATCGCATAAAAGCTCTGCTCTGAATTGTGAATACATGAAACGAAACTCTCCGGCCATCGCTTTGCTGTCTTGATATGACCAATCAATACCACTTAGATAGACTGGGAATGCATTTGTATACGTAAATTTTATAGTCTTTGCTTTTTGGTATTCATCCAGAGCATAAACTGTCAGATTTGTTTGATATCCAATTCCTGGCATCCCTGCAACTCCTCGTGAAATATTTTTACCATCATAAATGCCATGAACATCATCAGAAATGAAGTCAAGCCATTTATATATGAACCAATAATTGTTAAAATTATTATCTACATTAAATCTTACCGAAATTGGGTCGGGTGCTTGTTTATTATGTGTTGACACCGATATTGATTGCCCTGCTAATCTTTCTGTCAGATATGGCACTGTGATTGACGGTATAACAGAGCCATATACAGTGAATTGCATCGAGTTCGAATTTAACAATTGATTCGTCCGTGCATTTTTGGTTTTTAAATGCCTTAATGCTGGTGGCGTGTCGAGTACAAGTAAAAACCTATCGACTGTTTGTTTATTGAGTGGACTAGAAAGCATATAGATAATTAATATCCTCTTGGCTGAATTCTGCTGCGCTTGGATCAAAATACACCGGCATCTGGCCTCTGAATATAGGCTCGACTGCCAATGTCAATTCACTGATCGGTGCATATTCATAAAACCCATACGGATCTACTAACTTAGAAACTTTACCATTGCGATCTCTTTCGTATACATCATAATATTTTTCAACGATGCCGTTTTCTAGTATAAAAAGAGCCCACACTGTTGCCATGACCCGATCATCCCATGTATTTCTCGAACCATTCTTTTTCCAAATGCCGTTTGAGTGTTTTACAAATGTACGAAATTCATCGATCAAGCCACCGCTTCTGACATCAACACATCTTAAGTGATTGACCCAATAACGCATATTTAATACACTATCATGTCGAACATTAGTATGGCTGAAGATTCCTCTTTTGTTTCTATCACTTTGTTTAGACGGCAGGAAGTCTAATAATCTTGTATAATGATATGATGTAACTAAGGTATCGACAACAGTGCCGCCCATGTTATTTCTTTCGATTGCAAGCATTGGCGAGCCCCACTGTAGAGCTATTTGGTATAATTTTCTAGTAAATGTCAACGGTTCAATTTGCCTATCATGGTATTCGGCGACTTGCTTAATGTTGCCAAGATCTGTAATGTCGTATATTTCCACAACTGACGCGGCTTCTCCTATGCCGTCAGATACATCGACTCCGATTGTATATACATGCGTTTTATCAGGCAAATCAAAGATCTTATAATGCCCATCGTCTAATTGCAATATAGGTTCGCGTGCTTTTTGACGCATATCATCAATGAATGCCTCATCGACAGATCCGCTACCAGTGCTGATAAATTTGTTGTCATATTCTTGAGCAAATGCTTCTTCGTCGCCGTTTAGGCTTGCAAGCATTGATTCTTTCCATTTTTTGCCTCTGCCCGGAACATCCGACCAGTGAATGGTCTCTGCGTGCCATTGATCCAAACCCTCTGTCGGGGCCACCGACGTTGCATTCTTATATATTTCATAAAACATATTGTCAGTACCATTTGCGGTACTAACTACAAATATCTGGGCCGTTTTAGAAGATGAAATTGTAGCTGACACGGATTTCCAAAATTGCGCCATGATGTTAGGTGCGATGAACGCCATCTCATCGACGATGATTAAGTTGGTTGCCTTACCACGGCCCGTATTCGGTGATGTGGTTTCGACTGATAGATATGATCCATTTTCTAGCTTCATCCCTGTTTCACCCCATTTCTCTACACCAGGCTTGAGCCAATTTGGTAATTGCTCATACGCCATTTTAACGCGGCTAAAAATTTCAATTGCGGTGTCTTCTCTGTTTGCAGCAATAACGATTCTTTGGTGTTTAATGAAACATGCTTTCCATAATGAATAAACACACATCAAAGTACTTTTACCAACCTGTCTAGATGCTAGAGTCACTACGAAACGGTTTTTGCACAGTGACTTTAAAACGCGCTTCTGTGCGGGGTATAATTCTATCTTTTTTTCTCCATCATCAATGTTAATAATAGTAAAATAAGATTGTGCGAAATAAATGAGATCTTTTTTGCATTTCGCAATTTCCTCAATCATTTCCGATGTATAGTTGTGCTTTGTTGCCGGTAATGGTAGATTTTCGTTATTGAGATAATGCGTTCGTTTTGACTGCATATAATTTTATATACTTATATGCATTATCAATTTTTATTGTTGTGTGCGAAAATGGGGCTATTCTATATAAGTACAATCTATAATCTATGAATGTCAAATTAAAACAACTTTTAGAGGCACGCAAGAAAGCAAAAGGCGCGAAGTTCAAACAAACGTCAGCTACTAAAGCTCCTGGCGATGCATTTAATGCGCCTAAAAAAGGGCTATCCGGTGCAGGCCCTGAGGGAGCAAAAACCCCAGTCAAACCAAAAAGTACCGTTAAAGAATCAAGAGTGCCTGCATTTGGTGCTAGATTCAATCGTCTATTCGAGCAAACACTTACTGAGCATGAAAATATGCTCGCAGAAGAAGATGGTGAACTATACGCTGAATATGATATGATGTCAGACGACGATCAAGTCGATTCCGATCTTATTGGTGCTGAAGGAGAAGATGTGACAATTACCCTTGATAAAGAGACGGCTAAAAAGCTTCATGCATTGCTGGCTGCAGTCATTGGTGGTGAAGAAGATGGCGGAGAGGGTGAAGAAGAAGGGGGAGAAGATTATGGATTAGGTGAGAGCAAAGATGAGGAAGAAGAAGACGATGAAGAAGTCGTTGAAGAAGAAGGTCATTATAGCATGGGAGCTGCTAATCTCGCAGCCGGTGCTAAGCTTGCACAAACAAGTACAGACAAAGTTAAGTGCAAACAGGTGGCACGCCCAGGCAAAGCAAGCCCGACAAAATCATACGACAGTAGCGGCAAGCTTAGCGCCGTTGGTGCTGCTAAACCACAACCGTTTCAAGTGAAAAGCAGTGTTGCCGCTGGTAAGGATCTTTTCTAATAGGCAGTCATATTGATAAACTAAAAAAGGAGAGCGTAAAGCTCTCCTTTTTTATTCGAATGAAATCACCAATTTCTCGTTTAAGTATTTGCTTGTTTTATTCTTGCCAATATAAAACATTAGCTCTTGATATGGTTGCGTGTTTTTGACTGCTATCTTGTCTACGCTATAATCAAAAATTATCCCATTATCTGTAATGAATATATCAAACGGAATAGGTATCGGCAGAATCTCAATAGATGGTTTGGATGTCTTGATGTAGAGGTCAAACGAAAACGCATTTATCTTTGACAGCACAAATCTGCCTGTTTTGAATACGTTGGTTCCATTAATTGATAGCTTAATGGTTTTTTGGAAGTGCTGCTTTAACGCATTTTCGATTTTGTCTATTATCATGAGTTCATGAATCTTAATTTATCTTCAGGGCTTAGCGGCAACATATTTGAGTCAAAATAGTCCCAAAATTTTGCAACTTCGTCTTCTGTCGTTACTGGAATTTGTGTAATGATCGAAGATCCCTCTGCACCAAACAATCTATATTCTTGCCAGAGAATATCCCATGCAAGAATTAGATTGCGGGCTGCTGGTGTGAATTTTAATCCACCCCCACCACCACCTTCATATCGTAGTGTAATTTTACCTCGAGGGCTATTGAGTAGACTATTACTTGTTGTTATGAATGCTCTTCTAGTTGATGCTGCCCCTGGCTTTGGATTGCGCCTAATGAATTTGACCTCAAGTACATTAGTTTCCAGCAGATTGCTTAGTTCAGTGAGTGATGCCATATTTTATTGTTCCTCTTTGAGGCTTACTTTGCCGAATAGTCTATCCTCGTTAATATATCGAACTTCGACCCCCTTATGTTTGATGCCCGGAATCCCTCGATCATTAGGAAATAGAACCATATCTCCTACTTTGACATTGTCGCTGCATTTGGGTCCCTTGAGAATAATTTCTCCTACTCTCCACATGTTATAGGTAACACCTGGGTCTACCCACAGAGAGCCTCGCTTGACAAGACCTTCACCGTTATTATCTTTATAAGCAATTGCTAGTGTATCACCAAACAATTCACTGATTTCATAGTCTTCAGGAAGTGCGGAGCTACTGTATTTTTCTAAATTTTCCATATGGGTGATTTATGTTACTTTTTGTAGATGTCAAGATCTTTTACCTTAAAATCAATTCTTTCCAAATACAACCGAACTTCTCTTTCAGAAATTTCCATATTTTTGGCAATTAATTTTACAGTATCGTCGTCTTTGCTATTTTCCGCTTTTGCTTTCTTGATGTAGTTTAATTTACGAAATTTTACTCTCGGCAATGAGGTCATAAACGCATTATACCAATCTTGCTTATCAGCCAATGCCATCCAATATCTATTGGTAGTTTCGTTCAGAATGTATGTAACTTCTGGCGAATGCATTGATAGCCATCTTTGAATGAGAAACGGCACAAAGTCATTTTCTTCTTCGAGCAACTCTGGTTGTTTCGAATAAAGGATATTTTTAAGATAATCAAATAGCATTAGAGAATTGCCGTCTTTGAGGTTGCGACAAAAATGTCATCAATCATAACATAAAACTCATTAATGACATTATTTGTAAATTTCGTTAATTTATCACTATCTCCTAATACATCTCGTGTCGAGTAAGCGAATGCTGGTGCCTTTGCTCCTGCACTGATATTCACTGCTAAGTGTCCAAGACTTGCACCATTTACTTCATGACAAATAGAAACACTAGCCTTTCCTTTTGGAAGAACCAATGAATGATGGTCTGATACAAATTCGTTGTTAACCATAATGTCGTCTCCTTCGATAGATACTCCTGGCACTCCTTCTTCCCATAGAAGCTGTGCAACTTTCGCTGCGAACAATCGTTGGAAACTTACTCCACCAAACCTGCAGACGTTTGGAAGTTCCCAAACAAACTGAATGGCGTCCTCACTGTAAATGTAATCATTCTTGAGAGCATCTTCAAGGTCAACGAGATTATCTGTTACTTCCATTGATCCTCGAAATGCCATGATATTGCCAAGCGGATGTACATTCTTGCCAAAATATCTATAAGCAAATCTTTGATGAATCAGCGAGCCGTCGTATTGTGTAATTTCTTTGTTAAACATAATATAGTGGTGATGTTGTTAATTTGTTAATATATAGCGGGATGTCTTTAGAATCAATATATAATCCTTGATAGCGCCAAAATATTTTATCTCCTTTTGCCAAAATCTTTTCAGCAATTCGATTTTTGATTATTTCGACTGCATTATTGTGGGGTCTCCAATCGTTGAGCAATTCATCTGGATAGTCGTCGAGGATAAACTTCTTGTCTGTTACCTTATATCCCCTGCGAATAATTTCATCTTTTATTTCGACATGTCGCTTGTGCAGGTATAAAATCTTATCAGTCCAAAATAAAATATGTCCTTTCCCAAGCGTAAATTCGTTGGGTACTTTTGATTTCATTTTGAATTTATTTTTTCTCAACATGCCATCCACAATAAGCAATTCAGATTGCTCTGCGATTAAATGCTGATCTAATAGCATATTAGGCTCAATGCCAGCATTGCATCTCATGGAATAAAATAAAGAGGCTTGGTTTGATAACTGTGGACTTCGATGAATTCATTATCTTTAATTTCGTATACTACTCTAGGGTTGATGCTCTGACTACATCTATTTGTAGCTGTTGAAGAAAAATCCCCAGTCTCTGGATCCATGAATAGAGTATTATCCGAACGTGTAACAAAAAGCTGATTGGTTAAAATATTATACATCCAACAAGCCCACGTTCCTTTAAATTTTTCAAAACATTGAAAGCCATGGATATGCAATTGAAACGGGATTACACTACTATCTATTTCATATGTATGATTGTCTCGAATGTGTTCGGGAATAAGCTCTTTGTGGTTTGTTAGGATGCCGTTGTGAGCAACCAACCAATTCCGATATTCAAAAGGATGGCATCTTATTGGTGTAAATGTATGACCAATCCCAGTAGGCGCTCGCAGATGACCAAGATAAAGAGATGCATCATTCGCATTGAATCTGATATCCATGTCATCACTTTTGTATATAGTGTGTTTATTATTTCTCCGAAATACTCCGCCAAAACTACTAAACCCTCTAACGGTATTTGCGTCGTATAATTCATTGAATCTTTCCAATTTAGTTGATTTAAAAATTCCGCACATATGATTAACTATACTTTGCTAAAAACCTCTTTTCACTATTTTTCCATCTTTCATTATCTGTAGAACTCAGTCCGCCTGATGCGTGTGTGACATGGATAGGAACTGTTGACATTTTCAACCCTGCTTTATTTGCGCGAAGACAAAAATCAATATCATAATGATGGAAATCGAATTGAGGATCAAAAAGCACACCATTATCCATAAGTGCCTTTCTATTAGCAGCTAAAAACAGCCCATCCATAACGATGCATCTAGATGGGGAAGGTCCAAAAGATGTTGCGAAAGATTGGTTTGTATTTGGAATATAATGATTCACAAATCCCATCCATTGTTCTCTAGGTGACATTAAATGCCAAAGTGCCGGTGATTTGATTTCTGTATTAGAACTACCAGCAAGACCCAAGATGTCGTAATTTTCAAATCCTTCTTTCAATTTTTCAAACCAAAAAATATCTTCAATTACGACATCATCATGAACACACACTACATAATCATGCTCACATTCCAAAATTGCATGGTTGTAAATTTCGGATAGGCCTTGCTTATTGTTATAAGCAACATATGTCTGGTCCGAGACTTTAGCCTTTCTCAAGAACTTTCCAAGATGGGAATTACACCAAAAATCGTAATGGTGCATTTTTGTCGCTGTGATGAAATAAATATCAGTACTTTTCATAATTCTCATTGAATGCCGTATTTCTCATAGTCAATGGAAATTGCATATTCCATGGAATCTTTTAACCCGGCATTAATAAATCCTTGTAATCTATTGGCGCATGCGACACATTCGCCGCATGAAAGTGTTTTAACACCCGGAATATAAACCGGGTCGTAGCATGTCCATGTCAGTTCGAATGGTACGTTTAATTCTGCACCTCTTCTAATGATTTCTTCTTTATTCATCGTCATTAGAGGTGCTTTAATTTCAATGCTATTTTTACGATTAAGGCAAATAACTCTATTAATTGCTTCCAAAAACTCTGCAGAAGCGTCCCAATAACCCGACAGAGTATCTGCTTGTTGTGCTCCATAATATACTTCATTTGATTCTGTGCTTTCAGCGAAACCTACCGCAGTGCTCAGCATAATCATATTACGATTAGGCACGTAACTTAGTGGCTGCGGATCTCCAAGAACATCTTTTGCTTTTGGTATGTCATATTCTCCGTTGAGCAATGCAGATGTTTGCAAGTAGTCAAAAACATGCTTCAACGAAATTTCATGTAAAATTACTTTGTTGTTCGAAAGCGCCGCCAAATGATCTACTACTGCAGCTGCTCTGGCACATTCAATGGAATGCTTTTGGCCATAGAAGAAATTCAAACAATATAAAACTTCACCTTCTTCTAATTTTGAAGCGACGTCATACAACAGCACTGTGGAATCTAAGCCGCCGCTAAAGATAATAACCTTATTCATAAATAAATATAACATACGGAAATGATGGTTGCAACTAATAAATAAATATTGTATGGCAAACCTCAAACAAATTTTCCTAAACACATTACTCGAACAGGAAGCTCCTGAATCTGAAACCAATTATGATGCACAACAAGATGAGGCACCTCTTCGTGATCGTCTTGCAAAAAATGATGTGCCTGAAGATGCATTAGACGTAGAGCCTGGACCCCCTAACACTGGATACAAAGCCGAAGTTGCCGCAGCAGAGGATTGGATTCAAAATATTGATGAGTTTGTCAAATACCTAAATGATACTGCGACTGGATCTATTAACCGACAAGTCAACGTATTAGATAGAGATAATAGTGTGTTTAAGGGAATTGCATCACGTATTTCGGATAAGGTTGCGCGTGTTTCAAGCGACTTAGCTGAACTTAAAGAAATTATTGCTGGGTTTGTTATCGCATCGGATCGCAAGGCTAAGAACATTAGAATGGCTGATTCTTTTGAAAGTGAATTAACTCCGTCTGAAATCGTGATTGAGAGATTATCACGTTGCGGGTTTGAGTATAAATCGTCATCGCCAGCATCGCATAGAATGGTGCTTGAAACAGCAGACGGTGAGTTATTTGCTGAAATCAATCAAGAAGGTCTCGTCAATGGCGAGAGCATTGATGAGTACATGGAACGTCTTAATGCAGAATACAACATCACTGAACTAATCGATGATGCCGATGAAACCATTATCGGTGAAGATGTTATCATGGATGAAAAAATCGTCAAGCAAATTAAAGAAATCGATGTAAAATTGGCTACAAAGTGGGACTACGATTTATACATCAAACGCCGCGAGCTTTTGTCTAAGATGGAAACTAACTACATTGATGTCGCCAAAAGCTTAGTCGAGGGTGATTAATTTATTTGCATGTATGATGCTTTTGCAGCAATGCCGTTCTTAGCATGCTTTAGTAGAATTTGATAAGGAAATTCATTTATTTTCTTATCAATGCAAATATCATTGATATCTTTATATATAGATAACGCAGCCGGCCATACAAATACGGTTTCCCCTTTGTCTACTAATTCAATAAATTTATCAGTAACATCTTCATTGCGATCTTGATATGGATTGTCCAAAACCCATACAATTTTATAAAACGCCTTTAGTGTTTCTAATTGGCTCTCTTGTTTTGGAGTGCATGCAATTCCCGCAACTGCTACTCCATTTTTGACAAAGCATGCGTCTACAGGGCCTTCAAAAATAAAGCAATAGTCAATGTCGTTATTTACATTATTCAAATTGAATATGCTTTTGTCTGAATTGATTTTTGACAAATATTTTGGGCCATCGTCATTGTCATTTATTTTTCTAGATTGGTAAAAGCAGATTTTATTACCAATATCGTAAAATGGGATGATAATACGATCTCCGTGGTATTTGTCCTTGTGTGAAAAATAAATCGCCTTTGGTCTGTTTATGGCAGTATCTAATTTTCTCATTTTAAGATACTTAACTGCTTTCGTTACAGCAGGGTCACTTTTATAAAAATCGATTACATTATCATCTAGCAGATTGATTGCATCGGTGGGTAGGTCCGGAATTGTGTATGTCTGTGATGATGCCTCTAATTTCTTAAAAAATTTGCCACCGGTGCCCATATCAAATCCATAATTTTTCATGGCATCATTAACAATTTGAGACGGGCTTTGTCCTGTGACCTCTTTAATCCACCACAGCGCCGTCCATGAGTTTTGACAATTATGGCAAAACATTGAATTTGAACCTGGGTAATAGTAAAGCCTTTTTTTCTTTAACCAACTTTTACCTTCTCTGCATATTGGGCATGATGCGTTATATTTGTCCCCAACTCGCCGAGCTTTGCCTGCATGAAGGTAAAACTTCTCAAGCACATAATCAGCTGGTAAATTATTGTCAAATTCGCTCATCTCTCTAAGTATAAATAAGGACTATATGAATTATAACGAATTGGTTGCATATTATCAAGTGAAATTATTAGGTGAAAAGGATTATCGTGGGTACAATCCTGATAATTTCGACCGTAAACATCAGAACATCACTACAACCAAGGACAAAAATCAATTTCGTCCTTACAACAAGGTATCACAGACACTAACGACATCTGCCGACCAAATGCTAAAGAATATAGATAAATCTGCTCCTGGCTCGATTATGAAAGTAACAGACCCAATAGCACAAGAAATAATGACATTCTATAACGTACGGCCTACCGAAAAAGAACCCGAAAAGAGATTGAACTCTGCTAATGGGTTAATGCTCATTCTCATAAATGGTGCATACTCATTGAAAAAAGAATAAACTCAATTATGTATTGCCCAGAACCTCAACCATATAAATTTAATCTAGCAGCTGGTGCCGACGCCGACAAAGGACCAATACCTGCTTTTTTGGATTTGTTAGGAAAATGGCCTACGTCAATTCCTCTCAAGACTATGTGGTCTGTAGAACTGACAGTGCCTCGAGTGATGAATACATATTTGTCTGAGCCTTTATCAAATCCATCAATATCATATGGCGTGAAGGGGGCCGACGCTGCAAAATCATGGGATGTAGATGATCAGCGTCAAGAGATTGTGACAGCAACTACAAAAGAAATAAATGGGTGGTATTTGGGAAATATGTTGGCTACGGGTGTTGATTTTATATCTGACGGGATTACAACTAAAAGGGCTGCTGTAGAAAAATCTGCTGGTTACTTGGGTGGTATCCTTACTGAGGGTCGTAATGAATTAGATGCGTTGCGTATATCTTTTCTCGAGACTAATATATCATATGTGGATACTGCAATTCGCCCATGGATGATCAATGTTGCTGCCGATAGTTTGGTTGCTTATAATCGCCGCGACAATTTGAAATTGCGGAGCGATATTATATGCAGCTTATATGCACTAACTGGCCCGGGTAAAGCACCTATCAAAAGAAAGACGTATTATTTTTATAATGCTTTTCCTTCAAGTATAGCCGGCGAAAAATATGCATCTGTGGGGGATTCGTCTATAATATCAACCACTGTTAATTTTTCCTATTCTCATTATTCGATTATATCTGGGAAAACATTTAGTGGATCTTGAAACCCGTTCATAGTAATTAACTTTTAATGATATTGCGGTCGTTTAATAAGATTTGGATACCAAGTGCTGAGAAAGAATTATTCTTCGCTGAGATAACGCACGACCAAGAAAAAATTCTTGCAAAGGCTGCGAAGCAGACAACGCTAAATTCTTCGTCATTTTGTTTTGCTATTGACAAAATCATGCAAGAAAATTGCATGGAATCTTATAATGATTTTAATATCATTGATCGATTATATTATGCCATATACACCCGAGGGTATTGCTTCGATAAAGAGTTAAAGTATTCCGTTGAATGTGATTGTGGTGATACTATGTCTTTTAATTTGGAGATTGATGAGGTACTCAGCAAAATTAAATATGCAGACACACATCTTAGTATTGATTTTGGTAATGTATTGCGATATACTATCGGTTGGCCCCGGATTGTAAATGATCTTGAGTATAGAAGACTGTCAGACAAAAAAGGAACGCTAGATCACAATTTATGGAGATCGTCGTTCATAAAAGAGATGTCTATTGAAGGTAATAATGTCCCTTCACATTTTCTTACCGTTGAAAATAATTTCAAGTTGTTAACTGAGTTGGGTGTGTCTGTAACGTCTAATTTTTATAAGACTATTGATGCTTTTATTGAGAAGGAAACCTATAAAGAAATCGCGTATTCTTATCGATGTTTCAATTGTGGATCGTTGCTGTATCATCTCGATACATCTCTAGACTCATTGTTTAATTTTGTGATATCTATATACAATGCAAATCTCCAAGATTTATATACAAAGGAAATGAATTTCATGACTCTTTTCCCTGGGCAACCAATCAATCAATTAATTCCAATTGAAAGAGACCATCTCATTTCTCTGAAAATCAATTCGACACAACAACAACGTGAGACATCGGATTATGAAGATCAATTTCTTGATATAATGTAATTTGGACATAATTAAATGCATGCCAGAATCAATAAAAATCCTCGACTTTAATGACGCGTTAAATCTTATTAAGAAAAATACAATGTCTGCGGCAACTGCTGTATGGATTCCATCTCTATCTCGTTCGTTTAAATTCAGACAACTCACAACACAGCAGCACAAAGAACTTTTAAAATGTGCCATTAATGCGTCTGTTTTGAAGTCCGAGATGAATATTGTTCTGTATAATATTTTGAAAGACTGCCTAGTTGACGATGCTAATGTGGATCAATTTACTATTTTGGATAAAATAGCCATATGCTATCAATTGCGTCGATTTAATTCTGGTAATTTTGTCAAATGCGAATTTAATGTTGATGGTGTCAAGCATTATAATAATTTTGATATTGATATTGCTATTGACAATTTTGAACAAAACTACTCATCAGTTGTATTAGATTCCGTTATCAATTCAAGCAATCTTCAAGTACGAGTTAGCATCCCGACTCTAAAAACACAAAAGGAAATTGATGAATATGTGGTTAATAATCATATAGCAGATCTTCATACTATATCAGATGAGGAGCCAAATTCTTTAAATAATTTCTTGGCTGAGATTATTATCTACAACATTATCCAATTCATTGATGAAATTGATATTAATGGCAGTACTATTGCCTTTAATAAACTAACAGTAGATGAACGCATTCAATTAGTCAATCAGCTTGATAAGTCTACATTTGATAAAATTTCTAAATTCGTATCAGAATTTAATCAATTAAAGGAAACACTCATCAATAATAAATTTGAATACAACGGCACCACTATTAATTTTCCATTAGATCTTAACTCGAATTTCTTTGTGACCGAATAATAAGACACGTCGGCTGTAAATAATAATATGGCCGATGAATCCACACGCATTAATCTATCTGACGTACGTATCAATATGTCAGATCTGCAAGATTTGATCGGAAGGCGTGAGACTGAAGAAATTTCGTATGCGCTAGCACGTGCAATTAAAGAAAAGGTATCAGCATCGATAACTAAATCTGATTTATTAATTGATCTAGGAGATAGGGTCAATAAAATTTTAGATTCTACAATGGATGATTCATTGGCAAATGCAATTCGCCCATCGATAATAGAATCTCTGAAGCTTAATTTATCTGACAATATCAAGAATACTAATTTCATTGATACTTCAAAGTCAGTCAATATATTCGACGAATTAAAAATACCTCTAGCTGAACAATATAGTACATTCGCTGCAGAATTATTTCAGCGCGCCTCATCTCAAACGTCAAATATAGATTTCAAAGCGTTAATTGAGGCTGGGTTTAATAATTCATTATTTGCACCTCAAAGTATTCCTCAGATAAATATCGAGAGCATTAAAGCTGATTTATCAAAATTGGCTTCAAACAATGCTCAGCCCTCGGCGCCTACTGTGAATTATGCATCTAATGATATGCTAAATGCATTGAAGGTGCAGAATACAACACAACAACAAAATGCAATATTTGATGCAGAGGTGACTGCTACTCCTGTTGTTCTTCAAGATGTCGGAGATAATGCTGTTAGTAAATTGAAGGGATTGTTCGCAGCTTCTGATCAAATTAGTGCAGGCAAACGGAATGAAGTATCTTCTGAAGAAATGGGAGGCGGGGGTCTATTAGGTGGCTTGGTAGATTCAGTTTCTGAATTATTTGGAGGGGGCGGATCTGCCAGATCTAGAAAACCATCTGGCGGGGGATCTCGTTCGGGTTCCGGCGGCGCGACCGGTTCTGGTTCCAGACCAAGAGGTTCGCGTGCAGCAAGAGCACCCAAACCCTCAAGAGGGGTTGTTTCGAGAGGAGCAGGTGCTGTTAGACGTGCTGCCACGAGAAGCGCTAAGACCGTTGCCAAAATAGGAGGCAAAGCGTTGCGAGCTGCCGGGGGTATTGCAAAGGGTGCTGGCGCAATGGCTTCATCAGCAGGTAAAATGCTAGGCCCTCTCGCACTTGCCGTAACTGCGGGGCAGGCTGTCGGGACTGTTCAAGACTTATTATCTGATGAAGGCAAGGAGCGTCTATTAATGGAATCTGAGCAAATGAGAAAGCGAAGTGGTGTTGGTGGATTCCTAGAAAATACTTTGGATTTAGTTTCGAACCCATCTGATTATCTTGCAAAGACTGGCATGGTTGCTGGTGGTGATATCGCCAAAAAAATCTACGGATCTGATCAGATAGATGCTAATTTAGTGGCAAGCAATAAGCAAAATACAGATTTAGCTCAAAGTGCACGTGCGTCTATTGAGAAAAGAAATGAGTTATTGGGTGCAACTAATGAAGGTAAAGAATTGCTACAAAATTTGAATATCGGAGCTTCGTTAATTAAAAGCAATGCTGCTGCTGTTAAAACAGATGCAGGTGAAATTCAGCGAATAAATCCTGGCATGGCTGCTGTTATTCTTGACAAGTATCAGGGAGACACACAAAAAACAATCGACGAGATGAGACGAATCAATTCGTTGCCTGGTGCTGATGCTGTTAAAGAAATTGAATTATTAAAGCAACAATTTAATAAACTACAACAAAGTTCTTCTGAAAGAACAACACCAGTGCAAAGCACCCCAATAGTAAATCCGTCACCAATGCTCGCACCCCCACAGGACTATAGCACTCCGGCTGTTACTCGGAATACCGAAAGCATAACGCCTCTGGTTGCATCGAGCAGTGATATCAAGAACATGACATCAGTCATTTCGTCAAAATTAGACACACTAAACAATATGATCCCACAACTTGCACCACCAGATAGCGGCAGTGATACATCTGTTGTTGTTAGTACCGGTGGTGAATCTGGTGGTGGATTTGGGGGATCTAGAGATCCAGCATATGAATTTAGAATTTCATCATGGAATCGTATTCGAGGCAATTCAATCGTACATTAATATATGCAAAATAAATCATTACACAATAGAATTCTAAGCCAATTAAGAACTCCATCTGATTCTGTTTATCAATATATGGGCGAATTGGGTGAAATTGATGTAGTCAAAGACTTTCATTGGGCTGTATTTGATGGTTCAAAAGAAATCCCGCGCAATAGGGTGCCAAGTATACGACTAACTGAATATCAGCCAACTGGAAGTCAAACTATAGCAGGCATTGAAAAACTAATTGCAAATGCATTTGGCTCATTTAGGTCTATTGGTGAGTCACTTGATTACTATAAATCTTTATACAACGCAAAGCCAACAGGTAATACATATATCCTACCATATTTTACATCTTCATTGCGAACTAAATCTAACAATTGGCAAGTTAATAATTTGAATAATAAGGCAAAACAACTATCTGATTTTTTTACTTCAAGTAAAGGCCAGGGGGCTGATGTTAATAAGAAGCAAACCAATAAAATCAAGCAAATCGGCGCGGCTTCAAAAGTAGTTGGTGTCGCTGCTGGTATTTTTACTGGCAGTCAATTGGGAGTAGAGTATCCAAAACAATGGGACGGTTCCCATGGTGTTGCGGAGTACTCATTTAGTATTATACTTCATAATACAATGAGCCTGCAGAGTACTCAACAAAATTGGGCACTTGTTACTTTACTAACTTATAATAATTCTTATAATCGACGAAATCTCGCCCTTCAAGATGCTCCCGTTCTTTATAAAGTTGAAATACCTGGTGTTAGATACTCCCCCGCATCTTTCATGAAAAAAATCGACATTAGAATGCTAGGGCAAATGCGTAAATATTCGCCTCAAGAGCTTTTGGGGTCATCTGGTGGGCAAATAATAATGCCAGAAGCTTATCAAATAGATATCACGATGCAAGATCTATTTGCCGAGTCAAGACAATTATTGTCTTGGATTACAGAGGCAGATAAAAGAGTTGAGGTTTTTTCAAAAAACACCCGCGAAATCGTTAATGAAAATCTTCAAAATGGTGCTAGAGCAAACGACGGCAGTGCTGGTGCTCGTGGCGTCCCAAATCAATATATCAGAGACTATGGTGGTTTTTAAAATATATTTGTACAATGAAAAAATTAACCAAAACAAATATTGATATATACAAAATGTCTTCCTTGTTCAACAAGTATGAAGATAATGATGGTTTTGTGTTTTTTAATATTCTTAAAAGAATCAATCTCAATGCTGATAATCTAAATGACTTTGAAATATTTGAGCCATATGTAATAAAGCCAGGAGATTCGTATACAAATATTGCATATAAATATTATGGCAATCTTAATGTGTGGTGGGTTATATGCACATTAAATAAAATTGACAATCCCTTTATTAAACCTGCAATAGGCGCTCGCATATATTTGTTGCGGCTCAATTATATGTCTCAGCTATTAGATCAATTATCATTTGCCAATGGATAATAAATATTATAACAAAGGGGGCAAGGAGTATACCTTCAGGGTCATTTTATTGAATAAAAATGATTCAGAAACTATTGTCCATGAATTTAATCCTAATTTAATCGAAGAGCTTGTCATTGAGGATAATTTCTTTCAATGGTATTCTAACGGATATCTCGTGTATGCTAACCACGATGAAGTATTTGAAAGAGGCTCTGCCCCCGCCGATGGAAGAGGCAATCCTATTGATCCTGTATTCTTTTACAAATATCGTTTTGATTGCTACGACCAGCTTGTTGTTTCCATCAAGCCTAAAGATACTTCTGATGACTTTCTAATCGAGCATAAGTTTGTTGTGTATGATGTTGAAGACATTGCGTCTAATAACAATCAGCTCAAAGTTAAAAAATTGTATTTCTGGGATCTCGAATATCAAATGATGCTTGATAAAAATTTAGCGTGGTCAAGTGGAATGCATTCTAAATTTACTGGAATGACTAAAGAGCAAAAGTTCAAATTGACCAATTATGAAAGATCTTTAAGAGCAGATGAAAATCTTGAATTGTTTTTAGAAGATCCAAATATATGTAACTTCGCAGGTCGTATTGATCGTGATCTGTGGAGACAGACCAGTAAAGAACATCTATTCTTTTACACTTCTCCTAGTCAAAACTTTTTAGCAGATGATTTGGAGTATCTGATCAGTAATTCTGTAGGCGATGAAGATACAGATTTTTCTCCAATGATTTTTCGCAAAGAAGGTGTCTTGGGGTCTAAGCAAAATGGCAAATTTAGTTTCCTACCTTTGTCTGAATATTACGAAAAAGCACAAACCGATTTCTTCATGGAGAACTTTTTCCTGCAATACAAAGGACACCAGGATAAACAAATGCTCACACTGAAGTCTCCTGATTATTTTAATACCAAGTCATATACCGAAAGTGTGATCTTTAATTATCAATATTCACAATCTAGTGGTATTGATAACTCTCGTGCATATCTAATCAAGCCACAGCTGTATTACAGTCATGGGTCTGGTCAATTCAATTGGGATATTACGTGGAACACACCATCGGTTGCTAAAAAATATGTTGCTAGTAAAATGACTAAGCATCTGAAGCAATTGGGTGACACCGAAACCAATACATTAGTGTTGCTTAACAAATATAAGAAGTCAAAATCATATACAGTAGAGCCTGAGTATAATATGAACCCTACCCGAAATGGCCGGCTTATTTCGGGTAGGAATAAGCTAGTAGAGTCGATGATTCAATTGAACGATAGTATTACGTTTACTGCAAGAGGTCTGACTTCGAGAGGATCTGGGCGATTTATTGGTATTGATTTAATGGCTGGATTTCCTAATATAGACTTTGATAATCGTTTGCTTGGACAATGGTTTGTGGTTAAAATTAGCCATATCTTTTTCAAGACTGGTTATATGAATGAGCTGACATGTGTCAAGACACACTCATATCAGAATTTAAAACCACTTGCACAAGATTTTGATCCTGATGAATTAAATACAGAGGGTTGGCCAGAGCCTACGCCATAATTAAATGTATGGCATTTACGGTTGCATCCACATATGATGGCGAATATCTACAAGACGAAGAATTTTACGTCTATGTAAGCTCTGATCCTAATATCACACGTCAAGAAGCTCGAGTCATTGATGAGATACGATGGTTCCTACAGACACAAAATAGTATTGATCTAATTGCATGCTATGACAAAAAGCTGCATACGGAAGAGGGCAATCCAGATGCAAACGAAAGATACTGCGAAAATGTGAGAGCCAATACAAGACCTTGCAAACTTATCTACCCAAAAATGTCGGCAGCACAGCTGCGTTACTTTGTACGCAAAATTGAGAACATTCATCCGGAGATAGCAAGCTTGGTGTCTGTCAATGAAATGCATCAACCTATTTCCCCCTCTGTGGCAACCATTGCAATGTTCTCATCAGATGCGTCTTCTACTGAGTTACAAAATCAATCCAAGACTCATACTTTTACTACTCGGGAGCAATTCAATGGATTAGTATACGGCACAGATCCAACTATACCGGCAGTTATGCCCTTGAATGTAATCCAGCAACAATTACCACAGGTTAATGAGTGGGTCGATAAATTAAATGCTTCTGTTAATGCTTTGTTCATCGAGACTCTGCCAGAAAAAACATACGGCAAGGTTAAATCTTCTTATAATCCCGGTGACGCACATGGGTTGGTGTTGAACAACGATGCACTAAAAGCAACTCGAGTGTCTGCTGCTATAAGCAGTATTCTTAGTAATACTAAAAAACGATATAAAAATCGATTTAAGATGATGGATCATTTGACACCATTGGTATCTCGTATGGATCAAAGTAAAGTGACTCTTCTTTATAAATTCGATATTGAAGGAATTTTAACTGAAGTCGATCCTAATGGATCCAAAAAAGGAAGTAATTTGGTTAGCAATAAAATATTATACGCATATTTGGAGCGATTTAATGATGACAACGTAAGTGGTAAATATATTCAATCATAATGAAAAAACAGTATATTAGAAACTATCTTGGAATAGTCGTACAAAACAATGACCCACTTAAAAGAGGTCGTGTTAAGGTATGGGTTCCTCATGTTGATATGACTGTATATGATGGTTGGAATAATAGCCAGAAGAATAAGCAGTTTAATTTTGTTGGTAAAAATACTTTTACGGATCTCAATGCAAATATTATAGAACAATTAAGATTATTTTTACCGTGGGCTGAAATGGCCATGCCAGTAGTTGGTTCTGGTAATACATCTGGTGTCTACAATTCTGTGCTTGATCGTGGATCTATATCTGATAAATCTGAATATTTGTCAGAAGGATTAGATTTTGTTAGTGACCGAAGCGCTGAGGAACAAAATGATGCTCGCAAAGAAGTTGGTGAATGGAAAGACATCTTGCCGACAACACTTGACAACTTATCAAGAACGGACGGATTGCCTAAAACTAAAGGCAAATCATATCCGACGTTGGTAGATGACAAATATGTTCTTGGGAATAAGCCTGCCAAGTTATACCAAGACAAACCCATTTTCGATGCCTTTGCAACGAGTGGTCCTACTCAATTAAATCGATATACAAATCCTTATAGCAATTCGTATAGACCGATGCCATATTCCAATACTGCTGCTGGGTCGTTTGCCATTCCTAATGTGGGTGCTCACGTATGGGTTTTCTTTGAAAATGGCGATCCTATGAAGCCGGTGATCTTTGCTGTATCATATGGTCAAGAAGACTGGAAGGGCATATATGATAGTCATAACGATACTACTTCTGTCGGTGCGTCACCTGATTATCCTGGTAAATTTGAGAATGGAATAGGCAGAGAGGATAAAGAATACGCAGCAAGCAAGGATGATATGATTTATCGAAGCAAGTACTCTTTAGTGCAAAGAGGAGGTGCACTGACATTCGTCAATACAGTTGAACGAGAGATCCTCAATTTAACGCATTTTAGCGGTTCATATAAAGAATTCAATAACTACACTACTGTTGAGTTTGCTGCGAATAACGATCAGCGTCTTGTGTTAAATGACGCGTTCTATACAGTCAATGGCCATCGCTCTGAGTATGTCGGTGGTGATTACGATTTAATTATCAAAGGAGCTTATAGGGTTACGTTTGGTGATCCCAAAAATCACAAAGCCCCTGCTGCGTCTATCAAGAGATTGATGGAAGAATTCCATAAAAAGTATAATCTCCCTTTTGAAATACAGCGTTCAATTATTGATAGTGCCGGAGGGCAATCCGGCACATTTGCTGCATGTCCTACTTGTAATCTAGCAGCATACGCAGCTCTTGAAAATGTTGCAGATGAAGTGGCCCAATCGATGTTCGATATCAAGTGTCCAACAGAGACTAGCCTAAAATCATTTCCAAAAGGATATGGCGTTGCTACTATACCAACAGAGATCTGTTTAACTTGTGGTGGTACGGGCAAGAGCCCTTCGACACAAGATGGTTCATGGGCAAGAAATTCTGATAAAGCAGATATGACGAGTGCGTTAGTTTCGCTCCAGACCCAAATGTATCCATATGAAGAGCAATTAGGAAATACTGCAGACGCCGTTATCAACTATGGAAAGAATCATGCTGTTGTCGTTGGTTCTGAGATGCATGATTTCCAATCATATCGAGTAGATCCTATTGGTAAGTTATCTCCGGCTGGTGTCAAAATTTCCCCTGGCACTGCTTACCAAAGATTAGCAGCTACTCCATTGGTAGAAAAAGTTCATGTAGATGCGCCTCCTACTGGATCATTCAATTTAACCTGTGGCTATAAATGTTCCATGCTTGTGGGATCTGGTGGTGTTTCCATTAAGACTACAGGTGCTGTCGATATCGGTGGTTCTGTCACAACTATAACCGGCAAGCAATTGGTTCTGTCTTCTGATAATGAAGTATATGTTGATGGTGGACGCCGCGCACATATTACTGCAGACAACATTAGCCTGGTTCCTAAAGGCAAAGATGGTGTTGCTGCTGTTTATGTGGGTGGGAACTTAGAGGTAGATAAAAATATCATCACCAAAGGTGGTGCGTACGTAGAAGGTGAATTATATGTCCAACACATTAGTGCTCCTATCGAATATCAATCGACTGAAACAGAGGTGACCGCTGCACATATTGTTCCTGAAATTGAAATTGGTTACATTCGAAAGGGTACAAAATTTGGTTATGATCTATTTGGTGTAGAGATTGTTACTGAAGAAGATATTCCTATCTATGGTAAAACCTCAGAAGAACCTCAAGTCTACACAAGACCTCACTTCCACTTATTCAAAAACGTACCATTGCAGCTTTATGGTACTAGCGCAGAGATGAGAACAGATGCAGTTGGAATGAATGCTTCCCAAGCAAAGCTAGCTAAACCTGCAGCGTATGTTCCTGACATTACCAAAAAGTTCAAAGGGGTTGATTTTAGTTCTTTGACTGTAGGAGATCCAGTTCTATCCACAGCAAACTCTGATGTGTCACTTGATGCTGTACTATCGCTTGGTGATATCGTTGCACCCGATATCGTTATGGAGTCTGTAGAAAAATTACCACTATGTCCTGCTGAACACGATCTCAAGACTGGATTGACTCCAGTAATGGATTAATCGAGGTAACTATTCAGAATACCTTCAATGGTTCTATAATTGGAATCACTAAAAGGTTCTTCTGCCAAACGAGATAGTGTAGCCTTGTCTGTTTCTGATACATGTGTAGGATCAAATAAAAGACCCATTGCTGCTACTTGCAAAGCATTGTATACTCCTCTCTTTTCTTGATCTGCTGTGTCTGGAGGTAATTCAACTCCTTGTGTTGTTCCAGGAGGCATTCCAGGCAATGCAGTGTCTTCCTGTTCTGCGTAAATCTTGTTTACATTTTCAATGCAAAGTTGTCTTAGAGTTTTGTAGAAAGTAGACATGATGTTATATTGGTGTGCTGCTTAGCTTCTGTTTAACAATTTCTGCTTTCTTTTTAGCATCTGCTGCTTCTAGTTCCTTTTGTTTTACCTTTGCATCGGCTGCTGCTGCTTCGAGCTCTGAAGCTTTTTTCTTCGCAGACGTCACTTCTGGGGATTCAAGTGCGGAACCTAGTTCTTCATTAAGGGTATTTAAAATTTCCTCTATAAGAGAATTGAATTTGAAACTCATAAAAATATTTATCCAAATTGAGCAGAGTATGCCTTAAATGCTTTGAAATCTTTTTTGGCTCTCTTTTCTTTGTCTCTTTTTTAAATCCTATTTTTCAATTTAATCCAGATAAGCACTTATCCATTAGCTATTTCTAACTACGCAAGCGCGTTTTTAAATGCAAGGTAATTTTAAAAAATAAATTTTAAAAAATAAAAATAATTGCAAAGAGAGCACAATTTCACAAACTTTTAATGAATACTTCATTATTATTTACTAAATGATGTGGACAGGGAACATCTCACACTCAAATTGTCGTTCACCTTTCGCTTTAGGCCAGAAAGGGAAAGACTATCAAAAAATTCAATTAATATTTTGAAATTAAATTTTTTATTGATTTGGAGTCGCTCAATAATTTCCCCTGGAATATCATTTAAAGATATTTCTCCTTCATACGCAATATACTTGGTCTTAAAAATTTTCTGTAATGCCTTCTTTAATTGGTCAAGACATTTGTCGGCTTTGGAATCACCTATGATATTAGCAATGCTTTCATTATTGAAAGGCCCATTATCCACGATCAATGTTGTGGTACTAGTTTTTAATAAATCTATGATAGTTTCAAAGCAGCAATGAAGAACAATCTTTTTAATATCACCTTGAAGACTTTTTTCATTAATCCCATAGTCGTCTAAAAAATTAAGTATTTTGTTCTGGCTTTTGCAGACTAGCTCCTTGACTGTTATTATCTGAAGTCCTCGATATAAGCCGTAGGAGGGTTTCGAATTCAATGCATGCATAGGGTTTTGTATGGTTTCGCTTGAATACTAATAGCGGAATGCGGTCTTTATTGCAATTGGTTTCGCATTGTTTAATGGAAGCCCATACATTCATCTTCTCTTGATTTTTGCATTCAATGTCAAACGGAATCAATTTCCTTGCTGCTGGAGACATTTTGATGTCTGTTCCACTCTCACCCATGATCGCACATTTAATGTCATCATCTTCAAGCTCTTTATGTATCGCGCGGAATGAATCGCGAACATAATCTTGCAAGCGCCGGCCTTTTGCTTTCGCAGCACTAGTTGAAATCTTCTTTGGCATACCCAAAGACTTACATCTTTTTAGGTTCTAATACACCCTTAATTTTCTGGCGTCGGAACATTTTACCCTTAAAGAGTGCTTTTGGCATTCTCGCATCGCCTGGTGCATAATCACCTTTAACACCAACACCCGCAGTTGAAGTTGTATTGCCATCTTCGCTAATAATATTTGCATTTGCGATGATAGTGTTGTATACTAAATAGAATTTCGATCCCACGTTTATACTTATGGATATTATTGCAAAATATGATGAAGAAATAGCAAGAGATGCACACGTTGATGAACTCAACGTCAAAGATGTCGCAATGAGGTTGCCGGCAATTAAACACAAATGGGTATCAAGACTCATTGCTCATAAGAGAAGCTTATATCAATTAGAGCAGCAAAAAGAACAATTAGTAGAAGCAGCGTTAAAGCGTATGAAAGAAAAGACTGACATACAGCTAAGCAATAATGCAATGAAAACCAAAATAGATTCGTCGCCTCAAATGAAACAGATTAACGACGATATCGCAGACCAAAAAAGCATAATCGACTACCTTGAGCATGTTGAATCTATTTTCCGCTATATGACTAACGACATCAAAAATGTTACAGAGATAATGAAACTTGAACTCACCTAATGGCTTATTTGAATTTTACATTCCAAAAGAATAACAAAGCAGTATTGCACTCGGATGCCTTTGATATTATAAGAGAACAACTATCGGTTGAGACTGAATTGTTTCTTCGACGTGGTGGCAAATTTCAAAGAAAGAAAACAAGAACGTATGCAATAACCTCAGCAGGAGTCGTTGATATCGGACTAGTTCCTGAACTAGTTAAATTGGCTTCTCAGTTGGGATTCCCTGTTAGTGTATCTCTAGATGATAAAGTAAAGAGCATTCTTAAACCTTCATTTAAATTTGAAGAAAATAAACAAGCATTAGCATTTGATCAATTCGAACTGAGACCATATCAAAAAGAATCTGTTGAATTGGCGGTACCAAGAGGACGAGGAATTATTGTCTTGCCGACTGCCACAGGAAAGACTTTAACAATGGCATCGTTAATCAAGACGATACTGAATGAAAATCCTCTAGATGGCAAGCATATTCTAATATTAGTACCAGATATTGGGTTAGTCAATCAAACACATGCAGACTTTCTTAAATACGGTTTGGAGTATTCATGCAGCAAATGGTCTGGTAGTTTTGAATTTGATTCAACAAGCAAGGTCATAGTTTGCAATCAAGCAATTCTTCGTTCTGAAAGCCAACAAGAGATAGTGCAGTACCTGAAAAAGAATACAGGCTTGATCATCGTTGATGAAGTGCATACGTTAAAAAAAGATAATGCATCCACGAAGATCATCGATGAATTTGAGACTATACACAGATATGGCTTTACTGGGACACTACCTGATGCACAGCTAGACTATTGGACATTACTTGGTAAAATAGGTCCTGTGCTATCTAAAGTCGAAGCACACGAAATGAGAAGCGATGAATGGATTGCCGATGTGATCGCTAAGATCATTTTCATTAAGCACCAAAATCCACCTCATATCGTCGTAGATATTAAAGAACCAAACAAAGCATATCTTGAAGAAACTGAATGGCTAATCCAAAACCATTTCAGAAATACATTGATGTGTAACTTTGCAAACAAGCTAAAGAAAAATAGCTTGTTGCTTGTCAATCGCAAAGAGCATGGTAGACAAATGTTAGAGATAGCAAAGTCTTTAGATGTTAATAACGAGAAAGAAATTTACTTCATTGAAGGTGAAGTCGATGTCGAAGAAAGAGAAAAGGTGCAAAAGATGATGGAAGAGAAAGACAACATAATTTGCATTGCAATGTCGTCTATTTTTAGCACAGGGATCAGTATCAATAACTTACATTATGTATTTTTCTGCTCCGGAGGTAAATCAAGAATTCGCATCATTCAATCGATTGGTAGAGGTAGTCGTTTACATCATAGCAAAGAAAAAATGATTTTATTTGATTTTGCAGACAATACCCGCTATAGTTTTAAACATCTGCAACAGAGAATATCCCTCTATAAGCAGGAAAAAATTAGCCATGAAAAAATTGAAATCAAAGAAGTCTGAAGATGAAACATCAGAGAAGAAACCAGCAAAAAAGAACAAAGAGTTCTACGTAAAACCGGAAGAGTTTCATGATGCAATCTTGGCGTACTACCAAGACGAAACAAATGAGATTCCGCATATCCTTGGCGATATGGTTCAAAAGATTGCTACTAAAATTGGGTTTCTTCCCAACTTCAAAGACTATTCATATAAAGAAGAAATGATTGGCGATGCTGTTGTTCGAATGATATCAGCTCTCTCAAAAAAGAAATATGATATCAAAATTGGTAACCCATTTTCATACTTCACCAAGATTGCTATCAATACTTTTATTGGCAGAATTAAAAAAGAGAAACAAAATCAAAATACGCTCAAGGCATACCGCGAAGAACAGTTTGCAAATTTGGCAAACGATGAAGCTTGGTATCAAACACGACGCCAGCGGATTGCAGAATCGGATAGCAATGAATTCTATTACGAGAATGATACGGCTAGCTTTTACGATGATAGCAAAGACACTAGACTAGAGAATGATGATGAAATTTAATTCTGATCGGATCGGTGTCATTGCAGATTTGCATTTAGGTGTTTATCGAGACAGCACTTTATGGCATACATTGGCATTAGAATTTGCCAGATGGATGTCCAAGACGTATAAGCTTCTAGATATCAAAGACATTGTTATTAGCGGTGATATCTTTCACAATAGAAAAGAAGTGTGTGTCAATACAATGCACACCGCATCTGAATTTTTCAAGATTCTTGAAGATTTTAATATTATCCTAGTTACAGGGAATCATGATGCATTTTATCGGGATCGGTCTGATGTCAACTCATTGAATATCCTCACCGGGTGGCAGAATATCCATGTCGTATCGGAAGCCACATCTATCACACACAACGACAAAAAAATAACATTTGTCCCATGGGCTACCAATATGGATACGGTAGACAAGTGTGACATCATGTTCGGCCATTTTGAAATAACTAGCTTTACCATATCCGAAGGACAAGTGTGTGAACATGGTGAGTCTGCTTCTAAACTTTTGTCATTATGTCCTCTTGTATTAACAGGTCATTTTCACATGGCTGATATGAGGAAGTATGATAACGGACGCATCATATACGTGGGATCTCCAATGGAATTGAGCTGGGGAGAGGCATACACACCAAAGTATATTTGGGTGCTTGATATCAATGAAAGCAAAGCAAGAGCGATAGAAAATAAAATATCACCAAAGCATCTGAAATTTAAAAGTTCGGCTATACGCGAGAATGTTGCTGAATATCGCTCAGCGATAGCAAATAACTTCATTCGTATACAGATAGATGAAGAACTTTCTGTTTCAGATATTGAGTTGATGCAATCGCAAATATCAGCACTGAAACCTATTGAATTGAATTTTGAGTATCAATCATCTGGAACTATTACGCTCGATGATATCGATGAAGATTTTGATCCTATTGATATTGAAAAGACCTTCAAAGAAATAGTTGATAAGCTATCAGAGGAAGCACCAAAGAAACAAAGAATACTTCAAACACTAGTTGAAATATATAGACAAGTTAGTTAATTTTACAAAACATGAATACAAACTTATTGCAGCCCGACGCCGACGTTGTTAAAACAGGCTTAGAAATACCACAGTCATTAGACGGCATCCTTGTTGATAATGATGACACATGCATTTCGGTACAGACATCTGATGCGATGTTCAAATCATTTGAAAATGACCCAGACAATATAAACATATCAAATCTCTATACACCACAAGAGTCAATTGACTTGACGGATCTTTTTAATGCTTTATCTCCTTATAAGTCACAGACCAACGGGATACCAACATTGGACTTTGATGACATTATGAAAAGTATTGACGATGATATAAAAAGCAGAATGAATGATGAAGGCTGATCAATTATGAAAATAGGAATAGGAATCATTACATGTAATCGTCCAGAGTTTTTAAAAAAATTATGGGCGACCATGCCAGACTATATTGATGATATAGTCATCGTCAATGATGGGAATAAAATCGATAATATAGAAGGAGCACATATTATAAACAACCCCAAAAAAATACAAGTTGGTGGATCAAAAAATGTCGCGATGAAATATCTTATCGAACAAAAATGTGATTACATCTTCACCTTAGAAGATGACATTTTAATCGAGGATCCGATGGTGTTTTTGAATTACATCAATGCGAGCAAGTCAACAGGAATTTGTCATTTTAATTTTGGATTTTCGAATCGTGAAAATTTAGATGCATCTTTACAACCGGTTTATAAAAAAGTTATCGAATACCCAGACGGAACGAAAATTATATTAACACCAAACATACTCGGTGCTCTTTCTTTTTATACAAGAGATGCGTTGATGGAAATTGGGCTACATAATCGTGTATTCAACAAAGGACACGGAGATCATCCAGAGCTAACGTATAGAGCATACAAGCACGGGTATACAACGCCGTTTTGGTGGTTTGCTGACATATATAATAGTTGGAGCATGATTAAAAATCAATCAAATATGTCAACAGATAGTACGATTAGAAATAACAATTTTTGGCAGTCATTCAACGAGGCGAACGATTCATTTAAAGTGCTGCACGGTTACAAAATGACTGAAGTACCATATGAGGGCGAAGAAAAAACAATCGAAGTGCTCAAACAATTAAAAAATAACAAACAATTAAAATGAAAATAAAAAAAGCTTTAAACCATTATTTCACATATCCTGATAACGTAAAAGTACATCTTCCATGGTCACCTACAGGTCTTGGAGATGCCATTGATTGGCCAGAAGAAGTATTGAAATTATTTAATTATTCTCCAGGTTCTGGCCGCAATTTGTATATCTATCAATATTTTCAAAATCTAAAAAAACAATCAATTAAAAGCATTGATTATTTAGAAGTGGGGACGTTTATTGGCAGTAGCGTTATCGACATCTACAAATTTTCAACACTATTTGATATTAATGTAAATATTACAGTTGTTGATACATTTGAAGGGACTACAAATGAGGACATGAGCGGCTTCATGAGTCACTGGGATGAAACTAATAAATTCAAAAATAAATTTCTAGAAAATTTAAAGGAAAATAACATCACAAATGTTAACATATACGAGGGTTACAGCGATGATTTTTTCAAGACAAATAAAAAAACATATGACTTAATATATATCGACGCAGATCATTCATATGAAGCAGTTGTTCGTGATATTAATAATTCACTACAAATTTTAAATAAAAATGGTAAACTTACCGGCGACGACTATCATCCTATATGGGGTGTGTTTAATGCTGTAAATTCATTTGCAAATAGATTCAATGTAAACATTATCGGTGAGATGTGGTATATTTAACAGACTTAAGTAACATAATAGTAATAGTTAAATTATTGAAATAATGAAAGATAAAATCGGCGTTGGAATCACAACATATAATTCGGAATCATACTATAAGGCTTTGTATGAATCTTTGCCCCTTGATAGAATTGATTGTCTAGTAACAGTAAACGGAGGTGACAAATATCAAAATAATTATTCAGGCAAGTGGATTCAGCATACTCAAAATAAATATCCATCTGTGTGTCGGAATGAATGTGTGGAATATTTACTCGAACAAGGATGTGAGCATATCTTTATTATTGAGGATGATATGATTATTTTAAATCCAAGCATATTCGATGAATATATTAGGGTTTCAAAAGGAACTGGATTAAAGTATTTTTGCTTTGTAAGCACAGGGGCTGGTTCAGGAGATGCGCATCACCGAACACCAAAAACGATAATTGATTATCCTAATAACTTGCAAGTTGCATTTTATCAAAATATGTGCAATGAATTTACGTACCACCATAGATCGGCTTTTCTAGATACAGGTAAATATGATGAAAATATGCGCGATGGTTTTGATGTCGACATGGTATATAGAGAATCAAAAAAAGATTATAGCTCATTATTTTGGTGGTTTGCTGACATAGTTAATTCAGATGGGTTTATAATGAATAACCCAATCGCAACGAGTCGCTTACAAACCAATAGAGCTGATGGAAGCAGAGCGGATATTATAGATAAAATATGGGAGTATTTTTATAATAAACACCAAATCCGTGTTAATAATATCCCACAGCCAAGTCTTAGAGATTTGAAATTTAAACTTATGCAAGCATATGAATCAAAAGATTGACGTATTTTTACCAATAGCACCAAAAGATCTTTTCAGGTCTAGACTCGTCATTAAATATCTTTTACGAAATGTGCCTGATATTGCAACGATTCATATTTGTACACCCACACCAATTTCACCAATATTTGAAACAGGCGAGCATGATATCTGTTATCATTTGGATCGAGAGATTCTACCATATGCCACTCCACAAAAATGGAAATTTAGACCGAATTGGATTCTGCAGCAATTTTTGAAACTCTTCCAAAACGTTACAAAAACAGAATATTACATGACAATTGATTGCGACGCTATTGTTACAAATCGTCTGGAATTATTTGAAGAAAATAGACCAATATGGTATTACGGATATGATCAATGTGAGCCCCAATATTTTGAATTCAATAAAAAAATGTTCAATTTAGATAGAAAAGCAACACATACATATATTGGCGATATCGGTTTCTTTAACAAAAATATTATTCAACACCTAGTAAATTATGTAAATTTAACACCACAACAAATAATTGAAAAGAGCTATGATATAATTTCATATAATTGTCACCCGTCTGAATTTGAATTATATGGCAATTTTGTTGAAATGTTTTACCCCGAGCTATATATATCAAAAAGGTTAAAAGATTTAAGAACTGGCAAACTCCAATCAGATCCGTACGATACTAACTGGAGTCTTGATGAAACCCTACAATTAATTCAAAGAGGCATATCAGAAAAATACGATGTAGTTAATATGCATTCTTGGTGCATACCTTCCCATGCGTGGTAATAATTAAAAGCAAATGAAAGTAATTTTAATACATTTATCGCCACATAAATTGCCGATTAATGACAAAATGATATATGACTATACGTACGACGAGTTGCCTCCTTATGCAGATATCTGTATCAAACAATGCAAGCATTATCTATGCGACCCGATTGTCGTTGATGATCAATACGTCATGAAATACATGCAGCATGACATACAAAAATTATATACAATCTGCAAAGAAAAATATCCATCACAATCAACAAATGCGTTTTGGTTCACAACGATGATACGTTTATTTGTACTGTATCATTTTTGTAAGAATAATAATATTAACGAATTTATTCACATGGAGTATGATAATTTAATATACTCCGACATGACGATGCTTAAAAAATTACAGCCATCGGTGTACTTCACTAGAGTCGATCAATATAAAAGCTCTGCAGGGTTTGTTTATTGCAATTCCTTGATTCACTTAGAACAATTTATCTCGAAAATGATAAAATTGCTGAACATTGGCGAACAATCATTATACGCCAATAATGTTATTCCATATTTTACACCAATATCAGAAATGGTAATGATTGATTTAATATATAAGGGAACACAAAATATAATAGATTATCTTCCCGCATTGCCGTTCGAACCAGCAGACGACAATTTTAATAATTTAGGGATATTATTTGACGGGGCTTCTTATGGGCAGTACATAGGAGGCACAAATAACGGACATACTAAGGGATTCTGTGATCCGAATCATTATGTTGGCAAATGCATTATTGATAATAAGCTAGATGTTATATTCGATAACCAAAAGCCCTACGCTGTACATGATAACAAACTAATACCAATTGCAAATCTTCACATCCATAGCAAACAACTAGAGCTGTATGTGAGTTAATTCGGCCAAATAATAGATTAATGAAAAAGTATAGTATAATAAATAGTATAATAAATAGATTATAGTTCAGCTCATGAAGAAAGAAAGAAATAAGTGCATTTTGTGTGATAATACACTTTACAATATATTAGAATTTAAACTCCCATGTTTTATGGGTGTCGTAAAAGAAGCATCTCACACAGAAGATTTTAAATTATCTTTAACACAATGTCAAGAGTGTGGAGAGATACAAACAAAAGAGCTATTTGATGTAAATATTGTATACCAAAACAACCATAACATAAACACAGTTGGTAGTATTTGGGAAAATCATTATATAGAATTTGCGAGGTTTATAAAAAATGATATCATCAATAAATCTATATTAGAAATAAGTGATCCTTCGGCCAAAATAGCAAAATTGTCTACAGAATTTGCATCATGGGATATAATAGAACCAAATCCAGAAAATATAAAAATTGAAAACGTAAAATTCACACGAGGATTTTTCGATGAAAATTTCAAGACACAAAAAAAAGATATTATAATCCATTCGCATTTGCTGGAACATATGCACGACCCAATATCTTTTTTAAAGCAGTGTCATGATATCTTGAAGGATGATGGTATAATGGTATTTTCAATTCCAGATATGGATTTCTTGCTAAACGCCGGATACTCGCCTGGTAATATACTTCATTTCGAGCACACATATTTTATAAATAAAGATGTAGTTCACTATATAGCAAAAAAAACAGGATTTGAAGTAAGCGAATTCTTTTTTTATAAAAATCATTCTGTGTTTTTTAAATTAAAAAAAATTACACCCACTAACGAAAATATAAAACCAATTAAATTGGAATTAGGCAATAAATTTACAAATAATTTTACACACCACCTATCTAACATAAAAGACATAAACAAAATCACAAATGTTAGCACAGACGAAATATATCTATTCGGAGCTCATGTATCGTCGCAATTTTATATATCAAATGGGCTAGATACATCAAAAATCACTACCATAATAGATAACGCACCTAGTAAATCTGGTAAATTTTTATTTGGCACGGAACTGCGAGTCGAACAACCCGAAATCTTGACAAACAAAAAATGCACAATAATATGTAGTCATGTTGGCGTATATTTTGACGAAATAGTATCAAAATTAAGAAGCATTAATCAGACAATTAATATAATATGAAAACGGGATTCATCATAACAGCATATAAACAAATCGATCTATGCACCAACACTATTAATATGATAAGAAAAGACTATGGTATATTAAAGACCTCACCTATTATAATAGTAACAACATCAGAAGAAGATATCGGTTTTAAAGAGTTAGAAAATATAAATGACAATATATTCGTAATTGAAAATAAAGATGTACCTAGGTGCACGCCAGTCAATTACCTAGGAATAGAACATTACGGATTCAACTTAAGCAAGAGAATATTAATTTCATTGCAGAAGGGGTTAGATAAAGCGATCGAACTAAATTTAGATGTTATAATACATTTACATTCAGACACTTACTGGCAATCTAATAAAATTGATATTTTGACAGAATATTTAAAAGATGTTTACGAAAATAAATTACTATTCAGTGGTGATTTATCTTTGATCGATGTGGATTCGCCAATAACAAGAGATATCCATTTTGAACCAGAAGGATTAATTATAAACATAAAAGAATCTGTAAAATGCGGGTTTGCAAAATTTGAAAATATTTGGGCTGGTGATTTTAATTCACACAATTATGGAAGTATAGAAGCCATGATAGGACAATTTGCAGTGTGGTGTCTATCAAAACAGACAATATTATCAAACGAACCACTGCCAAAGATATATAGAGAAAAGGTAAAAATACGCCAGACAAGACCATGTCATGGCATATTCGAAGATGGCCTCGTAAATCAAAAAATAATCCAACCATACGACTAAAACATTCAGAATAGTCACAAATAGAAACGGATGGATTTATAACATATAGGTGTTCATGATTGCAAAAATGTTTAGTGATAATAAATAATATTTAAAATACAACATGCTAGAAGAATTAAATAATTTAGCTATAGTAGTACAAGGCCCCAGTGCTAATGTAGATAAAATCAAAGAAGCATATGGGGAGTACAATTTAATAATATCTACGTGGGAAGGATCTGAAACATTATATGATGCAAACGATAACGTTATCTTTAATAAGATACCAGAGGATAGAGGATTTATGAATTTTAATTTACAGATATTGTCAACATTAAAAGGCATAGAAGAGGCTAGTAATAGGGGATATAAATACGTATTAAAAATAAGATCAGATATAATCCCAACCAATTTTACAAGGTTTATTTCCAATCTTGATAAAAATAAATTAAACATGTTTTCATGGAAAAATCATGTCTGTTACACAACCTGCCCTGGATATTTAACGGATCATTTAATGCTCGGGACGGTAGAGGATATGTACACGTTATGGGACATAAAAGACACAACATGGATTGAAGTACCTGAAATACAATTAACACAACAGTATATAACAAAACTACAAGGAAAAAGAGATATTCGTTTTTTTATAAACGACCTAGGAATTGAAAATGATTTTTATTGGATAAAGCGTAATATATATTTATCATGGTTTAGGGAAATGTCACAAGATGGAGTTCGAGGCATGCACTTGTGCAACGATACCAAAGAATACATACATAGCGAGTATATTAATTTTTTACCACCCGAAAGGAGAATCAAATAATGATAAAATTAATTATCTTTGATTTAGACGGAGTCTTGATAGATACCAAAGCTCTACATTATCAATGTCTAAATACTGCATTAGAATCAATTGACCCAAAATATACAATATCATTTAACGAGCATCTTATAAAATACGACGGATTAAAAACAGGCGAAAAATTAAAATTGTTATCAAAGGAAAAGAATCTACCAGAACACCTACATAGGCAAATATGGATAGAAAAACAACGACTGACTCTTAATTCATTAGATGATATAAAAGAATCTGATAAGTTAAAACACCTACTTGATAATTTATCCCAAGATGGTTATAAGATTGCATGTTGTACTAATTCTATTCGAAAAACAGTAAATACTATTCTCTCAAATTTAGGAATAATATCGCATTTTGATTTGATATTATCTAATGATGATGTTGAAAATAGCAAACCACATCCGGAGATATACTGGACCGCGATGAGTAAGCTAAAGATGATGCCAGGCGAAACATTGATAGTCGAAGATTCACCAAATGGTTTGATTGCCGCATGCAGAAGCAATGCAAATGTTTTTAGAGTAAATTCACCAAATGACTTGACACATGGATCATTATACGATAAGATAAATACCAATAAAAATAACATGAAAATACCAAAATGGAAAGGCGAAAATCTTAATGTTTTAATTCCGATGGCAGGAGCAGGCAGTAGATTCCAAAGTGCAGGGTATACATTTCCAAAACCACTAATCGATGTCCGCGGAGACCCGATGATACAGCGCGTAGTTGATAGTTTGAATATCGATGCAAATTATATATATATTATCCAAAAAGAGCATAGGCAGAAATATAATCTAGATACTTTACTAAAATTAATAACACCAAAATGTAGTATAGTCGAAGTTGATGGTATAACCGAAGGTGCTGCATGCACTACGCTCATTGCGAAGGAATTAATCGATAATGATGTGCCGTTATTAATTGCAAATTCTGATCAATTTATCGAATGGGATAGCAGCGAGTTCTTCTATAAAATGATCGAACAAAAAGCAGATGGTGGTATGCTAACGTTTAAATCTACACACCCAAAATGGTCGTTTGCCAAAGTCGACGAAAGTAATAATATCACTGAAGTTGCAGAAAAGAACCCAATATCCGACATAGCATCTGTCGGTATATATTACTGGCAAAAAGGCAGCGACTATGTCAAATACGCAGAACAGATGATTGAGAAGAATATTCGTGTTAATAATGAATTTTATATCTGCCCAGTTTTTAACGAAGCGATTTGTGGCGGCAAAACAATCAAAATACATAATATCGAAAAGATGTGGGGATTGGGTACACCAGAAGATCTCGAGTACTTTATTAAAAATTACACAACCAATTAACCAACAAAAAATATGAATAAAGAAGATGCAGATCTGCTCTCAGTATTAATTGGGTCATGTGATAAATATCGCCACCTTTGGGAAAATTTTGACATTCTGTTTAAAAGATATTGGCAATTAAAAACAAAAAATATTTTTGTAAGCGAAACGATTAAGATACAATATAAAGATTATATTAGTGTAACTCCTGGGGCTAATTTACAATGGACTGATATCATGTTAAAAGGTCTTAATGAAATTAAGACACCATATGTTTGTCTTATTCTTGAAGATTATTATTTGACAGAGCCGATTACGTCGAAATTTATAAGAGAGCATATTCAAATGTTAGAGCATCATAATGCGGATAAAATATTATTTGATAGGTTATACCCACCAGGCATATATGAATTAAAACATCTTGAAAATAATTTGTATATATTCAATCAACATAGTGATTATTTAAATTCCGTACAACCTGCAATTTGGAAAACCGAGTATTTGAAACATTTACTAGAATCACATTCTTGCAATCCGTGGCAATTTGAAGTAGATTGCAACAGATATACCCAACAACTTAATCCAAAAATTCTCTTAAATGCAAGAGATCATTCTATGTATTTTAACTACACGAGATCCGGTGGAATAATAGCAGATGGATGGCAGGATGTTTTTGCTAAAGAAGATTTGACACCATAATCTGGACGGAGATAATATATAAAATAGAACATTACATGAACACACTTATTATTAATCTAAAGCATAGGCAAGATAGGTTTGAGCATATTACTAATGAGATTAAAAAATTAAGCAATGTTATTAGCAATGTATATAGGGTTGAGGCAATTATCGACGAGACAAGAACTGCATTCAAATCACACAAACAATGCATCAGAATAGCAAAAGAACGCAAATGGCCGTATGTTTTAATTCTCGAAGATGACGCAATGTTTGAAGACAACGCGAATGATATTTTGCTGAGATCAGTAAACGAGATACAAAATCATAATTGGGATGTACTATATCTTGGTGCATCTTTGCTTGCGCATACTACAAGAGTATCCGACTGCTTAATAAAATTAACGCACGCATATGCACTACATGCATATATTGTAAATTCGCAAATGTATGATACTATTTTAAACTTACCACAAATATATGAAATGGATGTTCACTATAACCTGATTATGCCTCAACATAATATGTATATGTGTGATCCTATGATAGCGTATCAAATGCCAAATTATTCTGATTTACAAAACGGATATAGGGATTACAACGCAGCGATGAAAGAAGCCTATAGTGAATTAAAACCGCGATAAAATTCATTTGAATACGAGCTTTTTTGCAATAAATACAAATGATATGATTTGATTTGTAAAGAGTCGGTTGTAATTTTTATAGATATTTTATGATAAAAGTTCTCGGAGACGATATAATTATAGATGAAGATATTTTTATAAAACAGGATTTAATTATCAATGGTTCACATGTAGCCATTGATAAGGGATTTTATTGTACAACCAACACTACTATTGGTAGTTATGTGCATGTCGGCCCTTATGTAACAATAATAGGAGGTAAAGATGGCTCATTTACTTCAAAGGGATTTAATAATATAATGGCGGGTGCTAGGATTATATGTGGGTCTGATAGGTTTGATGGTAGTGGTTTATTTGGTGCAATGATACCAAAGGATTTAAAAGGAACACAAATTATAAAACCCATTGTGATGGAAGAGTTTTCTAATATAGGTACAAATTCTATCGTATTGCCCGGATCTATACTAAGAAAAGGTGTTTTACTAGCAGCAGGTAGTTTATTGATGGGAGATACAGAAGAATGGGGCGTTTATAAAGGAAATCCGGCAGTGTTAGTTAAAAAAATTAATCCTGAAAAAATAATCAAAAATGCTAAAAAATTAGGCTATGATGAATTTTAAAAAAGTTAAAATCAATATGATTGCTGGCGGGTTTCAACACAGTATATCATCAAACGACCTGCCTCCAAAATTTATTGAATGGACCAAAGACGGCTCGGCATCGATTTCTGTTTATATAGATCATGGAATATATCATCAAACAACACCACATACAAAAAACTATGGATGGATATGTGAATCTAAAACAATTATACCCGATATTTATTCATGGGCCGAAAATAATTCTGATTTACTGAAGACAAAATTCATAAAAGTTTTTACACATGATGCACAATTAGCCAAAACGTCAGATATATTTCAATTAACACAATGTAGTGGCAAATCATATTTTAAGCAGGGCGAAATATATCCAAAAACTAAATTAATATCAATGATCGCATCAAATAAAATAATGTGTGCAGACCATCAATATAGACAGCACATAATTCAAAAATTTTCAAGTAAATGTGATCATTTCGGCAGAGGTTACAATGAAATACAAAACAAAGAAAGTGGTTTAAAAGATTATTGCTTTTCAATAGCAATGGAAAATGCAACGTATTCCAACATGTTTACCGAAAAAATAACAGACTGCTTTATGACAGGCACAATCCCGATTTACTACGGTATGCCAAATATTAGTGATTACTTTGATACTGATGGTATAATAATATTGGATGATAATTTTAAAGTCGAAGATCTGTCTTTTGAACTGTATTATTCTAAAATAAAATCAGTTGAAAAAAATCTTCAATTAGCCGTTGACTTGTTGATGGCGGAAGATTATATTTATAAAAACTTTATTGAAAATAGATACATAAAATATGTCATTTGAAACCGTTAATGAATTTGAAAAGGCTGTAGCTAATTTTTTTGGTTCACCATATGCTGTCGCAGTAGATAGTTGTACTCATGGCATTGAATTATGCTTAAGATATACAAAGGAGACAAAAATAAATGTACCTAAAAGAACGTATTTATCAGTGCCTTTTTTAGCGGAAAAAATGGGACTACAAAGAGTGTGGAGAGATGAAGAATGGGAAGACTACTATGTACTTAACTACAGTAGTAAGAAGATAATAGACGCTGCGGTTCTTTGGAGAAAGGATAGCTATATACCAAATACATTTATGTGTATTAGCTTTCAATATCAAAAGCATCTTTCACTGGGTCGTGGTGGAATGATTTTGATTGACAATAAAAATGATTACGCTATACTTAAAAAAATGTCTTACGATGGTAGGTTACCAAATATACCATGGAGAGAACAAAATATTGATACAGTTGGATATCACTACTATATGACACCAGAGGTAGCCGATTTAGGATTAAAAAAAATAAAACAGGCAATTGATACTGCACCTAAGAAATGGCTAGTTACTGATTGGCCCGACCTGACAAAAATGGAAATTTTTAAATAAAATTATGGAAAAAGAAAAAATTAATTATAAAGGCCGCCGGGCGTTTCTGACGGGTACTAACGGACAGGACGGAAGCTACCTGGTCGAATATTTACTGGATTTGGGTTATGAAGTTCACGGCATTATAAGAAGAAATTCAACTGTAGAATCACAACAAAGCAGATTTAGTGAAGATGTCAGACATAAAGTTAATATTCATTACGGAGATTTACTAGATCAGGGTGGTTTAGAAAAATTATTGGATCAAATACAACCGGATGAGATTTATAACCTTGCAGCCCAAAGCCATGTCAGGATTAGTTTTGACATTCCACAATTTACAATTCAAACAAACGCTATTGGTGTTCTTAATATTTTAGAAGCATATAGACGTTCTTGCCCAAGTGCTAGATTTTATCAAGCGAGTTCGTCTGAAATGTTTGGAAATTCTGTAGATATAGATGGGTTTCAGAGAGAAACAACCCCCATGAATCCTGTTAGTCCTTATGGCTGTTCTAAAGTTTTTGGTTATAATATCGTCAGAAATTATCGCAACGCATATAAATTGCATGCGTGCAATGGAATATTATTTAACCACGAATCACCAAGAAGAGGGTCAAATTTTGTAACCAATAAAGTAGTCAAAACGGCAGTTGAAATAAAATTAGGATTAACTGATAATTTAGTATTGGGTAATATGGATTCTTATCGCGATTGGGGCCACTCAAAAGATTATGTAAAAGCAATGCACATGATAGTAAATCATGATATTCCAGATGATTTTGTTGTGTCAACAATGACAACACATTCAGTTAGAGAAATGGTTGAATATGTTTTTAAAAAATTAGATTTAGATTATACTAAATACGTGTCGCAAGATCAAAAATTTTTAAGAGCAGAGGAATTAAAATACTTAAAAGGCGATTCTACAAAAATAAGAAAAACACTAGGATGGGAACCAGAATATAATTTCGAAACGCTCATGGATGATATGATAGGTGAGTGGACGGCTAAGTTAGAAAAAAACTATGAAAAAAATATATTCAAAAGTTGTGCCAGATAAACTACTTCACATAATAAACAGATTAAGTGAAATAGAATCAAGAACCGAAATAGTGCCGGAAAATAATTTTATTCAATGTGCATCATTAAATATGCCAAAAAATAAAACATTCCCCCCTCATAAACATATAACAAAAAAAAGAACCCATGAGAATCAGATAGCGCAGGAATCTTGGATTGTAATAAAGGGCAGTGTTAAGTGTTTTTTATATGATCTAGACGATACTATCATCGCTGAGGAAGTTCTTCTACCAGGTGACGCAAGTTTCACTCTTTATGGAGGCCATACATATCTAATATTAGAAGACGATACAATAGTTTACGAATATAAAACTGGCCCATACGAAGGCGCAAATTTAGATAAAGAATTTATATCTTAGTTCTTGATTTTTTTAACATAGTGCTTTATAGTAATTCACAATGAAGCGAGTTGTCTTAAAAAAATTAAAGATCAAAAATTTTCTAAGCATTGGAGATGAATGGGTCGAACTGGATATCAAACCAGGTCTAACTTTCATTACAGGATATAATCACGACAAAAATAGCTCAAACGGAGTCGGTAAATCTGCATTGTTTACCGACTCCTTTTTCTTTTCTCTTTATGGCAATACTCTCCGAAAGCTAAACAAAAAAGAAATAGCTAATAACATTACAGGCAAGCCCTGCAAATCAGTTATTACATTTGACGTATACGACAACCACAACAAGGATGAATATATTCTTATGAGGCAGTTGTCGCCTTCAAAAATGCAGCTGTATAAAAACGGTATTGATATAACCCAAAATATCCGTGAGACTGACAACGTAATCGAGAACACCATAAATGCTACTGCAGATGTATTCAAATACGCGGTTATTATGACGCTCAATGATTCTATCGGATTTATGAATCAGAATAAAAATGACCGCAGAAAATTCATTGAAAGCATATTGCATCTAGGTGTCTTTACTGACATGGCAAAGGTTCATTCAAAGATTATTTCCGAAACCAAGAAAGATTTTGAAGTAGCGTCGAGTAGATTAGATGACTCGAAAAAAACTCTTGCTCAGTATGAAGAGCAGGCACAAAAGAGCATTGAAAGAAGACAAAGCAAAGTCACAGAGTTACAGGAACGTATTCAATCAAATGCAACAGAAATTGGTAGATTAACGGAAAAATTAAATTCAATCGTAATACCTGATGCAGAAAAGTTGGCAATCAATAAACAACTCATTGAGCAAAAACAAGACGAACTTCGAAAAACTAAAGATGTTGTTTTGACTAATAAAACACGCATTAGCTTTGAAATAAAGATACACAAACAAAGGATATCACATATTAGCAATCACGGCCCTTCATGTGATAAATGTCTGCGTGTTTTTACCGAATCCGACATTAAAAACCAAGATGATGAAATTGAAAAATTAAAACAATCAATAGAAGAACATACGCTCCAAATAACAAAATGGACTAATGTGCATAATGAAATTGAATCAAGATTAATAAAATGTAGCGATGCATTGAATGAAATTAATCAAAAGCTGGTCTATGGAGAAACAAAGAAAAGCGAAAAATCAAGCATAGAGTCACGCATTAACCAACTAAGAAATTGGACAGCCACTATTGAAAGTGATTTGGCTAATCTAAATCTAGAAGATGATGATTTTACGAAAATAATCAATACAGCAGTCAGCCATCTTAACACCATCGAAATTAAAGTCAAAGAAGAGGCAGATAAAATTGAAATTCTTGAAATAGTTAAGTTCTTATTATCTGAAGAAGGCATTAAGAAATTTATTGTCAAAAAAATTCTCAAGCTGCTTAATTCAAGACTTGCACATTATCTAAAGGCATTAAACGCCCCATGTACATGCACATTTGATGATGTGTTCGAAGAGAAAATTAACAATGATAAAGGAATTGAATGTTCTTATGAATCGTTTTCTGGCGGCGAAAGAAAAAGAATCGATCTTGCAATGTTATTCACATTCCAAGACATTCGCCGGTTACAGTCTAATACAACTATTAACATTAGTGTGTATGATGAATTAATTGATTCTGCTTTATCCAGCGAAGGTGTTACTAGTGTTCTAGATATGCTTAAAGAAAGATCGGTGAAGTACAGTGAAGCAATGTATATCATCACACACCGAAAGGAAAATGCAACACTTATGAACGACGCCAATGTAATCTTTTTAGAGAAAAAAAATGGCATAACCGAATTGACATTGAGGGAAACTGCTACTATTTAATTTCTAAATTATATGCATTTTAATACCCAGCCACATATTCATGGTAGTGTTTTCGGCAAGCCCGCATTTGGAAATTATAATCCAGAATTCTTCCGCCATAGGATGGATCAACAAACAGAGCAGTTGAGAAATTCTCAACAGGTTGTCAATACTACTGAACCTCCAGGTGCGGGCCTCAAGAGAGCTATTCATTTCTATGCTGATTATGGTGGGTGTGGATTATGGAGAATGTCATGGCCAGAATTGCTAATGAATGGGTATAATAAAACAGTAGTCAATGGGTTGACACAAATGAATACGGATCCCAATTTTTACAGACCAGTAAATGCTATCAAATTACAAAGACAAGCAACTAACGAACAACTCATGTTTGTTAAATTCTTGAAATCAATGCAAAAAGAGTTTGGATTTAAATTGATCTACGAAGTGGATGATGTTGTATTCTCCGAAGATATCCCCCTATACAACACAAGCAGACCTGCATTTACAGATCCCCAAATTAGAAGTAATATTATAGAAATTATTAATCTATGTGATGAAATGTGTGTAGTCTCTCCATACATGAGAGATTACTATAAGAAAAAATCAGGCAAGCAAGAAATCAACGTCATTCCAAACTATGCCCCTAAATTCTGGCTTCATGATTTTTATGACCCGATTAAGATTGACAAGAATTACGTCAAAAATAAAAAGAAACCAATAATCGGGTATATGGGATCTGGCACTCATTTTGACCCGGCTAATACTGCGAATCAACAAGATGACTTTGCACATGTTATTGAAGCAATTATCAAAACGCGGAATAAGTTTCAGTGGGTATTTATGGGTGGCATTCCGATGAGATTGCTGCCCTTTGTAAATCGAAAAGAAATTATTCACGTGCCGTGGGTAAACATTTACGAAATGCCAAGAACATTTGGATCTCTTAATATCAATGCCGTAATCGCACCACTCGCACGTAATGAATTCAATCGTGCAAAATCGGATATCAAAATGCTTGAGGCTGGTGCATTAGGTATTCCCGGAGTATATCAAGACATGGAACCATACCAAGAGGCGCCGTTCAAATTCAAAACAGGCGATGAAATGATTTCTAAATTAGAAACACTGCTTAAAGATAGAAATGAATACCTTAAGCAATCAGTGAAGGCGCGCAAATTTGCAGAGAAGAGATGGCTAGATGACCATCTTGATGAACATGTTGAGATGCTGTTCAAGATGCCAACCGAAAATAGACCAGCCATCGCTAATAATGGATTCAATGTATAATTTGCTTGATTAATGAGCCACCACATGTTATGATATCTCATGTGGAGAAATGTTTACTATGACAATAGCCGCAAGAAGATTTTCTTGTGGAGTTGGGATAAAAATGGCAAACGCAAAATGTATGATTTTGAGTATGAGCCATTCTTGTATGTAGAGACAAACAGTGCTCAGTATGATGCAAAAAGTCTTTTCAATACCAACCTTAAAAAGATTGTATTCAAAAACGAATCAGCAAGAAATCAATATGTAAAGGATGCAGGCATTCGTCGTGTGTTCTATAACTTGAGAGCAGAGCAACAATTTTTACTTGATCTTTATCGCGATAAAGAATTTGATTGGTCTCATTTGCCATTCAAAACATTTTATTTGGATATTGAAGTTTATACTGCAAAGTATAAAAATGATAAAAAAGTCAAAATACGCAAAAAGATAGACACACAAAAAACGCGGGGAAGCAATATCTAAAGCAAAAAAAGGAGTCAAAACAAACCAAAAACAATTAACATCGTCAAGACTTAAAAAAATGTCAGACGAAGAATTTGAAATCTATTTATCGAAAATTAATCCATGCACAAGAAAACGCATGATACACTACCGAAACAATGAATGAAGTAATTGAAACAACATTGGGTGAAATCCGTGGAAATCCGCAACTACTTGAGCAATATGAAATCTGGGACGAAGAGACAAAGGAATGGACTTCATATCATAATTCATGCTATACTCATCAGTCAGAATTTCCAGAAGCAGACGAAGCAAAACATCCAATCAACGTAATCACAATTTATGATAACATATCTGAAAGCTTTTATAGTTGGGGTTTACATCCGTACGAAAAATCTGGCATCAACGCCGCGTTCGCATCGCAAGGAATTAAAGAGTTGGATGTTCAGAGAATCCATTATACCTATTGTAGAACCGAAACGGAGTTGCTCCAAAAATTTCTAGAGTTTTGGTCTAAAGATTATCCAGATGCAGTAACCGGATGGAATATTGAAGGGTTTGATATTCCATATATCATTAATCGGATTTCTTATGTTTTGGGAGAGGATGAAGCAAAGATGCTCTCTCCTGTGCGCAAGCTTTATGTTCGACAAGGAATTGCTACAAAGTTTGGCAGAGAAATTAATAAGTGGTATATTCGAGGAATGACTTGTCTTGATTATATGGACTTGTACAAGACCTTTAGTAGAGGAGAACAAGATTCATATTCTCTTAACAACATTGCAGCAGCAGAGCTTGAAATTGGTAAATTGGCCCACAATGCGTCGGATTTGGCAGCGCTTGCTGAAAGCGATTGGAATTCATTTGTTCATTACAATATTCATGACGTAAACCTTGTCAGATTGTTGGACGAAAAATTGAATTATGTTACTATTGCGAGATTCTTAGCTTATAAAGGATTTACCAAAATCGAAGACTCATTGGGTAAAATTATGATAGTGACTGGTGCGATGTGCAAGGAAGCTAATCGCATGAATAAAATCATTCCGACATTCAATGCAGTTGCAACACAAGAGGATTATGTTGGTGGATATGTCCGAGAACCGCAGCGTGGGTTGAATGAAGCAGTTGTATCATTTGACGCCAACTCCCTATATCCAAATACGATCATCACCCTGAATCTTTCACCGGAAACAAAAATCGGTAAAATCATTTACAGGGATGACACCGAATGCAAAGTAAGATTTATCAACAAAAAAGAACAAGTATTTACCATAGACCAGCTTGAGGAATTTTGTACAAAAGGAAGGCTTGCATTATCACAAGCAGGTGTTTTGTATCGTCAAGATGTCAAAGGCATTTGTCCGACTTTTATTGATTCACTTTATCAAGAACGGGTTGTTATCCAAAACCAAATTGAACAGCTTGAATCACAGCAAGTAACACCAGAAATTAAACATAAGATTAAGCATTTGGATCAGATGCAGTACACAATCAAGATTTTCTTGAATTCTGCGTATGGTACTTATGCGAACAAATACAGTCCGTTCTATGATATTGATATGGCTGCAAGTATTACGGAAACAGGGCAGGCGGTTATTAAACAAGCAGCATCGATTGTTAATAAATTCTTTGTCGAGGAAAATGGTTTGCCGGATAAGGATTATATCGTATATGGAGACACAGATTCGGTTTATTTAACTATTAAAGATTACCTCACAAAACATAATATTCCGATCTTAAAGGAAAACGGAGACGTTACAGAAGAATGCGTTGCAGCAACGGATACACTACAGTCATTCATCAATGATAAAATTAATCATTGGGCGCGCAATACATTACATTCAGTAGATCCGCGATACTTCTTCAAGAGAGAATCAATTTGTGATGTTGGTCTTTTCTTGGAAAAGAAACGGTATATTCTTAGTGTGAGGTATGATGGCAAAAGAAACAAACACAAATACAAATATGTTGGTGTTGAAGTTCAGCGCAGTACATATTCAAATGCTGTTAAGAAGTTGATGAAGGATATCATTACGACCGCGTTTAAATCAAAAGATCGTGCGATTACTGACGCAAAGTATAGAGAGTGTTATGAGAGTTTCAAGACCTTACCAATTGATGATATTGCATTGCGTTCCTCTATTAAAGATTATGAGAAATATGCTTCACAGTCGAACGGATTCAATATTGCATTGCATACTCCTATTCATGTCAAATCGGCGATTTATTTCAATACATTAATTAATACATTGAATTTGAAATCAAAATACATGCCAATCATTTCGGGCACAAAGATTCGGTATGTATACACAGCCCAAAACAAATACGGGCTCAAATGTATTGGATTTAATGACACAATCCCACCAGAGTTCGACATTAAAATCGACACAGAAAAAATGTTTGAGAAGCTAGTTGCACCTTGCATTGAAAGAGTGTATAGTTGTATCGGCTGGCAAATTCCAGACATGAGCAGACAATATCAATGTGATTTTTTAGATCTTTTTGCCTTATGAAAATAGCACACGAAGCACCAATAGCAATATTAAAACAAGTACAGAAAGTAACGCACTATGAATATGTTCTAGTTCATCTTTTAGATGAATCACAAGAATATAAAGACCATTTCTACAGCAAAAGCAAGATTCCAGTCAATCAGCTAATACTTGATAACAGTATATTTGAACTAGGGCATGCTTTTGATTGGGATAAATATGCAGTACATGTGCAGGGATTGAATCCTACTAGGTACATCTTGCCAGATGTTCTGGGAGATAAAGAAGACAGTATTCATAATGCGAGGGTTTGGATGTCGACATATCATGACAAATTCAACAGGTCTCCACGTAATTTGTTACCAATGGCAGTTGTGCAAGGCCAATCAATGGATGAGCTGACCGAGTGTTATGTAGCATATTACAAAAATGGCATTAGAAATATCGCCATCGGATTCAATCATGATTTCTTTGTTAAAGATTCAGAGACTAGAGACTGGGATCAAGCAAATGGCAGAATTCAATTTGTGAAACATCTCAAAGAAACAGGAGTATGGAAATCGGATTGCTATCATCATTTGCTCGGATGTTCTTTGCCAATTGAATTGGGATATCGAGGATATAATGATATTAATTCTGTAGACACATCAAGCCCAATTCTACACGGATTGCTTGGTATTAAATATGACGCATTGGGAATTTATCAGAAGAAGAAAATCAAAATGAATGATTTGATTCATAGCGAGGTTTCTGATGAACAACTGCAAATTATACTTGATAACATAAAAACCTTTAGATATATTACTGAATGAAAATTTGTATTAGCGGACCCCAATGTGCGGGTAAAAGTACTCTAATGCGCAAACTTAAAGAGTGCGGTAATTTTGACCAGTATCATTTTATTGATGAGCCTGTAAGAAGGCTGGTGAAAGAAAAGAATATTAAAATCAATCAAGATTCGAATTATGAATCTCAGATGACTATTCTTGAGGAGCATCATCGTAATATCTATAGACATCCGAAGTTCATCACCGACAGGGGTGCATTAGATGCGTTTACGTACGCTACGCATGATTATCTCATTGGAAAATATTCATTCAAGGAATGGAAAACATTCTATGAAATTTATGCGGAGACTATGCATCAATATGATCATATTTTCGTATTACCACCTCTTGAAATGAAAGATGACGGATTTCGGTCATTGGATGTTCAATGGCAGGAGCAGATCTACAATCTAATGTCAGATATTGGCTATCGGTGGCTAGATATTACAAGCACTCTTTCTACGCCTATTTGGCAAGTTCCGCAAGGTAACCCCGATAGTTATGTTGAATATATTTTAGCTAAACTAGATCAGGAGCTCTGGTAACAATGAAGACTTATCTATCTTGGGATTACGTAGAGGAAAGTACTGAATCATTAGCACAAACGCTCGTTACAGATTATTCAGATAAGCTAAATGATTTTGTAATTTTGGCACCATATTATGGAGGGTGGCCTGTAGCCACAATGACAGTCAATGCGATACGAAATTTGACATCCACCGAATTCAAACCACCAGCAATTAATGAAACAGATCTAATTCGTCTTAATCTTCTTTCATTGTTTAATTCTCAAAGGTACTTGGTTATATTTGATGATGTCCTGGATACCGGAAAAGTCATTAATAATATTATCTGGAGAATTGATCATGAGTGCAGATCGTTTATCAATACAGATAAAATCCATGAACGAATCATTGTCGCCACGATTGGTCGTAAAAGAAAGTGCGAATGGCCATGTCGGCATATTTTCAACACAGAATGGAAGTTAGATGAATGGATTGTATTTCCATGGGAATAAATTATTATATGAATACATTTTTAGAATACATCAACACGGCGGAACAAGAATCAATTTTAAGAGAGTCGAAACAAACCAATAAATTTGACATCAAATGGCAGATTGTTCGAACAGACGCTAGAGACATCAAAGACCCGAGCAAAAAACTGTCATTCGTTCTGAATTTCCTTGAAAAGAATCCATCAAAACAAAACTATGATAGAGTAGCCAATTGGGTTAAAATGACGGGTGTTTCCTATAAAGGAAATGATCGTGAAAAATTTGAAAAAGCCCACGATAAACTAAAACAAGACAAAGAGGAATACAAAGAATCTAATGACGAAGATAATGACCTCAGCAAAATCAATACATCAGAATTACAAAAGGTATACAAAGACCTCAGCAAGAGAAAATATGGATTTCAATTTAAATCAGTACCAAAAGCACACACTGAATTTATCAATGCAGTTGAAAAAGAGTTAAAATCAAGAAATAATAGTTGAATACACAACAACCACAATATAACATATAACATATAAATTTATGAGTAACGAAACACCAAACATCCGCACATTCGTCAAGGAAAACCTTATCGCATTTATCGATCCAGCAGGACGCACTGGATTCGGTGAATTGGTTCCACATCTCGATACAGATACTACAGTAGCAATCAAGAATCCAGTAGTAGTTCATGTTGTTCCCCAAGGACAGAACATGGCACTACAACTCTTGCCTGCATTCTTCCGCGAATTCGGCGCAAGCCTCGAAGAACCAATTGTCTTCAATTATCCAAAGAGTTCAATTGCACTTACCAATGGCGCCACCTTTGACTTCAAGTTGTACGGCCAATATGAAGCAATGTTTGCACCGCCGCCTTTGGTGCAGCCGATTTCAGACCCAAAGGTTGTCAAGCTTTTTGACGAATAATCAAACCAAACTAAACCAAAAGCCCCTCTTCGGAGGGGCTTTTTTATTGCACAATACATGTGATTTAACACACACCGCCTCTTATATTGATATACATGAAAAAGAATCCGATTTTAGAAAAGGCTTTCAAGAGTTTAAAGAAGATTAATCCGGACGCTGAGTTCCTTAATAACAGTACACTATCGACTATTACAGGCTTCATTGATACAGGAAGCTATGCACTGAATGCTATCATCAGTGGCAAGATCAAAGATGGTGGGGTACCAAAGGGTCGTATTACAGGATTTTCTGGTCCATCCGGATGTGGCAAGACTCTTATTATCAATAAGATTTTTGGGAATGCACAAAAACAAGGAATGATTCCAGTCATCTGGGATACAGAGGGTGCGGTTGATCGCAGAGCAGCTGAGGGTGTTGGGTGTGATGTCAACAATTATATTTGGAACTCGGCAGATACGATCGAGCAATGTCGTAATGATATGGTTAAGTTTCTGGATGAAATTATCGCAGATCCAGAAATGAAAGGTAAATTTATTTTTGCAATTGATTCTCTTGGCAACCTTATCAATGCAAAAGAGTTGCAAGACATTTCCAAAGACAAAGAATCTGCGGATATGGGTCTTCGTGCAAGGGCGATGAAAAGCCTTATGCGAACATTGAGCAATAAAGCATCGAAAGCACAGGTTCCAATTTTATTCACAAACCATATCTATGATGACCCATCTGCGATGTTTCCATCATTGATTAAGAATCAAGGTGGTGGTAAGGGACCAATTTATCTTTCAACTGTTTTAGTTCAGATGTCAATGACACAAAATAAAGACGAGGACGATGATGATAAAAAAATCGCCATTGCAAATAAAGTTAGCGGCATTACTATGTCTGCAATGACTGTTAAAAATCGTGTAGTTCCGCCATTCTTGAAGACTGAACTAGAGCTTAACTTTAAAACAGGTCTCGATAAATTTTCGGGCCTTGAGGTGATGGCAATTGCATATGAAGTTGTTAAGCAAACTGGTGCAACATATCAGTTGCCAGATGGCACTAAGCTCGGATATTTTAAACAGTGGCGCAAGAATGAAGATCTTTGGGAGAATACCATTATTCCTAATCTTCAAAAGAAACTCGACACTGAACTGATGTATTCAACCACCGACCTAGACACCAATGACGAAGAAGACAACGAAGAAGCTTGATTTAAATCTTTTTGAATCGGTAATTGCATACCATGCTCTGTTTAATTCAGAGTATCTCGCAAGCATTATCGACCATCTTAAACCTGAGTTATTTCATCGACCGGAGACAAAGGCTGCGATCTTTCCTATCGTTGACTTTTTCAATGAGCACAATGAAATTCCGTCTATCACGGAAATCAAAGTAAGACTCAAAGAGTCAACCGAAAGAGAGTTGTTTGCAAAGCTTTTAAAAGAGTTCACAGCGATCGACAAGACATTTAACTTAAAAGAATTGCTCACGAATACAGAGCAGTTTTTGAAAGAAAGATCGCTTGTTGCATTCTTGAGTAAGACCGCAACGCAGCTAGCAAAAGAAGGCAGTGTAGATTACACTGCAGCATATGCAGAGCTTGAGACTGCGGTGACAATGTCGCTGATTGATGATGTTGGTCTTGAGTATTTCAAGGACTTTGAAAAGCATTTGGATTACCTTGATCGAAAAGAATCTCGTCTCAAGACAGGGTGGAATTGGCTTGATGAGAAGCTTGGTGGTGGGCTTTTGGAAGAAGGAAGAGCACTGTATATTTTCTGCGGTACTACGAATGTAGGCAAATCAATCTTCTTAGGCAATATAGCTAATAACATTGTGGCACAAGGTAAGTGTGCGGTGATTATTAGTTTGGAAATGCCTGAGCAGATTTATGCTAAGCGTATTTCTGCACAGCTATCTCGGATTCCTATCAATACACTTGCAGAGAAGAAAGAAGAACTCCGTGATTGGATGAATGAGTACACCTCAAATCATATGGATTCAAAGCTCTTCATTAAAGAGTTTCCGCCATCGTCGATTAGTGCAAATCATATTAGAGCGTACTTAACAAAGCTCGTACGTAAAGGAATTAAGATTGATGCCATCATTTTGGATTATTTGAATTTGATGATTCCATGCAGAGGCTCTGGTGATGGCAATTCTTATGAAAAAATTAAGAAAATTGCAGAAGAAGTGCGTGCCTTGTCGTATGTGTTCAATGCACCTGTTATTAGTGCCACTCAATTAAATAGGTCGGCATATGATCAAGCAAATCCTGGATTAGAGACGACAGGTGAATCGATGGGGTTGCCTATGACAGCAGACGCTCAGTTCGGTATCTGGTGTACAGATGAAGATCGGGAAGCTGGGATTTTGCATCTTAACTTGATGAAGAACCGTTTTGGACCTAATCATGGCAATACAGCGTTTCAAATTGATTATGATACTTTGCATCTTTCGGAATATGATGCGGAGACATTATCATCGGGAGAAACCAATTTCGATGATGATGATTTTAACAATGCAATGAAAGACCTGAAGTTGACATAATTCTTTGTATGTCTAAATACAGGCATGGAATTTGAAACAAAAAAGGATTATGAATCAACAGAATTTTTAGGCGAAAATGAAATCGACGAACATTATATCAAATCTTGCTCTTTGATCTGTCTTTTATCAAATAAGAATTTAAGTCCTACATCGATTATTATTTCTTTCATACAAAATCAGGAATTGCGTAAAATAATGTGTGATATCATGGATATTACATATTATGATTTTGTGAGAAAGATGTCGTACAATTACGATATTGTCAATAGATCAAAGAAAATATTATATGCACTAAATCAAAGTAATGACAGAAAACGAAAAACAGATTTACAATAAATGGCTTGCTACTACTTCTGGACAAATTAATAAGCCATTTAGATTAAGAGAAAATTGGCTGAATTTTGATTGTAGAGAGGATTATCCATATCTACAAAGACTGAGCCATTTCTTTGGTAAGCACCCGCATATTAAATGGGAAGATTATTTTGCGGCTCCATACAAAATCCACAAATCACAAAAAAACAACGGCAGGATAGCACTTGAGTATTACATATCACCAAAAGCAATTAAAGACTATACGTCATATATGAAGTATTTGTCATTGCTGGAACCAGATGATCCACAACAAGCAGCACTCACCATACAATCATTTAAGTTCATCCGTGATTTTTGTGTTGAGAATAAAATTAGAGCATCACAATACTGCCAGTTTAAGCAAGGATATACATCTACCTTTCTTAAGCATATCAAACAACACCAAGTATCATTGTATGCCATCTTTGCATTTCCAGATGCATTTTCTATTATGAACGGGCTGCACCCAGAAGAATTTGGTTTGTTTCTTGGAGATGTGAATTTGTACTCACACAAGACTAAATACGATAGATCAGATATCAAACCAAAAACACAACAACTATACCAAGCACTACAAAACTACACTAAAAAAATTCTTGAATCCTAAACAACCAACAATTATAATAAAATACACAACCAAATAACACTATGTCTATTCTCGACGAAATCTTCAGCAAAATTCAAACCTCACAAACACCACAAAGTGCATCACCGAAAAACGATAATCTCTTTAAACCAGAAATTGACAAGACGTATATCGTACGCTTTGTTCCATATCTTCCCAATCCCAGCAACTCAATGTTGTCGTTTATGAATCACGGATGGGAGTCGAGACAGAATGGTCGTTACATCTCTGTGCCGTGTCTCAAATCATGGGGCAAGTCAGAAATTTGCCCTTGCTGTGAAACCAGATTCGCAGAGCTTAAAATTGGCACAGATGCCGCGAAAAATAAAGCACGACTGCTTCGTCAGAAGACAATGAATTACGCCAATATTTACATTATCGAATCTCCAAATGAAAAGGATATTGGTCAGGTTAAGCCATGGCGCTATGGTGCCGAAATCGGCAAGATTTTGAGTGCAGCAATTGTCGGTGAAGATAGTGAAGAATACGGTAAGCGTATTTTCGACCTATCACCAAATGGGGTTGATTTTCGTATTCGTTGTGAGATGAAAGGCACTGGTAAAGAAGCAACACCTACATATGTAGCAAGCAAATTCATCAGTAAGCAACGCAACCTGAATTTTACCGCAAGTGAAATTGAAAACATTTACGGGCTTGCACAGGATTTGACTACGTTGCTTCCTCCAAAGAAGACAGCAGACGAGATTCAAAAGGTGCTGAATGAACATTATTTCACAAATCAAAATAGACCTTCTATTCAAGTTATCTCATATGCAAATGATGATGTTGATGTTGATGATGTACAGCCTAATACGATTGGTCAATATGGTGGACCGCCAGCTAGTGTAATCAATACAAATAATGCAGTACGCGAAGCAGTTGCAGAAACACAGTCAAAGAGAGAAATCAAAACCAATTCGGTGGATATCGATGAAACGGTAAACTCTCTCCTCAAAGAATTCGAAATCCCTACTTTCTAATATACATGAAACAACAAAAATATAATTTCGACGATGCCAAAAAGGCATATGGTGGCTTCTTGACGGCACTTGGATTTGATTGGCAGAATAATCCGCATATGAAAGATACACCCTCTCGTGTCACAAAGGCATGGGTTGAAGATCTTGCTCGTGGTTGTTTTGAACCAGCACCAAAAATTACTGCATTTGATAATGACGGTAGTTACGACGGGATTGTTTGTCAGACCAATATTCCTGTAGTATCCATGTGTGCACATCACAACCTACCATTTTTTGGATATTGCCATGTTGCGTATATTCCACAAAAGGATGGCAAAGTCATCGGTCTTTCTAAGCTCAATCGAGTAGTTGATTACTTTGGTCGGCGCCCGCAAGTACAAGAAAATCTTACGATGGAGATTCACAACTTCTTAAACGATCTTTGTGAAAATAATCTTGGAGTCTCGGTGCTAGTCGAGGCAAATCACACGTGCTGCTCTATGAGAGGCATTAAACAGAATTCAACAATGCGTACGGCAAAAATGTCGGGCGCGTTTATTGAAGCATCCAATAACAGCAGAAACGAATTTTATAAATTCGTAGAATTTGCACAAACAAGTAGAAGCCTAGTATGATTGAATTAAGCAGAGATGAAGCGATCGCGACGGCAAAATTGGCATCATTTGTTTCCGGTGCTCTGAATAGTATTGGTGAAATGTCGACAGGATCTTCTCGCAATATCACAGATGGGAGAGACATTGATGTGAATAATATTCTATCACAGTTCACTATTACAGCACCACCAAAACCACCAGGACCAGTGATCGAAGGTATTGCAGTCGATCGCGAAGATAAAGAGGTCGTTTTGCATCCTGTAGAACAATCAAATGTTATCGATGAACCAGTTAGAATCGAAAATCCTTTTGCTAAACAATCGACTATGATAACAAGCAACAAGCCAGTAATTCCACTCAATCCAAATGGCAAATCACCGATAGCATCTTTTCTCAAAAAAGAGGCAACAAGTACTGTGGAGGCAGCACCAATACCAACACAATCATTACCAGGTACGCCAGGGCTGAATGAGGGTGATATTAGCAAAAATAGTGTTGCATCGTTAATCTATGAGAAATTAGTATCAATTGAACTTAAGTTAAAAACAATACAAACGTCAATTAAGAAACTAAATGAAAATAAAAGTTCAAAAGGATAATTTCAGTAGCTTTTTATTGCCAGTTTCACGCATTAGTGACGCCAATATTTCTTGTGCAATTCACATAGAATCGGATTATCTGTATGTTGTATCTCATGACGCAAGTGCGGTTTGCATTTACTATGCAAAGCATGTTCCGATAAAAATAGAAGACGTTAGCGAACCGTTTGTTATATATGTATCGGATATTCGCAAGGTAATTAATGCAATTGATGTTATCGACGAAGACGAAATTATATTGAATATTACGTCAAAATTCATCAGTTATGAATCACCAACCATCAAGTTCAAATGTTATCTTTTGGATCCCGCAGTAGCGGCTGCTGAAAAAATCAGTGCCAAGATGATTGATTCATTTAAGTTCGATACGGAATTTGTTATGAACACAAATACGTTTTCAAAAATTAATAAAGGATGCACATTTACAGACAACAAAGGAAAGATCTATTTCTATACCAACGCGGAGAATAAAAAGGTATATGTTGACTTGGATGATAAATCCGCAAACCATAGCGTCAATAACATTACGTTTATCGCCGCTGATGGGTATATTGGATCAGACCTGACACCAACATCACCATTATCAATTGATACATTTAAAATTATCAGTGCATTAAAACATGACGTGCAAACGAAAGTAAATATTACCAAGGGAGCATATATGTTTTATTACAGAGATGGAAATACAGAAATCAAATACTTGCTTAGAGCACTTAAATCTTAACCAAACACCACATATATGGCAAATAAAAACAAACCAACTAACGAAAGTTATTTCATCAAAAGACTCCGCGACAGCGGATACCTTGTTGACAGGCTTCCGATTCGATACGGCCAACATGATCCACGCTCATGGTCAGTAGTTATCGATCCTGGTAATTCCTCTGTAATCGCGACTATGTATCGCAATCTAGACGGAGTGGACGAGAACTATCTTGAATTCTACGATGGGGATCAATTTGTACCACAACGATTCAGACTGTCTACAGATTCAATGGAAGTAATTATGGAGTGGTTGTATAAATTCGGCATCAATAACAAAACTACACTTTATAATGCAAGAGGGTCGAATACATCGACCGCAGAATGAACTATGAAGAAAAAACCTAAATCTTCTGATTATGGCTTGTATAAGTCATTAAAAGAATTATCAAGCCAACTACAAACAGAGGGATTTAGTTTATCTCCTGAGCAACTGCGCGACCTGAAAGCACAGATTGCTCAGGAGATGTCAGTTCATAAAAGCTTTAAAGAAATTAAAAACAATACCCAAAGGATTGTCAATTATCTTGCAGAGTATTTCGATTCATTTATTTTGTTAGGGTATGATTCAAAGGGCGAAAGAGTCGAATTACGGTTCTGCGACACCGCCCTTAAACAAGATGCACTAATAAAATTCTTAGAGCAAATTTTTATCAAATTTCACAGAACACCAACAGAACAATAATAATATGAGAATAGCAGTAACCGGATCACAGTGCACAGGTAAAAGTACATTTATTAATGACTTTTTGAATAGATGGCCTATGTATAAAAGACCAGAAAAAACATATAGGGATATTATCAAAGAAAAAAATCTTAATATCAATCGCACAGGAGATAGAGATAGTCAGCATGTTATTTTAGAAGCACTGTGTGAGCAAGCAGAAAGCAACAAAGACGAAGAATTTTGTATCCATGATAGATGTGTCATTGACAATCTAGCATACACGTGTTGGCTTGCTGCTAAGGGCCTTGGAGGTGTAACCGGAAATGATGTTACTGCGACAATCATTCAAACAAGAGAAGCATTGAAGCATTATGATGTTATTTTCTTTTTGCCGATCTCGAATACATCACCAATTCCAGTTGAGCCGAAAGATAATAGAGACGTTGATCTTGAATATCGAACAGAAATTGACCAATTTCTTAAAGCGTTTAATGTAGATTATGTGCAGAAAAAAGGCAAAGTATTTCCAACAGAAGATTGCCCTGCTATGATTGAAATTTTTGGAGATAGGTCTGAAAGACTAGAATTAGCAGCTCTTTACATCAAACCAAACGGCAACGCTTTTGGGGATGAAGATGGTTCTTTGATTAGTTTCAGCGAAGATACTGATGCAGAAGATACACTTTCTCCATTTGAAAAGGATGAATTATTGCGCAGCCTTTCCTAAAAATGAAATATATTGGTAAATAAATCCATGGACTTGCAAAAACTTTATAAAATTTTAAAAGAAAACACATCATCTCATGATGATATAATGGATGAAATGGCGCAGATTGCAGGAGGATTGGATACTGCAATTAGAGACGTTATTGCACAAAATTCTACATTATCCGATTCAGATCTTAGACGTGTTATCAGACGCGACGCAACAGTGCGATCTGAATTAGAAGCGTCTGGTGAAAAGTTACACGACAATCAATTGAATCGGTTTATCGCAAAAGTCAAAGAAGGTAAACCAACAAAAGCACCAAAGCCACAAGAAAGAGAATGGAGTGACGTCGAACCAGATAAGGCGGAAATCGCCCAAATGGTTCGCAAGACAATGGCAACAAAAAGAGCAGTCTCACCTAACCATAATCTTTCTCCAGCACAAGTAGAAGACTTGGTAGCAACACTTGACGCTGTATCCGACGACCCAAGATCATTCCAAGAGTTATCAGTAGAATTGGCAAGCGACTATGAATTAACACCTGACGCAATTATTTCTATTTATAAATTTGAAAAGGGTGATGTCGAAGACACCGAAGATGAAGAAGGTGGGCCAGATCTACCAGAACCGGCTGACAAGGAGGATGAATTTGCTACTAAGGTTAAATTAGACATTCCAGAAGTGCCAGCAGCAAAGGTCGAACAAAAGGTGAAAGATAAAGCAGAGACTCTATTTGCTATCGGCATCAAGAGTGAATCTGATGTTCTTCGTCGCGTTCGCAGCTGGATCGATTCAAGAGATGAAGAAAGGGAAGTCGATGACCCAAGAGGACCGCACCCATTAGCAGGTGTTTCTGATGAGGTGGCTGACGATGCATATAATGCAGTCGCGGCAGGATTGAAAGGATTACAAAAGACAGGGCTATCTAGAGCACGCAAATCAAAGCCAGGTGGTGCTGATTATGGCGGTGATAGCAGCGGTCGCACAGACAAAGCACCAAGTGCAGAAGAAATGGGGGTTGCGTTTGATTCCTTCCAAAACTTCGCCAATTCGATTGGAGAAAATCTTAAGACGTACAAGGCAACAGTTGTCACCAGATATCCACAGCAAATCAGATTTAGTGAAAAGTTCATTAATCAATTGGCTGAAGAATTCTTTAATCACAATATGATCTCCGAAGATCAAGGATTTATTCGAAATCTAGAAGAAAAAATGGTTAAAGCGCTTCGAATGCATGTTTACGAGTTTGCTCGACAATATAAAGAAGCACAATAAAAATTAATTAAGGGGAGCCCAAAGCTCCCCTTTTTTATTGCTTAGTAATTGCCAAATACAGAATCTCTATTGTCTGTATATGGTTTAATGGTCTCTGAAATCGCCTCGACGCTACCATCATATACCTTCGCCGGCACTGGCGACGCAGGATTAGTGCTGCCCGATAATCTGCCGAATATTTCTTCGTCAGAAACATCTGGGTTTTCGGCTTCAGGTGGTGCACCCGGTTCATATGCATATTCAAATCTATTCGCCTCGAGAAACCAACCATAATGTCTGCCGAGGAAATCACCAGCAGCATTCTTACGATCGTAACGCTGTGTGACTTCAAATACTTCGGCGGTTCTTTGGCCCTTACGACCACACCCCGTATTAACTACTACAAACACATCTCCTGTTTTTGGTTCATCATTAGGGAAGTATGTATCCCAAACATCAAATGGAATGGCGACGCTCACTTCCGCCGATGTCTTTATACCGAACTTGCTCAATACATTACTGTTCTTGGTTATTTCGACATACGCTCTGAAGGTAGTATCGTCACCAAATCCAGCCATCAAATCCTCCCCGAACAGAGTGTTCATTTGTTCTAGTTCAAGTTTATAAGGATAATACCGAATCATCACACCATATAGGTTTATGATATCTTTCAACCAACTGCCATATGTCAATTGATCATTGGTTGGTTGGGATGCACACGATGGAATATACGAATAAGGAGTGTCTGAATCGTTTGGATTAAATGAAAAGGGCTCGTCTTGAGGATTGAAAGTAAAGGCCATCGGTAAATATATTTATCACAGAATGCGCGACTATACTTACAATTTTGAAATAGAGGATTTGATTGTTCAATTTATTGACGCATTTAATGACGTTATTATTAAGCGCTATAATAAAGACAGAGTCGCACAAGATCATATACATGCCAATTTTGTATATTCTCCCAAAAAGAGAATGATCTATGACATTTTAAACAAAAATCCAAATCCAGTGAATATGCCGACAATTGCGGTGTATATTAAAAGCATTTCGAGAGATTCGACAAGGGTTGAAAATAAAATAGATAAAAGTTTTTACGTTAACGATTCGGGTACATACAAACAAAGAAGGCAACCAGTACCTGTGAATGTTCAGATGGGGATGTCTGTAATCACAAAGAGCACTCAAGACATGCTTCAATTGATGAGTAACTGGGTTCCGTATACAGATCCATATATCTACATCGATGTTGTAGACCCAAGTACAAAACAAACATTAAGAACAAAGGTTACATGGACCGGAGAAATCTCGATTAACCAAGAACTGGACGTTCCAGACAATTCAACATTTCGGACTGGATTCGACACTTCATTTACAATTGAGGGCTATTTATTTAAAGCACCTATAGGAGATGAAGGGCATATTTGTAAGGTGGTTACAAATATGATATCTGTTACATCGATGAACAATTGCTTCCTCGATATCCAATCATTTGAAAAATCAATCAACGCGACAGAAGACAACAAGATTACATTCTCTATTAAGGGTGTACCTAAACTTAGATGCTTGTCACCATTTGCAATGAACCTTGGGTTAACCAAGTATAATTTCCAAATCACAGGACAAAACTTAGACTTTACATCAAATCTATACATAAGTGCAACACCGGGGATGTTCCCCACATCTGCATACAATTATTACAATCTATTTCCAGATACTAGTGCAACCTCTGCAATTAACGTATGCTCTGAGAACCCGTCAGTAACAACGTCAATTACATCAAGCGAATGCCCACCGTTCTACGCAATTCCTATATCAGCATATACGATCAATTCAGTAGGCAATACAATTGATTTTACACTGCCGTATATACCAGACACAGAAGGCATATTCGATATAATAGCAACATCGAAATGTGGTTGCTCTAGGCTATCCATTGATAGCGTTCTTGAAACGTATAATCCATATCCATCAGGCACAAATGATTATGAAAATTATATCCCATATCAACCACCATATGCACAAACAGAATATGGTGGTGCTGTAATCTTTAATGTCAATTGCGACGATTTAGCAGGAAGAGTAATTGCATTGGAGGCACTAACTGCGGGGTACACATCTACTCAAAACACAGTAACAGCAAACAGTGCGAATTGGAATGCAACATATAGTATAATATCAGCAAATAGTGCTAGTTGGAATAATGCATATGCATTGTCATTAGCAAATTCGGCTACATTGATACAGATATCCGCATATACCTTAACAAGCACAAATACACCAAATGCAGCATTAGCCCAGCTTAGTGCAGATGTAATTTCTCTATCCGCGTCTCTCGGTGCCTTAGAATATCATCATTATAATTCCACATATAGCGTTCTTGGTGATTTTATAACATACGAATATAGCACAGCCAATGTCAGCAGAGGCGATACAGTTAAGCTCGCAAACGGTCGTATATTTTTATTAACAACCAGTAGTGGTACACTGTCTGCAGATTATCTTGAGATAAATCCATATCCAATACAACCAATATACATCACAAATATATCAAATTATGGCACTGTAAATGCGTTTAATCTGTCATCATTCAATACAGCCAAATATACAATGCAAGTAGATGACCTCGCACTGAGCGCATCACAATACTCAGAACTCGTAGTTATAGCATCAAACACAGATTCATCAATATTAGAGTATGCATTAACTTACACATCAGGATCTCCGTTAGTTGAATATGGCGTTTACTCCAACGGAGTGACAGTGACATTGTCAGCATATTCAGCATCAGGATCGATGACGAATAAAACATTCAAAGGAACACGCACTAATTTCTTTAAGAGATGACACTATTTTTAACACGAAGAGTTTCTGCGCTAGAGGCGCTGACTGCGGCATATACTAGCACACAGACTGTAGTATATACCAATAGTGCATCGTGGCAAAATTCGTTCACAATATTATCAAGCAATAGTGCATCATGGTTGCTCACTGACCAAATAAACGCTTCTATTGGATCCTTTATAACTTCGATCACCGCAGTATCAGCAAGCATTCTCAATCTATCCTTATTAGTGTCAAGCATAAGTGCTGATATCACCGATACGCCCTTTGATAATTTTAACTCCAATTATAATACTCTTACTGGTTTCATAACATATGAATTAGGTTCTGTGAATATTCATAAGGGGGATACGGTGTATCTCAAAAATGGTAAAATATTCATGTTCGCCACTGGCAATGGTGCATCAGTAAACGACTATATCAATATAAACGACAATGTAGCTGATGTCATTTATGCCAAAAATTTAAGTGCAGGGGATGTATTAGATGCATTTGCACTATCGTCTATCGGTGCTATAAAATATGAAATCGAAGTTAAAGACTTGTCTACCAACGATTTATATTTTTCATCACTAATTGTGCATCCATCAAATACTGCTGTCGATTTAATTGAATATTCGATTGTGTATACATCAACTCCATTTATTTCATATGATGCTGTTATTTCATCCGCCGCAGTCATATTAAAAGCATCAACCACACAGAATGTTCTTTCGACAAAAGAATTTAAAGGCATTAGACTAAAACATTATGTATAATGATCCGGTATGTATAAGTAGCTTTTAATAAAAAAATGGCTGGATATGACAAAGCATTTATCGTAAGAAACTATTTTAACGCGCTGAGCGGGGCGTTCTTTGGAAATACAATATCTGGTGTTTCTATTAGCACGTCGGGTAAAATATTATCAGCGGGCGTTGATTTGTCACTGATATTTGCATCACAAAATAACACAGCAAGTTGGAATGCTGCGTACACTACACTAACAGCCAATAGTGCTAGTTGGAATAATACTACGGTTACAGTTATAGCCAATAGTGCTAGTTGGAATGCTGCTTACACTACATTAACAGTAAACAGTGGAAATTGGAATAACACTACAAATGTTGTTAATGCAAATAGTGCCAGCTGGAATTCTACTACCAGCACCGTGAATGCGAATAGCTCCAACTGGAACACTTCGTATACAATACTGACAGCAAATAGTGCCAGCTGGAATTCTACAACCAGCACAGTGAATACTAATAGTGCCAACTGGGGATCTTCGTATACAATACTGACATCAAATAGTGCCAGTTGGAATAACACTACAAATGTTGTTAATGCAAATAGTGCCAGCTGGAATTCTACTACCAGCACAGTGAATACTAATAGTGCCAACTGGGACACTTCGTATACTACCATAACAGCAAACAGCGCATCATGGGGATCTGGCAGTGGCAACACATCCGTCAACGCCGCAGTTACGTCTAATAGTGCTAATTGGAATACTTCATATACTACTCTGACTGCAAACAGTGCCAATTGGAATTCTACATATGCTACAGTAACAGCCAATAGTGCCTCATGGGGATCTGGCAGTGGTAATGCTGCAGTTAACGCGGCAGTAACGACGAACAGTGCTAATTGGAATACTTCATATACTACTCTGACTGCAAACAGCTCATCGTGGTTCCCAGCAGGAACAGGAACAGAAATTCAATTTAAAAATGGAAATGTTTTTGGAGCAGTATCAGGTTCATCCGTATTAGGCACTTCTATAACAGCAATTGGTGGTTTGACTTTGCAAACGACAGTAACTGCAGTCTATGGTACATTTATTACTCTACGGACACTAACACCGGCAACGTCGGCTGTTCAATATACATCACCAGCATTAAGATTTACAACGACTGGGTGGAATACTACCGTTTCGGGTGTTTCTGCAGTTTCGGCGAGCAGACCAGTGGACGCAGAGCTTTTTCTGCAGAGTAACTCGGCCCCAGGCGAACCTGACTCAACTGCTATTTTCCGTTTTCGTACAAATTCAGGCGCGTGGACCAACCTACTATCTATCAGACACAGCACAACCAATGGGCATTTGATAAATATCGGTGGCGTGCAGATATCGCAAAATAACGGCAGCACCTTTGTAAACACTTTGGATGTCGGGGGCAACATATTACACAATGCAAACGGTCTCACAATTAGAAACGACTATGCGTTAAGATGGTCGTCGACGACCCAAGTGCATGGGGCGGCAGATCTATTCTTACGCCGCAGATCAGCGCATAATTTATGCTTAGGAACTACCGATACGTCTGCCATAAACCCTCAAACAATTTCGGTCCAATCTGTTGCAGCAGGAACGACTAACAGTCCAGGTTCAGCATTTACTATTGACGGTTCGCAAGGAACCGGGACGGGTGCTGGAGGTGACATCATTTTCCGGGTAGCACCTGGGGGGGTTTCCTCTGCTGCTCAAAACCCTTTAACAGAAGTTTTTAGAATCAAAGCAGGCACTAGCGGACCCCCACAAATAGCTTTCTACGGGACTAATCCTAACGGGTTTTTCTACACGCCAGGAGCTACTATACTAGCTTACCGTGGTTCGCAGTTTAGAATTGAAGGATCAAACGCGATAGATTCTACTGCACTCTTTGTAATGGGAAATACTGCCCGTGTTCAAATGCGGCCTAGATCCCTGGACAACTTGTGCCTTGGTCCAGTGGATGCCGCATCTCCGTTTCCGCAAACAATTTCCACACAAAGTGCAACAAGTTCTGCAAATGCCGCAGGCTCATTATTCTCAATTGATGGTTCTCAAAGCACTGGAAATGCACTAGGAGGAGATATCAGATTCCGTACCACAAATGCAAGCACTGTTCCAAGTAATAGTGCTACACAAAATGTATTGAATGAAGTATTCCGTATCAAATCCACAGGGGCGATTAATCTTAACCCTTTAGCCGTTGAACCATCTCTTCCTTCGTCGGGAGATGTGTATTTTGATTCTGCTCAAACTACTTTAAAGTTCTATGACGGATTTGCATGGATAGATCTTAAGAGTGCTAATACAATATTAATTGCGAACAGTGCCAATTGGAATTCTACATATGCTACAGTAACAGCCAATAGTGCCTCATGGGGATCAGGCCGCGGCAATGCAGCAGTCAATGCAGCAGTGACAGCGAATAGTGCTAATTGGAATACTTCATATACTACTCTGACTGCAAACAGTGCTAATTGGAATTCGACATATGCTACAGTAACGGCAAACAGCGCATCGTGGGGATCTGGCAGTGGTAATGCTGCAGTTGATGCTGTAGTTATTGCGAATAGTGCTAATTGGAATACTTCATATACAACATTAACAGCCAATAGTGCTAACTGGAATTCTACGTATGCTACAGTAACTGCGAATAGCGGAAATTATATTTTAAATGGAGGCAATGACACAAATTCTTCATTGACACTAGGAACTAATTCAAATTTCGATTTAGATTTTAAAACAAATAACGTAACTGGAATGAAGTTTTCTAGGTTTGGTCAATTAGGAATTGGAACAACTACTCCGGTTGGAAAATTACATATTAATGATACCATTCACGCAGGATCGAGTGGATTATCTGATCCTGCATTAAATATCACTCAAACATGGAATACTTCTGGAACACCAGTGTCATTTAGTTTAAATGTTACAGATTTATCAAGTAATGCAAACTCTTCTTTACTTAACTTATCAATAGGTGGCGCATCTCTTTTTAGAATTGCAAAATCTGGAAATATAATTATTCCCGCAAATGCTAGATTAACAGATAATACAAATAGTTTTGTAGTGAGAGACACTACGAGATCTAGTGCCGCAGTGCTGTCTTCTATGCAAGGCATGAAATTTATATATGGAAGTAGTCTACAGCATGTGGCAGAATTTATTAATAATGGTTGGCTCAACCTTCCTACTAGATTAGTTATAACTAATCCTAATGCTGGGGCGGATTTGATTTCAGGTCCGCGTTGGACATTAGCAGGAAATGGAGGCTCTGGTGAATTCGTCGTATTTGACCAAAGTGGCAATCCAGGTCATTTATGTCTTGGAAATAACAATAAACTGATGTGGGACGCAAATAATGCATTTGGTGTTAGAAATGGAACGAATGCACAAACATTTTCAATTTACAGAACATTTACAAATTCTACAACATATGAAAGATTAGTGTTCAAATCTTCCGCAGGTAATAATATCATTGGAGCAGAAACTTCTCCGGGAAGCGCAACTTGGAGAAATATTGAATTTCAAACTCTGACCGCAACGAGAATGTCTATTAAAACTAATGGTTCAGTTAATTTCGCAGGTATATCAACCGATCCGACTGTAAATTCCGCAGGAGATGTTTATTATAATTCAACTTTTAATTCATTAAAATTATTCGATGGTACTGCTTTTGTTCCAGTAAACACGACTAGAACAATTGCAACTTTTACCGCATTGGAAAATCATCCAGTTTCTGCAAATTTCGCAACATTGAATACACGAAATTTTGATAACGTAGGAGTTCTACAATTTGCAGCAGGAAGTCCAATCAGAGAAGCAAGATTTATTAGTGTAATTCCTGATAATGCAGTTTTAGCAAATGGATTACTAATTAGAACGCAATTCTCTACAATTACCGCAACATCTGGTTCATGCCGTTGGGGAGCGCAAATTAAAAAATTATCATCAACTTCATATGCAGCATCTGCGGGAATAGATGTAACTGTTTCTGGAACTGCTAATCAAACAACTATGACAGGAACAATCACATTGCCATCAATTGATAGTTTAGCTCCGGGAGATGCATATGCATTAAGAATATTCAGAGAAAGCAGTAATGTTGCTGATACATTAGTAGATTCGGCTCAACTATTAACAGTAGAAGTTAGAACAAATATTTAATAAATTATTATGGCACTTTCATTTAATGGCGCAAATGCTTTGGTAAATATAATATCTCCCCGGTAGTATCGGTTCCGTTGACCATTGCTTGTTGGTTTCGACCTTTAGTATTCCAAGGGCAAGCAGTAACTTTTACTTCGGCTATTGGCGCGACACACGTTCTCCTCGGAATAAACACAAGTGGCCAATGTGTCACTTCTATGAGAGATGACAACTTCCAATCAGGAATTGCAACTACTGCAACAATTTCTGCAACACTTGGAAACTGGCAACATATTGCATGTGTTCATAACTCTATAAGTGCAAGAACCGCTTATTTAAATGGAGTTGCATCGCCCGTAGGTACGTTTGTTCTTGTCGGAACAGTACAACCTTTGTTTAGAACAGCAATAGGAGCTAGGAGAACTGGCGGACTTGATTCTTTTGCAAATGGCGATGTTGCGGAAGTCGGGGTCTGGAATACAGTTTTGACTGCTGAAGAAATCGCATCTCTGGCAAGAGGATTCAAACCATCCAAAATCTGTCCATCCTCTCTAGCTTTTTATACTCCTCTCATCCGTGCAAGACAAGATGTACGTAATAATCTTGTATTAACTGATTCAGGCACCGGATTGGTACAGGAAGTGACTCATCCGAGAATAATATAAATCACGAAGATTTAGACATTATAACTATAAATATAATTATGCCAATACCAATTCCAGAAATAATTCAAACTCCACTAATTCCAGCAAAAACATTTGATATTTTGTGGATTTACAATCTTGCAATTTTTTGCCCATCAACTACAAACGGAACAGTCAAAATTGCCTGTTTGCCTATGTCTTCTGCTACGGGTGAACTAGGATCGACTAATTTAATGCAAATGGTGCAAACCGACGACTTATTTTCTGCCGTGAGCGAAGTACCCGAAGTTGCCATTGCATTCCAAGCAGTTATTAACGCAGTAGCACCTCTTCAAGCATGGATCGATGCAAAAAATTCCCCACCAACTCCAGAGCCAACTCCAGAGCCAGTATAAGACTAATCGGGATTTTTAATATAGTATGCGCAATATAGATGGAAATATTGTATATGTCAAATAAATACAATTAATATGCCATCGACAATGCCGCAAAGTTGGACTCATCGTATCTTGGGTTCATTGCCATACACAGCTTCGAGAAAAGTAGAAGATACCAATCCTAAATACAAAGCGTTCGAAGCTGCGAGTGGTAGACGCGATGAAATTATTCGCAGACTATCCGTGTCTCGCAATTCGGTAAACAATCCGATGGGATATGATAATATGATGACCGATAAGGGTTATCATTCATTGATTTACGCACCTCTAGATGAGAATAAAATCAATCGCATTAATGAATATCGACGCATGTCGGATTATTCAGAGCTATCTGATTGTCTAGATATTATATGTGATGAAATTCTTAACGAAGATGAAAATGGCAAACTAATCAATTTAAGAATTGAAGCAGGCAAATATAATCAAACAGCAAGAAGCGAAATTACAAAAGAGTTTGAACATTATGTTTCTGTTTTTGGATTAAAAAATAAAGGGTGGGAATATTTCCGTCAATTCTTTATTGAAGGTGAACTATTCTTTGAAAACGTTATCTCTGACAAAAATCCAGAACTAGGCGTCTTAGGAGTTGTTAACGTTCCTACTGAATTAATAGAGCCAGTATATTTTAACGTTCAAAATGAGGATTTAAGCCATTTCATTTTAAGAAAGTATAATGAAACGACGGTGCATCCTGGGATCTTTAATAGAGTATCATTTACGAGTCAAACACCAACGACAGAAGAATTAGTACCAATGCAAAAACAGCAAGTGGTATACATTCATTCGGGTGTATGGGATAGAGACAGATTATTCAAAGTACCTTATCTTGAAAAATCAAAAAGAGCTTATTTGCAATTAAGCATGATCGAAGATGCTATCGTTATATATCGTCTTGTTCGTGCGCCAGAGCGTCTTAAATTTAAGATCTATACAGGTAATGCACCCCCCGCGCAAGCAGAACAAATTGTGCAACAAGCGATGAGAAAGTTCTGGGAAAAGAGAACACCAGGACAAGGTGGATTTAAGAATGTATATGACCCACAGTCAATGCTTGACAGTTATTGGTTTGCAAGATCATCTGGTGGCGAAGGTTCGGATGTTGAAACAGTTCCTGCTGGGCAAAATTTAGGCCAACTAGATGACTTAAACTACTTCGTCAAGAAGCTATATCGGTCGATGAAGATTCCTTTGAATAGAATGAATCCAGAAACGACCATGCGAGACGGCAAAGAAATTACCGCAGAAGAATTAAGCATGGCACAATTCATTATGCGCATTCAAAGGCAATTCGCGGAAGGGATTAAGCAAGGATTCATCACACATCTCAAATTGAGAGGATTGTGGAAATTATACAAGATTCGTGAATTTGATTTCCAACCAGAATTCAACGCGCCTCGAAACTTCAAGATGATGAGAGATCTGCAGTATCTCGAATTATTGTACAAGACATACGGTGATATTTCTGGTAATGCGAACATTTCGCCGACATTACTAATGATGGACGTCTTGAAATGGACACCAGAAAAGATTCTTGAAAATCGCGCACTGTTGCGTAAGGATAAAGCGTTTACATGGGAATTGGATCAAATTGGATCACAAGGACCTAGCTGGAGAGATGAAATGGCTGCAGCAAATGCATCAGCAGGGATTACGCCACCCGAATCACCTCCTAGTGGTGCCGGTGGTGGATCAGAGTTGCCCCCATCATTTAGCGCACCACCAGAAGAAGCACCGGCGCCTCCTGAAGAAACCCCAGCAGCACCGCCTGAAGAAACTCCAGCATAATTATGAGCCAAGTACCTTGCATTTCATCAGTTCTACCTACAGGATATCATGGTTCGACTTATCTTAATAGTAAGATCGAATCATATGCAAACCTGGCTTTACGCATTAAAAAGGCACTAGGCTATCCAGCGGTAACCGTAGAAGTAACAGATTCTCAATTAGCGGACTTTATAGATAGAGCCGTAGAGATGTATACTCGATATGCTGGGTACACAGAAGAGTATCTAGTATTTGATAGTAATTTATACATACCTGGAGTTGGTGTTAAATTAGATACACTTTTGACAGGCAATATGTGCCTGCAAGATACTAATTCAGATTATGAGATAAATGATATCGAAAGAGGATATTGCACATTTGCGGTAGTTACAGGCACTGCAGTCACTACTACATATCTTGGAAGTGCGGTATCATACGCACAAGCAGGAGCTACATCGACATCAGGTAATATTGTTACACTAACACCTCTATCTTCATGGAACTTTGCTGTATCTGATACTGATAGAGTTGTTGTTAGCTCAATATCGAGCTATACACCAAATACATTATATTCTAATGTTACTGGTTTGATTAGTGTATCAGGAGGAAATGTAACCATTTATTCGGGAAGTGCATACAATATACCATCTGGTTGTCCAACCCCACCACTTACAGCATTATGGGGATATGACGTAACCAAAGCATCACATATTACTATTAGTAATCTACCAACATGTGAATTGACAGAAAATACTATTGCCATCACATCAAATAACGGCAATTACATCACTGCACGCATATGCGATACAGAACTCAACTCAGAAGGATTTATTCCAGCAACGTTTAATTTCTTAAGTGCTAAACCATATCCGAATGCAATCTTTGGTACATTTGATCTTGTCAATAATAAGATCTTTAATATGTCATATCAAGCGGCAAGCTGCTGTCAGTATATGCCTACTAAATTGCCAGTTGCGGTGACATTCTATAGCACAAGCACTACGGAAGCTACAGGATTATCCTCTGTAACAACAACAGGAAGATATGATTATAGCTTGGAGGACTATCGCAAAATCACGAGTGTTGTAAGCTTCGAAGCAGGTAGCTTCACTAATACAAATATTCTATTCAATATTGACTATGCAATTGCTCAACGAGTATTTGGCCAGACTTCGCAATTTAGCCATATTCAACACACAGGATTTGATCTTATCTCTTATGAGATTTTAAGACAGTGGGTTGATTTGACTAATAGAGTATTAGCACGCAACGTCTATATCCGATTTGATCGCAAAACACAATTGCTAAAGCTTATTCCTGAACCATCACCAAATAGTAGATATTGTGCTGCTATTGGATGTTACATGGAGAAAAGAGTAGAAGATGTCATTGATGAAAAGTGGGTATTTGAATATGCTACAGCATTGACGAAAATAGCATTAGGATATATTAGAGGCAAATTCTCAGGCATTACATTATACGGCAGCGGCTCGCTTGTTGCTAATATCGGCGATCAGGGTGAAAAAGAAAAAGTCGCACTTGAAGAATTACTACTAAAAGGAGGCGAAGGTCCGACAATCGCCCCATTCTTTATCGGATAACTAACATAAATTAAATAAATATATATTATGCCAGGATTAAAATTATTGATTAATAAACCATTTGATATTCAATATCATCTTAAAGAATCGAACAAAGATTCCACCAGAGAAATGTATATTGAAGGGCCGTATCTTATGGCTGAACAAGAAAACAGAAATGGAAGAATTTACTCGGAACAGGAGATGGATGACGAGGTTCAAAGATATACAGAACAAATGATCAAGACAGGCAGAGCAATTGGTGAACTAAATCACCCAACATCTGCCGAGATTAATCCTGAAAGAGCTTGCCATAATATCGTATCATTTCGCCGTGATGGAAATATTTGGTACGGCAAGTCCAAAATTCTCACAGGGGTGCCTATGGGAGACTTGGTTAAAGGTCTTCTTTTGAATGGGGTTAAATTGGGAGTATCATCTAGAGCACTAGGAACTCTTGCGGAGACAGATGGCACCAAAGGAAATCGTGTTTCCAATTTTCATCTTATTTGTGTAGATGTAGTTAGCGACCCATCAGTGCATAGTGCATTCGTTGAAGGCGTATTAGAATCAAAAACATGGATGCTAGATTCTAATGGTGAGTGTAAAGAGTGTATGGACCTGATGTACAAACAACTTAATAAAAGTATTGCAACTCTACCAAAAAGAGACGCAAACTCATTTATTCAAGAACAAATTCAAAAATTTCTCACATCACTAAGACAGATGTAATGAAATTAGGGTAAGTATTTTTTAATTATGCAAATCGGTAAACACATCGATAATTTTAATGCTAGTTTGCTCGTCAAAAACTACGCACAAGCCGACAAATTCTTAAAGAAAATTGTCAAAGAAAAACTACGCATTAAATTTGATAATGAATATCGCAAAGTTGAGCGTTCGTTTTTCACTAAATAATTCCAATGAAAATATTAGATATTATCAAAGAAGCCACTAAGGAATATCTTAACGAAGATACCTTAAAGACTATCGAACAAGGCTTTACGGCTGAGGTTGACCAACTTGTTTCCGAAAAAGTTGCCGCTGCAGTACAAGTAGCTTTGGATAGACAAGATAATGAACACGCTTCGGCTCTTCAATCTCTTGTTGAAAAGCTAGATTCGGATAGAGCAAGAAAGCTTCAACTTGCACTCGAAACGATGGAGAGCGATCATATTGATAAGCTAATTCAAATCAAAGAGAGTTATGAAAAGCTACTCAAGAAACAGTCTACAGTTCTTCGTGACGAATTGAGAGTACAAATTTCCAAATATCTTGACCTTCAATTGGAAAAGGCAATGCCTGCTAAACAACTCCAAGAAGCAGCGAAAGAAACATTCGCGCGCAATATTCTATCAGAAGCACGCAAGCTTTTTGCTATCAATGATATCTATGAAAATGAAGTCGTTGTAGAGGCAGTCAAAGACGGTGTAAGCAGAATCAAACAACTCGAAGAACAAGTTGTTGGCTTACAAAAGAAAAACCAAGTAATTTCAGAACAAGCAGAAAAAACAAAAGCTACTTTACTAGTCAACGAAAAAGTGAATAGCTTACCAGAATTCAAAGCTGCTTATTTAACCAATTTCTTCAATAGCAAGAGTGAATCGTATATCAAAGAGAATTTTGATTATGTCGCATCCCTCTATGATCAGGAAGAAAATGATCGCCGCCAAGTAGTATCCGAGCATGCAAAGGAACTGCGCAGACGGAGTAATGTTGATCGCTTAGTCACAGAGAAGAGAAGCGATGAAGCGGAGAATCTTAATTCGTTTACTCCAGACAAAGAAAACGGCAGTGCTGTTTTGTCATACATTAGCGAATTAAAAAGAAATGACTCTAAACGTTATGGTAGCGTTCAAGAGTGACACACTATTACCAACATAAAAACACAAAACTAATAATATGAATAAACATATTACATCATCACCAAACCTCATCAATGAGGATCGTGCAGCTCAGCTGCTTAATAAATGGGGACCAGTTTTGGATTATTCTTCATCGAGCGTTCGCCCGATTGAAGAGGACTATGTTCGTCTTAGCACCGCAATCCTTCTCGAAAACCAAGAAAAATGGTGCCTTACCGAAGCTAACATAGCCGCAGGTAACTCCACACAAAGTTCTTTTGTTTACGGAGCGGGGGTTAATAACGGTGCTCAACCAAACTTCGGCAATGCTGACACATATGCCCCTGGTGACGCGCGTCTTCCAAAAATCCTTATCCCGATGATTCGTCGTACTTTCCCTGAGCTCATCACTAACGAAATCGTTGGTGTGCAGCCAATGGGTGGTCCGGTCGGATTAGCATGGGCTCTTCGTTATAAATACGACGGAACCCAGGGCCTTGATGGAACCAATACTGCCAACGCAGCACAATGGCCTTCCGTTTCGGCAAACAATGAAATTGGTTATAACTTCCTCAATACTAACTATACAGGATCGTCTGCTCTTAGCTCCGATCTTGGTGTTGGTATTCTTGGTACGTCCGGTATTCTTGCTGCTGACCGTGGTCTTGCTGCAGCACTGGGTGTTTTCGAAGCACAAGGTAATTTCCCACAAATTTCCCTTAGCATCGAAAAGACTGCAGTCGAAGCAGGCACACGTCGTTTGGCATCCAAATGGACACTTGAGCTCGAACAAGATCTTAAGAACATGAACGGTATTGATATCGACTCGGAACTTACGAATGCAATGTCGTATGAAATCCAAGCCGAAATCGACCGCGAAATGGTTATTCGTATGATCAAAGTCTGTCTCAAAGCAGGTGCCGGTGCAGGTTACTCCACATGGTCTCCAGCTTCTGCTGACGGTCGTTGGTTAGCTGAGCGCGGTGTTGACTTCTATAACAAGGTTCTTGTTGAAGCCAACCGTATCGCTATTCGTAACCGTAGAGGTGCTGCAAATTTCATTATCGCCACACCACGTGTGTGTACGATTCTTGAAATGCTCAAAGAATTCAAGCCTTACATGATTAACGGCAATGTAAACACACAACCAACTGGTATCGCTAAAGTCGGTTCCGTTGGTGGTCGTTTCAACGTTTATCGTGATACTCGCTTTGAAGGACAGATCCAAGTTGGTTACCGCACAGACACAGTGGAATACGCACTCCTCGGCTATAAAGGCCCTGAGTTCTATGACACTGGTATTGTGTACTGCCCTTACATCCCAGTGATGGTGCAAAGAGCAATTGATCCGAATAACTTCACACCACGTGTGGCGATGTTAACACGTTACGGCGTTGTCGACAATCTATTCGGTGCAAATCTCTACTACCACATGGTGATTGTATCTGGCCTCAGCACTGCATTTAGCCCTGCTAATCAGTCGGTGTATCTCTAATCTAGATCCTAACACACAATAACACGAAGAGAGCTGAGAGAAATTTCAGCTCTCTTTTTTTGTTGATTTAAATTGTCGACTACACATAAATATAAGAATGACGGATGATGAAATCAATAATCTCTTAGATCAAACTACGTTCAAGAAATATACAAGGGACCAAGCCTTTGAAGCTCTTAAAATTTGTTCAGAGAAAGGGTTACTTGAAGCAGAGAGGCAAACAGGAATACCTAGAAGAAATATTACTAACTGGAAAAATCCTGGACGAAATTCGCAGTATTGCAAAGCAAATACAAAACGACATTATGATGCATATCAACAAAAGTGGGTAGAGCGTTATAAGAACAATCCTCAAAAGATTAAAAATATAATCAATAAATCAAAGCAAAAACAAGGATATGATGGTATAATAAAAAGACGAGAATATGCGAGAGATGAGAATATAGCTAATCTACAACCACTGCAGAAAAATTTAGCCAAAGGCAATAAGATCATCGGAAAGACATTAGGTATAATTGCATGCTCCAAACGTAAAAAGGATTATAAATGTACTGTAAATGAAATGTATAGTGATTCGACATTCTTTAATACATTCAAGACATATTGTTTGCAGAATTACCATAACTGTAAAGTTCTATCAGCCAAGCATGGGTTGCTTGACTTGCTAGAAACTATTGAACCGTATGAATCAATAACATTATCAGAATGCTTTGATCGTAAAGATACCAAAGTAATGTCTCATCCAGATCGTCGTGTTTGGGCACTTAAGGTTTATAATTCCTTCGATTGGCGATCTTATGAAGAAATACACTTTCACATGAGCAAGCACTACTGGAGATATTTGGAACCTTTGTTCACTAATCATAAGAATATATTCTACCATCCAATGGACGCAGGATTAGGAATCAATATGCAAAAGATCCAAAAACAAATTTCTTGACAACTAACACACAATAAAAAAGGATTCAAAAATTGCTCCTTTATACCATAAGTATATTCATGGCATTATTTAATTTTCAAGCAACCCCTGCATCGGCTACTACACCTTTTAATATCTCGGTATCATCGCGCGTTGCGAGTGGTGCTAATACTTTAGCACAATTCAATGTAGTTGGCGGTGCTTCATTCTATGGTTCTAACATCATTGGTGTTCTCTTCAATGCACCTACCGCTACTATCGTTGCCGGTACTACGACATTCTCCGCATTTGGTGGTGCACAATTTTTGCTTAATAACGCACTCAATAACCAAACGGTGGCATTACTATTCGCAAATGGTGGAACAATTAAATTCACGGCACTGTCCTCAGGAACTACCGTGTCATTATCAACCCTAGCTACCTTCGCAGCAAACAGAATTACATTTGAGGATTCGTGGCCAGATTTGAGACGCAAATATGAATTAGGATATATCTAATTCAATCTTCCGTCAAATCAATAGTAAGGGGTTGTTTTTCGACTTTTGAGTTAATGTCGCTCGTAAGTTGTTGCATGATTTCTTCTCTTGATGCGTTGATGTAAAAGTTATTTTGTTGCATATGCATTCCTCCTGAATTGCTATTACCCAAAAGTTCTTTTTGTTGCTCGTGTTTGCGCTCGAGCAATTTTTCTTTTAAGGCATGGTCTTTTGCTTGCATAGATTCTGCATTCTTGATTTTGCGACTTTGGAGTGCAAACTTGCTCATCAGTTCTAATTGCTTCGATGCTGCGGTAATCAGAGAAGCCAATGCTGAAATGGTTTCGCCATCATTGGATTGAATTGCTATGTCTTTGACTTCTTCAATGCTGTCAATGCTTATCTGCGCTATCTCATCTAGTTTGCCTGTAATATATTCCTCGAGATTTTCTGGGTCAATTTTTACCGGCTGGTTCTGTTTTTGAGTAGGTGCTGGTTTTTGTTCTAGTTCGAAATTTTGTAAAAATTTATCGATATCGGCGTCTTCCATTTGATTTTACTTACACCACGTTTTATATTAATCTATATGATACCAGTAATAGTACAAGGTTATGGGACCTATCAAATCCCAGTAGAACGAGTCGGAGAAATCATCTCAGTACTGAAAGCAATGTCAGCATCAAGAATTAACATTAATCACCCAAATATTTCTGAACAAAATGGACGCACGGATCGTATTCTTCTCCAAGAATATCAAAACACCAACACCCATTAATATGCATACACCCCACACTAACAAATTTGTTTCAACAAAAGTAATTGAGCTTGGTAGTTGTGCGTTTAGGCAATGGCGTGCCACACATAGCCATTGTTGCAAGCTTCATGGCTATCGGCTTACAGCGAAATTCTGGTTTGGTGCAACTAAGCTTGATGAGAAGAATTGGTGTGTTGATTTTGGTGGTTTGAAACCGCTGAAGGAAAAGCTGCAACATATGTTCGATCATACCACCTGCGTTGCGGCAGACGACCCGTGCATTGATCAATTCTTAGTGCTCGCGGAAGTGGGTGCTTTGGATATTCGAATTATGCTGAATGGAGTTGGGGCCGAAAGAATTGCGGAGTACTGCTATAATGTATCTGCTGAATATATCAAAGAAAAATACGGAGATCGTTGTTGGGTAGAAAAGGTTGAAGTGTTTGAACATGAAGACAATTCAGCTATCTACGAAAAACCAATTCAGTCTTTCTATACAGGCATTAACATTAATTGATTATGATTAAAGCAAAATTCATTAAAACACACCAAAATGCTCAATTGCCTAAGCGCAACAACGGCAGTACATTAAAGGACACACCAGATCAAATTTTTAATATTGATGAAGGGGCTTTTGGTTTTTATACTCTCAGAGATAATGGTGATTCTGGATATGATTTGACAGCTGTTGAAGATACATTCATTCCGCCAACAACCGTATCGTTGACCGAAACACAAGACGGAGAAATCGAAAGTCAATGTGAAGTAGGCAATGCGGTAGTTCCTGTGGGATTAAAATTGGCAGAGATTCAAGATGGATTCTGGTTCAGAATTGAAGCAAGATCAGGTCTCGGGTTTAAGCATTCAGTTCAACCACACTTTGGAATTATTGACAATCAATACAGAGGAGACTTGGGTGTCAAATTGTATAATCTTTCGTCGAAAGGATATCACATCAAAGCAGGGGATCGAATTGCACAAATTGTCTTTTATCCGATCATTTCAGCTGATATGTCATTTGTTGATGTTGCTGCAGAGTCTGCCAGAGGAGAAAATGGTCTTGGTTCAAGCGGAAAATAATTATGACATTTACTGATCTTTTTATCGAGAAATATCGACCTAAGCGTTTGGCTGATATTGTGCTGGAAGATGGGGTGCGCGAAAAGTTTGAAGAATATATTCAAAATGGATCTATTCCTCATTTACTTTTTGCAGGCCCTCCTGGCATTGGCAAGACTTCATTATCAAAAATTATTGTTAATGAACTTGGTTGTGACAGGCTTTACATCAATGCGTCAGACGAAAACGGCATTGATACTATTCGCAATAAGGTACAAGATTTTGCATCTACAGTGTCTTTGGGTGATGGTATTAAGGTTGTCATTCTTGATGAAGCAGATGGGATGTCTTCCAAAGGGAGTGGTTCGTCCGCTCAAGACATTTTGAGAAATGTCATGGAGACCCATAGTGATAATTGTCGATTTATTTTGACATGCAATAGCTTGGCAAAGATCAGCAAGCCGCTACAATCAAGATGTCAGAGGTTTGACCTTACTCCACCAATTAAGGGTGTATTGTCTCGAATAGTATCTATTCTCTCACAAGAAAATATTACGCTCGACACCGACCAGAAAAACTTTATCGGTTTAACTGTCAAAAGGCATTATCCAGATATTCGGACAATTATTGGAGTCATTGAGCATTCCATTATCGGTGGTAAAATCACAACAAAGCAGGCGGCTGATACCACAAAGACCATCTCAAATGTCGTTTTAGAGATGATTCAGGAAAAGAAAAACATTGCAGAAATTCGTGAATATGTAATTACAAAATCAATTGATTTTAACAATGATTATGGTGTGCTACTTCGTGGGCTATTCAATGCTGCGTATGAAATTAATGACGAAAAAAAGAAAAGAGATAGTATGCTGATCGTCAGCAAGTATCTCTTTCAACATAGCTTAGTTATGGATCAAGAAATCAATGCAACTGCATGTTATCTTGAACTCATGACTGCTCTCTAAGTTCAGTAATCGGTGTACTGTGCTTGTGTTGGCTTATCTTTAGGCTGACCTTGCACAGGCACCTGGAACGAGTCGTTCTGATTCGCAACGAATTCAAGAACATCAATTGGTACTGTAACCGGATTGTACCATAATCCTGGCATCTCTTCTTCTACGATGTCAGCAAAGACGACACCGTCACGAATCATACCCATGCCACTGTGCTTGGTGGCAATAGAAGAAACCCGAATGCGTTTGCCATCCGTACCAAGCTCATCTAGCTTTTGAATCACATTGGATCCCATATCTTTAAAAAAGGGATTTTTTTTCCAATTGGATTTTAATTTAACAACATCCCCCTCGAGGATTCCATGTTGTTGGAAGCGATTTAACGCTGATTCGTAAATCTGATCAAATTTGTTCATATATGTATTTAGTCTATTATGGTAATTATTTATAATGGCATTAAATTTTAACATCAAAAACGAAATTCGTGAACTTGATCGCAAAACGAGCAGCACTGAATTGGCAGTTCGTAAGTCCAATAAGTACGTGGATATCAAACTGGATCTAATGCAATCCAAAGTAGGTAATCCATTATATTTTGATCAGTCGATGGTTAATGATGTTGATATCGCTATCGCCACAGACGAAGAGGCTGTGATTGAGTACTTGAAGAACTTATTTACATGTGCTCCTGGGGATCTTTACCTGTATCCAAATTTTGGATTGAATCTTAAGAAATACACATTTGAGCCTATAACAGATCGAGTAGCGTCTGAAATAGGCCATTACATCAAAAACAGTATTGATGACCTTAGCGATGCTTCCACGAAAGGTCCATTAGTTCGACTTGTAAAAGTTTCCATCTATCCAAATATCGAGGCGAGTCAATTCGAAATCACCATAATATTTCAGGTCCGAATGCTTAGTAAAGAAATAACCTTATTTGGTACCATTTCAACACAAGATGGGGTTTACTTTTTCAATAAATAACTACAATGAGTAATATTATCCAAAGAGATGCTATTTTACCACTAAAGAGTGATAGCTACGCAGCATTTGATCCAGTTTCCCTAAAAGACCTTTTTAAGAAACGTCTTAACGAATCTGGATTATTCACCCAACAGAACCATGAAGGATCAAACCTTGCTGTGCTGAATGATTTCATCTCAATGGCATTTGGCTCGTTGTTGTTTTATCTTAATAGAACATCCACAGAAGGCATGTTTTCAGAAGCAGACATTTATGAAAACATGAATAGAATTGTCAAGCTAAATGATTACAATCCTCAAGGTTATCATAGTGCCAATCTTGGATTTAGTCTGAGTGCAAACCCATCAATTCCCGTTGGCGCATACACCATTCCAAGATATTCATATATCAATGTTGTAGGTGATATACATTACTCATTTACCAAAGATGTAAGCTTTGTCAAAAGCGTATCTGGGTTCGAATTTCTTGAAGAGCCATCTGTGCAGCAGTTACTCTATCAAGGCAAATTCAGAGAACATCCTACTATCGAGGCAACAGGGGAAGCTAATGAAATTGTTTATCTAATAACAGACTCAGGTACTAAGGTTGATCATTTTAACATCCACGTATACGTACAGCAATCAGGAACAACTCAGTGGACATTATGGGAACAAACTCCTTCCTTGTACCTAGAAAACACCAACTCGAAAAAATACGAAATTCGTTTTAATGAAAATGAAAGGTATGAATTAAAATTTGGTGATGGGGTAAATGGCGTTCAATTGAATAGCGGTGATAAAATCGCTATCATATATTTGTCGACATTAGGTCAAGAAGGAGAAGTGGGAGCATTGGCGTTGGGTGACGGTAGATTAGTTCCTTTTAATTCAAAAAATTACCAAAGCATTCTTTCGAGCACATTGCAAACCAATTCGGTTTTAAGTGATTCCCTTTACACAGGATTGCTGTTTGATAATGCATACCCATCTACCTATTCTAGCGAACCAGAGACAGTAGACCAAATCCGCAAGAATGCACCTAAAGCATACCGTTCGCAATATCGTCTGGTAACTCAAGATGACTTCACAACATATGTCAATACTAACTTTTATAACATTTTACAAGATGCAGTAGTAGTTGATAACGACACATTTGTCAATTCATACATGAAGAGAATTTATGAGTATGGTGTATTGGATCCATCGAGAGAAAGTCGCGTTCTATTCAATCAAGTAATGTTCGCAGACGCTTGCAACTTTAACAACGCGTATATCTTCGCAGTACCACGTCAGATTACTGGTTCGTCGTATACTTCATATCTTACACCGGCTCAAAAAAGACTCGTATTAAACACGATTCAAAACTCGAAAATTAAGGTACATACAGTCGAGCCTGTTATGGCTGACCCGATCTATATCACTTTCGATGTCGGGGTGCCACTATATGGCCAGGATATTACCATGAGTGATATCGGCACATCAGAAATAGTTGTAAATAAAAATCCAGATGTAAGAGTGAGCAATGCATCAATAATCAATGGCATTACCGCCATCATCGAGGACTATTTTGCAAGGAAAAATATGAAGCTCGGTAAATCGATTGACATATATGATCTCAATAATCAAATACTGGCAGTGCCTGGCGTAGGGAGCATTCGTACACAAAGAACAGACAATCCTAATATTTCAGTAGAAGGTCTTGGCTTGGTCGCCTGGTCAATGGTTTACGGATTGCCTCGCTTTGTGACTTCAAGACTTAATTTGGAATTTTTTGAATTTGGATATTTCCAATCAGGCGTATCAACAAAAATTCGAATCAACGAAACTGCATCGAATCTATCTAGAGCTATTCAATACTAATCATGTCAACTGTAGCAATAACACCAGCGTTAACGGGATATGCAGCCATAACCCAATTTACCCTTTCCTCTGATAGTTCAGGCAAGACCAATTGGTCTCTCGGTGATGGTACTATTGCTTCTAGCCCAAACAACGCATATCGCAAAACCTATTCGGAGCCAGGAGTATATAAAGTAACGCTACTCGAAAATGATACAGTAACATCTACAACATTATCTGTCTTTAATTATTTGCCAGAAAGTATATCATTCAAGACACCGTCAGTGACGGGCACTGCAGGGATAGCTATACCACTAACAATCAGCGTAACATCCAATTCACCAGGACCATATACTATTGACCTATATGCAGCAAATTCATATTCAGCACCATATGATTTTGATGGTACATTATGGTCGCATTTAAACGCAACTTGGAAATTTACTGACGAAGATGGTACTCCAGTTAAAAGAATCGAAGTCACACCAACGAGTGTCTTTTATTCGAGTGCGTCGGGTATCGTCACCGATTCTAATTATACGTTTATTGGTACTACGGCTACCGTTACAGCGAAGTTTTGTGATGACTTGCCTAGTGTAACGGCGGGTACTAGAATCATCGCATCAAAGTATGTTAGTGATACAACAAATAGTAGAGTGACAGCAAATACATTAGTGTTTCTATCTGCAAATTCAGTAACAGGCATAAACGTAACGATCGACGGCATTAATACACACAATCCGTTTTACTGGCAAGGCGGCAATATTCCTTATGTTGTCGCACTTAATGGTGCTCAAGGAATTGTCAAGTTTCTACCATATGATGTGACACCGATTAATGTCACCATTAAAGTGCTAAGTGGTTCGACAGACATCACATCAAATTTCACATTCAAAGAACCAAATAATCAAATTAAAAAATATGACGATGATGGTTACACCTACAGAGGAGGGTATACACGAAATATAGCAAAAACTCTGTTATCAGCATCGAATGTTCGGATTCAGGCATCTGCAGTTTTTGATGTCAATTATAATTCGTTTTCATCGGTATACTTCGCACCACAGAAAATTAATTCGACGTTGAACTTTGTTGCATACTCTCCATATTTTGACGTAAAACCATTATCATACAACAGCTTTCGTCGCTTCAATGAAAGCGAAAATTTCAAATGCCTGATGAATGATTTCGTCAACGCACCTGTGCTCAAAAATAGTACAAATTTCTTTGACAATTATCTTGGCGTATTGCTTGGCGATACTCCAGACGATACCGAAAATCCAGGCCAAAAGGTCATGGAAAAAATATCAAATTTTGCCAAAAATCATCACGATGTAGACACAGCAAACTTACAACAGTTTTTAAGTCTAGCGAAACAAGTAGACATGCCCGTTGACGATTTTGGATTGTCATATCCTTCAAGACTCGCAAGAGTAATGGATATAGCATCATGTCCACGTAAAAAAGTGTGGGGTGCAAAATGCCCATGCAATCAGAATTTTGGTTGCTCGAATTGCTGTGGTGATGTGTGTAAGGTTTGTGGCAAAGACCGCACAGACAATCTTGGTGCGAAATTAACAATGTCCAGTACTATTACGGCCGGGACGCCAATAGTAATTGAATATCTACAGAGTAATAATACAAAATATGAATTATTTTATCCAAAGGCAATTGGTGCATTATCATCATATACGCTCAATTCGCTTACGAGCATTAGTCTTAAAACACCGCTAACAACCTATTATAATTTCTATACATACATCGATACACCATCAAACAATCAAGTTGAAGGGTTGATTAACTGGAGCGATGGGTATACAACTATTTCTGAAAGTGCCTCAACCGAATTCCAGTGGTATGGAGATAATCAGATACTCGATAGCTTATTCAATCTCGAGCTGCACCGAGGATTAAATATAATCGATGAGTAAGTATGGATAATGGCCGAGATTCTCAAAAGACTAACGCAACAAACAACCACATCGTTTGAAACCCAATACAATGCCAATCTTGCGAAAGGTGTTGTTGATGATGTGCCATTGGATTATAATCGACCTTTTACATTTTTAGAATGGTCTGCGGCAAACCCGAATGCTAACAGCACCATTGCAAAGAAAGTCTATGAACAGTATCTTAGCAGCTGGTACAGCAATCGTTATGATACTCAGACTGCAGCAGACCTTCTCAAATCACAATATCAGCAAGTAGTTGAGAGACTGCAATATATTTTTAAAGATGATCCAGCATTCAGAAAATTAGCGAATGCAAATTTAGACGATCCTTATGATGTCGAAATTTTAATTCCTTTGCTTTCCAAGAAGCTAAGAGATATTGCGCTCTATTATGTAGGCCAAAGAGCAAATGCAAAGAAGAGCAAAATCAAATACAATATTGCAGGTAGTAATGCAGCAATTGAAAGATTATTCTATGAATACATTTTAAAAAATTACACAGCATCGACATATCAAACTACGGTAATCGAACAAAGTGCATTCGCAGGTCTTCCTCAATTATCATCAGTTAAAGATGACTTCAAGATAGTAATACAGGAGCTGTATGACACCTCAACATATCAAGACAAAAATCCAAGCACTGCATATGAAGACATTACAGTAGACTTTGTCAAAGACTTTTGTGCAACGGATGTAGAGGCGCAGCCATATTACAATAAGCTGGGAGCATATGATGTAGTAATAGATAATCCGATGTTCTTTAATCTTGCAGACTATGTGCAAGACGTTGCCAATATGGCAGCAAGTGCGACGATAAATCTAGACGGCATCGATAGCAATAAAATCAATGAATTTGAGGCTACTGCAAAATATCTAGGAACTGATTTGTACTATATTAGTGGGGGATATTATATTCCAAAAGTTGATACAGTAAATCTAGATATCAAATCGGGCAGTAATTTATTCTACTGGCCTTCCGGCGAGTTTGTATACAGAGGATTGACGAACGCAGAGTATTCAGAACTACCAATCAACGAAAGCGAATTTTTAACCAAAGGAACAGCTGCAGCAAATTATGAAGATGCTGATAAGATTTTCGTCAATAGATGTGGATATGGCATTCAAGGTGCCTGGTTGTGCAAGACATCGGAACAAGATAGAGAAGACACATTTAAAGTTGAATTGCAGGGATCTCTCAAGTGTGATGGCCGCACGATTTTAAGATTCCCATTTCCAGGTCGAGGATATTTTATTGATGACGAATGGACTGGTGTGCAGACGAATGGACTGATTAACAAAACATACTTCACAGATGCAGAACTTGCCAAGCTTGAAGATTTGTATTGGAATACAAGTATTGCAGACGTTCAGTCGTCCACCAAACCTGTTGCGATTAACGATACCTATCTAGCAGCGGATGGCGCACAGCCCGGTTCTATATACAACAAAGCAGATCACTTCTTTGTTCGACAAACAACAAATCCAAATCGTATAGATGATGAAACGCCTGATGGTGTTTTTAATAATAGTGTAAATGATTACTGGTTGTTTAGGTTTGAGAAGACAGAATTGCCAATTACAGCATCAGTTGAATTGTCATCTAGCATTGACAAAGAAAATGGTACGCATATATTCTGGCCATATGAAAGCTTTGATGGTTCTGGTGAATACACGCCACTGCCTACATACATCACACGCAAAAATAAAATCGCATTGCCTACCGCACTGTCGTCGTTAAATGTATTCAAAGATTTCGGTTCATCAAAAGCAGGCACAACTCATTTAGATTCTGATGTAATATTGAAATTAGATAATTGCGGTGAAATCGTCGGTGCGGCGTATTTGAAAGGCCAGTCTTTGCGCAATTTCAATAGCACAAAATTTAATGACTACGTATTCAACAATAATTATCTAGATCCGTTTGGATATACATTATTGTCTGGTGTAATTCAGCCGGGCTTGACATTAAAGGCAAGTCCTGGTGTGGTGGCTCCATTTATATGGGGTGTTAATGGTGCGAAGTTTGGTGATATTAATGATGTCCCAGCTACTAAGATTAACAGCATAGCCGCATTCACAGGACATAAGCATGAACCAAATTGTCCTTATCTTAGAAAAGATCTACAATCTCTTTATTACTATCAAACAGAAATTGAACACACCACTGCATGCGAATGTAAAGCTCTGAACTATTCGCCGTTCGGACACAAAGGAAATCGTCTTGATTCTTTTGGTTCATTATCAGATTTTATTTTTGAAATCACATCGCCTCTAGATTTTGATAAATTTGAATTATCTGAATGGAGGGACAGTCTCGGCAGAGGATGGCAAAACAGCGATCGCATTGCCTATTTCAAGCTAGACGCTGACAATAAATTTGTTGATCTTGGTTGGGGTACGGGTAAATGGATGACACCAGGCGGGGGTGAATTTTTACTCCGTCCTGGTGTCGTATATGGCTACTATCGCAATAACAAATTACCATGCTTAGTCAAAGGATCTGATTTTTATTTCATTCTTAACCATCAATATTGCAACCCACAAGAATATCTATCAATCAAAGACGAACTTTGCTATTCGAACGAATTCATGTTCGATTTCACACCAAGATGGATTGATCTGGTTGTTGACAATGATACTAATATTAGTAGCTGGAAATCGAGGGATTATACTCCATCAGATATTGTCTTTAATCCCGGAGATCATTTAGTATATATCCATCGCAAGCAAAATACATTTTCGATCCAATGGGATGATGGAGATGAAAAAACAGTATCATATGATTTGATTAATTTCATATGGCAAACAAAATTGCGCGGATGGAATTATAGTCTAAACAAATGGACCGGCTCACAGAATACAGTAGGTGCGAAACCATACTGGGCACTCGCTGATGAGTTGTGTGGTATAGACCATTTCAATTTGTCAATTGGAAATCATCGCAAGTTGGTAAACGAATATCTGTTTACAAATCATCCGAAATATACACTTAATACATTAAACCATTTCGACACAATTGAATACTTCCGCAGAGCGAATGATTCATTTATATGGACCCAAAATTTTACAGTTAGCTCTACACAAGCAACGACAGAGTGGAGAAAAATTAACCTAGTCGAAAAAGAACCATACATTAAACACAATTGTTCGGTTCGTACAGAGACAGTCAAGAAATGTTATGGATTGCCTGATGAGTATACACCAGATGATACAGAAACAAATTTTATTAGCCAACAAGAAGTATTTGATAAAATTTTAGTCATTGAAAGTCTGTCAGGCGAAAGTGATATTGTATTCGAATCATCATCTCTCGACCAGCCAGTTAGCATAGTATATTGCGCCAAAAATCCGTTTACTATAACCCAAACGCTAACAGACGTATCGGTAGGACTTCCACCTTCCGGTGGTGTATATGTACCAGTTACATCGGGTGTTCTTGTCAACGCTAAGGCACCATATGCTAATCTGCTGAATATTAATAACCCTACAGTAGCATATATACCAAACTCGAGCGGATTGGCTACAAAAGAAAATCTCGGCCTATTCACACCAGACAATCTAGTAGTTCCGATTTACAATTCGAGCATCGTTGCCAAAGAACCAAATATCGACAATGACTATCGCGAAAATGTATTCTACGTTGCAGATCCTACTTTTTATATAGACAACCGCGGATTATCAAATGTTGACAATAATCAGATTTTAAAAATCAAATCAACAAATGCATCATTTATCAAATATCCATCAACAGCAGCATGCAAATCGGGGGATGTATACAACGACAAAAATTATCCTAACTTCAACGCATATCAAAGTGTTGCGGAATCGCATGGCAATGATACTATCAGTATTCCATTTAATGAATTGACTGATCCATGGGTTGGTGAATTTGAAGACGAATGGTTTGACAAGATTAACTATACAGCGAACTTATATGGTGAATATAATATTCTCAGTGGTTCAAATTCGTGGGCATCATCAAGATTCAACGAAACAACGGCATATATACACAAACACCAAACAGATATATACGGCAATTATTATACATTATTCAAAGACACACCGACTGCTACATTGTTTGCAAAGCAATCAAATTATGGTAGGTTGTATGTGAAGACCATCAACAACAAAACATTGCCAGCAGTATCCGCACTTGCTAAAGTGTATGATACCTACGCAGCGTCAAATACTTCAATCTATCGACAATTAACAGGAAACAAGATCAAGAATATTGAAGTATTTTACGATACAATGATTAGCCACTTGTCTGGTGCTATTCTCGTCGATCGAATTTCGGTCGATTATGAAACAGGTGAAATCTTTTCTAGTGCAGAACAAAAAGCATCCAATACATCCGATAATTCATTTGTCATTACAATAGATAGTCCTACATATGGTACTTGCGGATCTATCTTAATTCCTGACGACAACACACTAACATTCGTGACAATGGCTAGCTCGAATCCGCCATATCCGAAAGTATATGAACATATACTTGGCAGCGATATAGTCAGACTGGCTTATGATGGCGCAAATGATTACACTACATTCAAGGCAGCATTAAGTAGTTATGGCACTTCGACGATCCCATCATTTGATTTCGCTTATGACAAAAACTCAGGGATATACACAGTATCTTACATTTTATTCACAGCAAGCACACTAGTCAATGCGTTTATGACAGTGTTTATCAATTTGAAGAAACAAAACGGTAAATTGGTTCTAGATTCTTTCAATCTAATCAGACCGTATCTATCCTATTAAGTATTTTGAGATGAATCGGAGAAATATTGTGTACGATAATACAATGGACCAGAACCAGCAATTGTCTTTGCGCTTACCTGATTGGAATCTGTTACACCTCTAAATGTAAATGTGTCGTCAGCAGATAGAGCCATTGCATTGCTTGCTCCAGAAAATCCGTTGTCATAAATTTCAATAGTTGTTCCAGTTTTATTCACTACGATAACCTCGCTACAGCTTTGCGACGACAAGGCAACCAAGGAATTTGAGATAGTTTGGTTAAAAGAGCGACAAATATTTTTGTTTGTAAAAGCCATATAATTATTTATCGTTATGCACGTTGAATCACATTCATCGACGCCCAAATTACAGCATCATTGGTAATGCCCTTTGCTGCAATGGTAATATTCTCTGGTGTGCCGTTTATTTTTACACCGAATCGACCGTTTAAACCACCCACAGATGCTTCGTCTGTACTAATGCCAGCACGTTGAGATGCACCGATAAATTTCGTCAGCAGGTCGGTTCCTGCAGTCAATATTGCAGTATTAGCACCAATAGCATATTGGAATGGCGTGCCGACTAGATCAGCCCATGTAGGAGCAGTGCCAGACACTTCAGCATTGTACACTAATTTATAGACACAAGAACCATTATTCGATGCATTTAACAAATCAACAGAGCGTAATAATGGGACAATATCTGGTTGTGCTGGATTTAATCTAACAGATAATACAGGATGAAATGCTAAGGTATTCACAGTGACAGACGCACTCGTAGACACACTCGCTGGTGTTCCTAAAATATCCTCGTTACCCTCAATTATTACAGATGAACAAATATGTTTCATCGATCCAGATCCAGCACCAGTCTGACGAATTTCATATCGGATTGGGTGATTAGGAGAAGACAGATATGTGGAATTTAAACTATTGAGATTTGTTACATAGTGCGCATAATAACATTTTCCTTCCAAATAAAACCCAAAGCGAACACGACCGACACCCAGCCATTCATAATCCATTGTAAGAATCTGAGCTTTGGTAAAATCAATAGCCAACCCAGATGGGCCTGTGCCATCTAGCTTGTCGACATTCCATGCAGATTGTGGCACTGAAACCGAATATGCAGTGCCTTCAGTTTTGAGAACTACAAATCTTGGGCCAGCAGAAGTGACTTCAAGATAGATCCCGGAATTAGGATTATACGGAGCCACCGAACCACTCTGGAATAATCCAACTCTCTTTGTAATATTGGTTTCTGGAGCAAAAACACCAGTAAATAAACCTACAATGCCTTTGCCTGGTTGATAGTTGAATCTCAAAGGAGTTTGTCTTATAACGTAAGCACCGTTCGCATTTGTCGTCATATTCACCAACGAATCACCGCTAACATGAACACTAGTGGCATTTGCAGTTACAACCTCATCAAAAATATTGACACCTTTGCCGTACAATTGCTTCGCGTCTATCAGTGAGACTGGCTGCGAAACCCGCAAACGGCCAAATGCGTCAGAAGAAGCGTTGTCACCAAATGCACTTCCATTTACCTGAGCCTTGGTTAGGTCGTACACTAGCATTGCAGTTTTATTATATCTAGTCCCATCAGATGTCGTGACTGGAGGGTAACTAGTGTCGCCGCTTACGGCAACCCAGCACATCGACTTGAGTGCTTGTTCTTGATATCTTGGATTCGTAATAATCATCAAAAGTATTTAGTTGCATTCTATGCAGCCATCTATTATTATAGATATATAAATAAAAAATAGTTCTTTGAAATAATATGGGGGTGAATATGGTTTTCGATTTGATAGTCGAACGTGACATAAGCACACAGTGGTTGACCGGCTGGCCACTATAAAAGCCGTTCAAACAAACCAAATGCAGAAGACACTGAAGTCGATGCCCTCTTAGCGCAAGCAGAATATATCTTCAATAACGCAGACGAGTTCGTCTTTGCGGATGAAGAAGCACTGGTTGCCTAAGCTCAACAGCAAATGATCCTATTAAGTTTGCTGAGGTACTACAATAGGTAGTGTTAATACATCTCATCACATGTAAACCAAAGATGTCTGTAGTTACTAGCAGTTTGTAGTAGTAGGTAGTGACCCTAAATGAAAGGCCGATGTACCAGCAGACCTAAGTCAGAGAAATTGCAAATACATCTAAGTGTGTAGAAAGTGTAACCAAGCTATCAAAGACTCCGGTTCAAATCCGGACACCTCCACCATAAATATGTTTATGGATTTCAAGCAATTTTGTGAAGAGTATGGCGAAGCAATGCAGCTTCTTGAAGACGTTAATGTCAGTGATGAACTAAGGTATCATTTAGATAATAAATTTGCATTATATGAAAATGTATTTCGCATTTACTCAGATGCATATTTTAAATTAATCGAAGAAGTTCGAACACTTTATTTCGATAATAAAATTGCATTATGCAATGAAGATGCCGATCTAGTAGAATCAAATATCGGACAAAAGGCTCTTTATAACGGGCGTGAAGTTTGGTTAGATGCACCTATTACAGTCGAAGAAGATTATCTCACAGAAGCGAAATACAAAGGCAAAAACGTTAACTTGCGAAAACCATTCCGCACACCAGGGGGTCCAAAAAAATTCGCAGTCTATGTCAAGAAGCCGGCATCCGGTAATATTATTAAAGTAACATTTGGTGATCCTAATTTAAGGATACGCAATGATGATCCAGTAAGAGCCCGATCATTTAGAGCAAGACATAAATGCGAAACCAGAAAAGACCCGACAAAGGCAAGTTACTGGAGTTGCAACATTGTAAGATATCGCAAAGCATTAGGAATTAAATCTAGCAGACCATGGTAAAATTACCCTTTACAGAACAGAAAGACGGAGAGCTTCGGCTTCGCACTTTTGGCATTGATGTGCCAGATGATGAATTAATGTGGCATTGGGATGAAGAGGATCGTTACGTAAAAGTAATTTCCGGTGATAATTGGAAAATGCAATATGACGACCAATTACCCATTCCATTAATTCAAGACGAAATATACTTTATCGCACAAGGCGTATGGCATCGAATTTTGCGAGGAACTACAGATTTAACAATATCAATCGCCAAACAAAAATAAATATCTACAATGAGCTCATTCAAATCACTAATCCAATCTATTCTAAATGAAGGAGGCCAGGCGGCTGAAAATCTAACTGCAAAATTAATCAAGTCCACTAATAATCCAAATCTAAAGTATAAGAGAGCAACTCCTACTCCCGAAGTTTTGGATGAAATTCAAAAGATTCTAACTATTCTTAGAAGCCGTGGTTATATCGACCCACAAGAGCCATCATACTATCTTGGTTCTAGTAGGCTATTTGCAATCAAAGCAGGGCTAAGGGCGCCGGAGCCGAATGAAGTAGAGACCCAAGAAATTATCGACAAAGCACTACAAACGAAAAAGGATTTTGGTGATATTGATTTGGATGTTGCATTGAATGACGGAATAACACTAAAAGATATTGGCACGTTTCTTCAAAACGAATACGAGGGCAAATATGCTACAGAGGTCGGTGGTGATGAGATCAACACCGCTGTAGTGGTTGCGGGTACTAATGACGTGATCCAAGTAGATATTGTCAACATCAAAGGTAAAGAGAAATTTTTTGGAATGACGCAATTCGCGAGCATGGCAGACATGTCGCAAGGAATTAAAGGTGTTGTGCGAGACGTATTGATTCGATCGATTGCGGCTACTACAGACATCGACCCTGTAATGTCCGTGTCGTTTGACCAAAAAATCAAAAGCAGCGATGCTTATAAAAATTTCGAAGCATCAAACAAATCAAAAGGCGAAATAGGATACAGAATACGATACTCAATGGCAGGAACTGGCTTGGCATATAGAATCGACTGGACTATAGATGGCAAGCCCCGCAGCTATAGCGCAGGTGGTGTTAAATTCGATCAACTCCAAAAATTTGTATCAGGCGAAGATGCACAACCAGTCACATATGATGATATTGATCAGATATCAAGACTGCTTGGATTCAAAGCACCAGAACACATGAAGCATGTCGTGAAGATGGCGGAATTGGTTTCGACATTCAATGACGACCGCAGACAACTTATATGGAACTCGCTTGTCTCTAACATAAAACCCAAATTGCCAAATGTGGCTGCAGGGAGAACAGTTGGGCAAATTTCAACACAAGAAGCAAAGCAATCATTGGATTATCTTAAACCGTATTTCGGTGATATTGATTATACCGAATCAAATGATCTTTTCTCAGAAAGTGCTGGCAGCACCAATGATATTTCAGAAGCAGTTAAAATGACATCAATTAAACATATCGACCAAATGACTGCTAAAGATTTCTGTAATCTTTTTAGCGGAGGTGCTTGGGAGGTGTCTGAAAAATATGATGGCTCGAATGTATCATTCGGATTGAATGAGAATGATGAACTTTATGTCAAATCCAAAAAAGGTAATCCGGTAACAGACGAAAATGAATTCTTCAACATGGCCACGAACTATGATAATGATATTTTTCAAGGATTTGGTAATTTGTTAATTACACTCAAACAAAGTGGAGTTGCTTCATTGTTGAAAGGGGTTCAAGAAAGTCTTGGCTCTCCAATTCAAATATTCGGAGAACTATTCAGCAAAGCACACATGAATGTCATTCCATATGCACAAGAATTAATTGGAAATGGCGCTGTAGTATTTTTTGGCGTCATCAAGCTAAACACGCCGAAAGGAGCTGACATTACAACCACAGACGACGGCATGGCAATTAAAGATCAATTGATAGATGAACTTAATGGGGTCAATGGGTGGAATTTCTATGACAAAAAACCTCTAGCATTGGATATTGGAGATGACATTAAATCACAAATAGCGAAAACATGCAGTGCAGAAAATATGGCGATTCTTGCCTCTCGCAAGAGAACAGGATCCGAAGCAGAAATGAAAGCAAAGTCATCTAAAGAATTTGCAGAGCTTCAATCGATGATTAAGAAAACTCTTCTTGGTTCGTTGGGTACAGTATCATCCTCACTAGGCGCAGCAGAAATTGAAGGAGCAATCATTCGTAATATTGAAACAGGAGCAATCGCTAAGCTTGTCGATCTAGAAGGGTTTGGTCGCCGCCGTGCAGAGCAATGGGCAGGAATCGATGCTCTAAAAGATTATCGCAAATCGTTATACAACCAACTCAAAAATGATGTGCTCAATAATGCGGATATTTTTGTTTTGGATGATAAACAAATCCAAAAATTAACAGACGCAATGGAAGAGAAGAAATCAAGATTTAATACCTTAGACGAAATGCTTGATGTGCTGTATGGTGATGCTGCTTCTGAAGTCGAATTCAAGGAAGCAAATCAAATGGTCCTTGATTTGACTAGTACTCTGTCCGCATACAAAGATAATATCGAAGATGCATTAGACGAAATTGCACAAGATGATCAGAAAGCACAAGATGATACATTGAAAGCAATTAAAGCAGAAAAGGTAAGAATCGATGGGTTTATTAGCGAATTGAACAAGAGAATCCTCAACAAACAAAATCCATATCTGTCAGTTATTCAGTTTGTTCTCGGGCCAAAATCTATTGACGAATTCAAGACTAAATTTATGAATGCTGCACAAAATAAATAATTTGTGTTATGCACAACCATAGAGGATATTAGATTCGTACTATGAATCTGTTTATTCTTGACGCCGATCCGATTTATGCAGCAGTATTCAATCAAGATCTTCATGTAAAGAAGATCATCATTGAAGGAGCCCAAATGCTCGCTAATGCATATGACCGCAATAGATTAGCTCAAATCGATGTGCCACGAACTGATAAAGGAACTCCTCGTGTAGGTGGTTTGCCTAATCACCCTATGAGTAAATGGGTTCGGGAGAATAGTGCGAACTTTGCATGGACGTTGCGACACATCCAAGCATTATGCGAAGAGTATACATACCGCTTCGGTGCGAGGCATTACACAGAAGGGTTCATTGATTGGGTTGCCAATAATATGCCATCTTTGCCAGACAATCCCCAAACGATCCAACCGCAATGCTTTGCACAAAGTTTTCCTGAGTGTATTGTACCAGGCGATCCTGTAAAAGGATATCACAATTACTACAACAAGGCGAAGCAGTTTTTTGTATATGGTAAAAACAGCAAAACACCCCGAAGGGTGTTTGCCAATTGGACTAAACGCAAGACTCCTTATTTTTTCATTCCAATGTCAAGAGATATTTAAGCTTATTAATTTCGCTTAAAATTTCATCACGAATATTGAATAATTCCGTATCTTGCTCTGTGCAGTGAGTTGGAAAATCAGTTTCCAGCAAAATGACACAACGAGTTAACGATTCGAGCACATTAACCTCTTGCATATTCTTTAGTTGCAATGCCTTGCCAAATGTAAGTCTTGTATTGTATCTACCTTGAAAAACTTCAACCAATTTATCGATATGACTATCAAGAGAGTCATAAAAAGAACCAAATGCCGAATGTTGCGCATATGATGTTGTTTGCCAGTGGAAAATCTTAGATTGTAGTTGAAGATGCAGAAGCTGCTCTATAATTTGATTCATATATAATAATTATGCCCGATCTATTATCTTTTGTTTTGATTTGTTATGGTTGTACCATTATTCTAGCGTATGGTAAAATCTTTAACAAAATCAGACCGCCATATTCATTCTTCAAATGCCCAATGTGTATAGGGTTTCATGTTGGGTGGTTTTTTGGGTTGTTTTACAAACCAGTAGTGGTAGATTTGTCATTGATTGAAAATTATTTTTCGATAAGTAATTATATGAAAGATGGAATTCAATTGCTTGCTTCCGGATGTATAAGCGCGGGTGCAAGTTATTTTTTATCCATGATTGTAAATGATGGAGGAATTAAACATGACACAAGCCGTAGCACATATTTGGACAAAAGACTATAACCTACGACCAGTCGCACGTTGCTGTGGTGGTCGATAGCTTGGTTTAACAACCAACAACGCATAACAATAGTTTTCGGACTATTGTTATTTTTTATAATGATTTATGGACATTGACAAAATTACAATTATTCTTTATAGGAGATCTAGTAACGGTGATCAGGTTTTAGGATGGTTGCCGAAAGGATCTACTACATGGGTTTTGCCAAATGCAGCATCCTCTGGCAATCAAAGAGCAGATGCTGTTAATCTGCTTCGGCATATGGGATTTATTAATCCAGACGAGAATGCGTTAAAGATCGATGTGAGGCCGGTCGAGTATAATAATCTTCTTTACAAAGCATATATAGTCATTTATAAAGATGAAAATTTGATTAATCTAGATTATCTAGACGATGCAAAATTCATTGATTATCATGAGTTATTGGCAAAAATGGAATCTCCTTATAAAGATTTGTTGAAAACCATATCAATTTGGAGGCAATTATAAGATAATTATGCATATGGTAAAAACAGAAGATTGTTATGTTGTAATTGATGAACAGGGAAATCTTGTAGAGGAATACATGGAGTATCTTTTTGACAGTGTAGAAGAAGCAGAAACACACCTTGAAAAGAACGACGATGACGCAGATGAATATGAAGTCGTATCTCTGATTGAATTTTTTGATAATATAAACGATAAATTACTTGAATAAATAGATCGCCGGTGTTATAGTATGTGATATTATGACAACCGAAATTAAAACACCAAATACACTTCCTATTGCTGAAGATTTTTATTCAATCCAATGTGAAGGTATTACTACAGGAAAGCCTGCATATTTTATCAGGCTCAAGGGATGTAATCTCACGTGCGGTGCATCACCGACATTCATCAAGCAGATTCAACAACAAGGCAAGGGGAATATTGATTCGGGATCTTTCCAAGGAGATTTGCATAAAGAAGGCAAGGCAAGTTGGACATGCGATTCGATTCCAGTATGGCTATTCGGCGAAGCAAAGCCATTTGAATATCTGACTGATAAATGGCGAGAACAAAAAATGCATGATGGTCTTAGCATGTATGATTGGATTGTTCGACGACAGATCCATTTGATTTGGACTGGCGGAGAACCAACAATGCATCAAAAGAAGATCACAGAATTTCTTAATGTATTTGCTGCAAAGGAAAGCATATATCCATATAGTGAATTGGAAACCAATGGATCTCTTAATCTTGATGATGATTTTCTTGAAAGCATGAGTCAGATTAATTGCAGCTTGAAGCTCAAAAATTCAGGCATGTCTACAGCAAAGAGACTCAATCCGAAAGCAATTGAACAGATTAAAGAGCACTGGAACTCGTGGTTTAAGTTTGTTATTAGCACAGAAGAAGATGTCCATGAATTCATAAAAGAAATTTGCGAACCTCATGATATTGATATGACCCAAGTTGTGTGCATGCCTGGATTAGATAGGCAAGAAGATTTTCATGAGCGAACACAGTTTGTTCTTGAAATGGCGAAGAAGTATGGTTTCCATGGCTTGACGAGAATGCACATCAGTGCATGGGGAGCTACCACCGGCGTCTGATATAATTTTATGATCTCACATATTCAATTTTACAAGGGATATGCTACTAAGTTAGCCAATATCGGAACTAAGCGGTTTGATTTCAAACCAGGCATTAATGTATTATTCGGTCCTAATGGATGTGGTAAAAGCACAATCCTCAAAACTGCCGCGGCATATTGCGCAATCCCTAATTCAGGATGGACGACATTCAGTGACTCAAAGCATTTCATCAATCCAGATGTAGAGTACTACCCACATAATTACGCAAAGTACTCTCCAGGTAATTGTGTTGCTGATGTTGGATGGGATGGAACTCCTACTCTTTTTAATGCAGGCGATATTGCGGCAGACGAGAGTTGGTTCTACAAAAATGTAGGACAGTCTAAGGATAATATCTTCAGCGAGCAAGAGCAGATGTTGGCTATGGTCAATAACCCGTCGAGCGGCGAATACCGGTCTTATCAGATCAATAAAATCTTGAATCATATTAAGAGCAATAAAGCTCAAGCGCCCTTAGGTGACGCCAATTCTAATCCACAAGAAGCAGCGTATATCGGGTCATTACCAAGAACAGGCAGAAATACTATATTGTTTGATGAACCTGAAAGATCGCTTAGTATGCCTAAGCAATTAGCACTTTTTAATGCATTGGATCATTTTAATGATTTTCAGATCATCATATCAACTCATAGTCCTTTGATCTTGTTCAAAGAAAATATCAACATCATCGACGTTGAAGAAGGATATGCCAATGAGTGTATTCAAATCTTGATCAATCTATTCGCACAAATTCAATAACATGTTTTTAACCGAAGCACAAAAATCAAAAATCAAAGACATTATTAAAAGTGCTGGATTATCATACCATTCGAATGATGTACTTGAGTATCAAAACTGGCGTGTCCTTGATGCTCTACAAAAGGAAAACAAAGAACTCAAACGTAGAATTGAAAAACTTGAAAAGAAAAGTTCTAATTAAAGATCCTATAACGAAGGTGTATCTGCAGTGAAGTGAATAATTTCGGATTGTCATAATTATCCAAATCTTCCAAAGAAACAGGTATACGATCGTTATTTCCGTGGGGATACAAAAAGCAGGCGTAAGAGTTCTTAAAAAGCATTAAACATGCAGAACCTCTTACGCCTGCTTTATTTTCACAATCGTAGAATATAAATGTAGACTCAGGAGTAGGCATTCTTACATTGTAGAATTGGTCACCATGACATCATAATTTTGCTGACATTCTGGACAATCTTTGCATGTACAACTATGCTTCATTGCATATTGGCATTTGCCCTTTAGGCGGGGCACCTCAACACCAGGCTTGCTTGAAACGTCAAATTCATCTTCTCTATACATATCTTCTTTAAGTTTTACCCCTCTTGCGACAAGCACATCTTTTTTTGTAATTTTGCCGTCGCCAGTCAAATCAGTTAGCTTTTTCTTTGATTTCTGGTCTGATACTTTTTTATATGCGTCGAATATTAGATCACGTTCTTTGTTTTTTCTCATGATATTACTTATCAAATATATGATTGTAATGTTTTATACAAAGAATCTTCTGATGAAAGACCTGACTGGGTTGAGATAACTTCTCCATCTTTGAACCAAAGCAATGTCGGAATACTTCTGATATTGTGTGTTTTAGCCAATGTTGCAATATCTTCATCATCAACATTAGCTTTGTATACAGTGATTTGATCTTTGTTTGATTCCGAAAATTTCTCAAGTACAGGTGCAAGCATCTTACATGGACCGCACCAATCAGCATAAAAATCGACTAATACTAGCTTGCTATTTTTTAATGCGGAATTATATTCATTTGTTGTTTTGATGGAATTAATCATAGAGTTAAAATAAATATATTCGAGCATGAAATTTTCAACAGATAAAAGCACCGCACCTAAAAAATTGTCAGACACAGAAGAAAAGCAATTTTGGAGAGCAAAAAAGAAAATTGCATTTAAGCATAAAAAAACTGCAAATAAAACCAACAACACCGGATGGGTTAAAATGCTAGGCAAGCGAATTAATAAGTACGACGCAAAGATTGGTAATTTATCAGAGCATAATAGCTTTATTGGGTATTTGTTAGAAGCAGACGACAATGCAGAAATTGTCCTACCACAACAAGACAACCCAAAAGTACAACTTACACAATGGCCTGACAAAATGCTTAGAGTCATTGAACGTATGAAAACCATCAATGATGGTAGATCCGTTGATCCATATAACACAAAAGAATATATTAAAAAATTTAATAAATTCAGTGTCAAAACAGGAACTGAAATTGGAAATGGTGCAATCTATGTTGCCGTTTATTTGGATTCGCAACAAGCGTCACCCAAATTAAATGCAGGATCCACATACGATGACATTGAACAATTTCTTATCAATCACATCGAGGCGAATGGCGCGGATGTATATTTTGATAATACAAAAATAGAAGTCAAAGATGGCGAGACACTCTTTCGAGTAGGCGGCAGCAGCAAATCAATCGCAAAGGCTGTAACCTTAGTGGCGCCGATTAATACTCTACTTGATAGCTTTAAAACCAAATATTTGGAATACTTTGAAAACCTTGGCGACCAAGATGCGATAAAAGAATTCAACGCCAAATATGCCGTCTACTTTGAACCCGACGTTTCGTGGGGTATAAAAAAGTATGAGTTCTTTACTGCGGATGGCACTAAGCGCAAAGACACATTCGCCACCCTCAAAAAATATATTGATGGTAAAATAAATGCATCAAGTGGCGATGCATTTGATCGCAAAGGATTTACATCAAGCATGTTTGATGCGTTATCTGCAATTGAGCAAAACGCAGACATTACATCCAGAGGACAATACATAAAGGCGCTCAATGATATAATCAGAGACTCTAAATCTATAGCATCTTTTACGGACGCATACAAAGATCTTTATACTGATATTGTATCCAAATCAAACGAAATCCATAATGCGTTGCAAACCCTTGCAACCTCTATAATGGGAAGCTCTGATCAGATCTACTTTACAAAGAAACAAGGATTTGTACTGGCTGATGTAACCAACGTATCGAATGCAATTAAAGTTACATCAATATCGTCTGGCCGTGCAAATGCGAAATTGAATATTGATTAATTATTCCCAGCTTATTCTCTTTTTTGATTTTTTAGATCTTTCGCCCTTGGCTGTACATTGAGAAAGAGTTGGGCGGCATGCTGGATAGCCCTTACGCTTTTCTCCTTCTTGTCTGCCGCAAGGGACCAGCTTGCCTTTTTTACTTTTCTTGCAATCTATCCATCCTTTGCCGTGATTCCTATTAAACCACGTATTCAAGGTATCCTCATGGAGAATTTTATCGTTGTTTGGGGCACACGATTCTTTTTTTGAATCACCCCAATTGCTTGCACCCATTTTGCGACATCTAACAATCGCACCAGACGCATACGCAGAAGGAAATACTTTATATCTTCGTTTGACTTTATAATAGCATTTATCTTTTGCTTCTATCAAACGCAAAAATTCAGTTAATTTAGTCGCCATTATATATCGCCTTTGATGACATCAACCATATCACGGGTTTTTAAAAACGAACTAACAGATTCGACATAGTCTTCTGCAATTGTAATCTTTGACTGCACCCATGCAGGCAGTTCTGTTGGTGATTGAATTACTTCTAAAATTTCACCGATTCGTTCCGCCATATTTAGTAAACTTGAAATGGCCATTTCGGTCTCACCGTCGAAATGATGATCACCCTTATGTTCAATTGGTGATTTGAGATACTTTTGAAAAATGTCACAGTGCATAATGTTATTTATGCCAACATATGCGACTACTTCTTAGACTTGAGCAAAAGATACGCCTCGTATCTTAAATATTGAATTGGGATATTCCTCCATCTTTCAGTTTCTGTGTTTAGATAGTTAATCGCCAATGCTCTTAGTTTCTTTCCAGTCATCTGGCTATACATAAATGCATATAGAGACAGCTGTAATGCATAGTTGTTGAATTCACATGATTGCAGATGATCAACAGGCTTCAGTAGATATTCATTGTATTTAGAAAGATATCTGAACTGTTTATTGGTCTTGAAGTCCATGATACTAAACTCAGACCCGTGATCGACTATTACGTCAGCCATGCCAGCAACTTTAAACTCGTGGTTGTATACGATCTTTTCTGCATATATAACATTCGCATCGCCTAGTAAATTTAAATTGTGTGTGAATGAGCTGTAGAGGTTCGAATTGCCTGGTGTTTCTTTATACTCTATAATAAAGTCTTCCATGATCTTATGATAATTCTTTCCTCGATGGCAGCTAAAGTCCTTAATTTCATCCCATTTATCCATGACTTCTTCCGCAGTGGTGCCGTAATCTTTTGCTTTTTTTGCAGCCCAATACTTTGTATCAAAAGGTTTTTTGAACTGCGATAAAACAGCAGAAACACTAGTATATTCTTCGCCAGTCTCAGTATTGATATATTTGTGTGTTTCTTCTATGAGTTTTATCATAGCAATAAAATATAATAGGTTATCTGCAAATTCAATGACTGATTTCGAATAATTATATTTTATGCGATATAAAGATGTAGATCTGATTTGGGAAGCATATGCAAAGAAAGCAGACATCGACCCTAAGCAATTAAAAATGGGGATTAAGGTCGAAATGGAGCACACAGATGATCCTAAAACTGCCGAGAAGATTGCGCTTGATCATCTAGGAGAGGATCCTTTATATTATACAAAACTCAAAAAAGCAAATTTATGAACGCAGTAGCAAGACTTATTGGTTGGATCCGCGAAGAAACGGAACAAAATGTTAAAATCACTCTCGACAAGACATCCGCACGAAAGCTAATGGATGGTTTAGAATCCGCCATTACTCCGTGCCCAGATCCTACACAAGACATTCAATTGAATTTAGAAAATCGCCAAAAAGCAATTGACGAATATATGTATGGGCCAGCCGATCCGAATAATCCGGGAGACTATTGGGATTCATTAGCTTTGGTGTGGAGAGAAGATGACGTCAATGCAGTCAAAGGAATGGTTTGTGGTAATTGCGCTGCATTCAATGTAACAAAAAGAATGAAAGCCTGCATAAAAACAGGCTTTCAAGATAAGGGAGAAGATGATTGGGATACCGTAGATGCTGGCGAACTTGGTTACTGCCAATTTTTGAATTTCAAATGTGCAGCTAAAAGAACATGCAAGTCTTGGGTTACTGGCGGACCAATCAAGTGACGTTATTTCAAGTATCGGAGATAACCAGCCACATACTGATAGCTTTCATTTACAGTCCTCATCCGTGAAAGAATAGCGTCGATTCTGGCCTTCTGTGCTGGTATAATTTGCGCTGCTTTTACCTTTTCGTATTCATCAGAATCTGGGAAATAAAAGCGGTCACGCCATTTGGTCATGCCAATATTTCTGCCGTCGCCAGTTACATCGTAGCCGGATTGTTTAATGAATGACACAACATACGGAACATATTTTGCGACGGGTGCCGCGTTCTGTTTTCCTTTGATTTGATTTATCTCGTCACCGTCAATCTCAAGCGTAACGTGTGGTTTGTTATTTTGATCCCATAGACTGATTATATTCTCAGGATCATATCCAGCAGCACAGTGCCCCATTGTTTCGCCTTCATATTTACACATTTTTTTGGATAGCGATTGGACCCATTTGTATGGAGGCATTTCTTTTACCACCTCATAATCTTCGCCTTCTACAAGATCAAAATTCGATGATACTTTGGCAGAAGACATTGAGTCATCCCATGCAGGGACTTCGACCATATAAACATCTTTTGGCGTCTTTTTGAATAGATCCTTTAAATATTGATCATCTTTGGTTTTGAAATAATCAGCGACGTGATTCAAAAAAGAAATGCGTTCATCTGTATATGTGACGTCAAAACTATTAGCTGACCAATCAGGATCTCCTTCTTTTGGTGTATGTTTTTGTATAAGGCGCATGCGGGCATTCTCATTATCGTTTTGGCTATCTTGGAAATATCTTTTCTCCGCCTTGATAAACCAATCAATAATTCTCTTGTCTGATATTTTTTTATCTTGTGTGATTTGGTTAACAACATCCACTATAGGATCTGTCGAGTATAGATTCGCCTCGCCCAACATAAAACTACGAAATATTTTGTCAAATTTATTCATATTTAAAATATTTATTTTTATCACCTTTGATAAGTCTTATCTCTTAATAGATTTCCACATTGCAGCCGCTGCAATTTTTTTGCCCTTTTCGCCACCACCTGCAGCCTTAGCCATCTTCTCAAAGCCAGGACCTTTTTTACCAATATCCTCACCAGCCTTTGCTTTTTTGACTACATTAGACTTTTGTTTCTGGGTTAACCCCGCTGATGGTTTAGATTTTTTGGCCTCGGTGATGCATTCGAGATATGCGTTATAGATGGAATCATTTTCTCTGTATTTCATAAAATATACTTACATAAAAGAAAAAACATTAATCAATGCAAATCATGCGAATATCCTTCCTTTCACATCACATACTGCCCTTACTTGTTCTTCAGTGAAATTAACAGTGTTATTACTGCAATAGAAATCACGACCTACTTCCTTTGGCGCCCCTTCCAAAGATGTGAGAGAGTTGTTGGAGCAATAGAAATCGCCTCCTACTTTCTCTGGAGCACCTTTCAGGGATGTGAGGGAGTTGTAGTGGCAATAGAAATCACTTCCTACTTTCTCTGGTGCTCCTTCCAAGGAAGTCAGAGAGTTGTTGTGGCAAAGGAAATCACGACCTACTTTCTCTGGTGCTCCTTTCAGGGAAGTCAGAGAGTTGTAGTAGCAAAGGAAACTTCCACCTACTTTCTCCGGTGCACCTTCTAAGGATGTGAGGGAGTTGTCGATGCAACGGAAGTTTCCTTCTACTGTCACATCAGAAAAAACATCTGGAATCTTTTCAAATCCTAAACCGGATATATTTATTTCGTCTATTATTTTCATACATTTATAGTGCCACGCACATCACATACTGCCCTTACTTGTTCTTCAGTGAACTTGCCGGGATTTTCTCCACAATAGAAATCACCATACACTATCTTTGGTGCTCCTTCGAGCGACGTGAGTTTATTATAAGTACAAACAAAATCCCCATCTACGGTCTCAGGAGAGCCTTTCAGTGAAGTTAGATTGTTGTGATGACATGTGAAATCCCCATTTATTTCCTTTGGAGCCCCTTCTAGTGAAGTGAGTTGGTTGTTGTCGCAATGGAAACCACCTCCTACTTCCTCTGGAGCACCTTCTAAGGAAGTGAGAGAGTTGCTGCCGCAATAGAAATCACCTACTTTCTCTGGTGCGCCTTCTAAGGATGTGAGCTGATTGCTCCCACAATCAAAATAACCACTCACTTCGTCGGGGGCACCTTTTAGAGTAGTGAGTTGATTTTGCTCGCAATCGAAATGACCACCTACTTTCCTTGGCGCTCCTTCTAGAGTGATGAGAAAGTTATGATCACAAAAGAACCCACCATCTACTCTTTTCGGCGCCCCTTCTAGAGTAGTGAGATTGTTGTGGGTGCAAAGGAAATGTTCGTATACTGTCACATCAGAAAAGATGTCCGGTATCTTTTCAAATCCTAAACCGGATATGTTTATTTCGTCTATTATTTTCATACAAATATTTTACCTTTGACATCACATACTGCTCGCACTTGTTCTTCAGTGAACTTGACTGCATTGTACACACATATGAAATCACCACCTACTTCCTTTGGTGCACCTTCTAAAGAGGTGAGAGGGTTGTCGGCGCATATAAAATTTCCTCCTACTTCCTTTGGTGCTCCTTCTAAAGAAGTGAGCTTGTTGATATAGCAATTGAAATCACCACCTACTTTCTCTGGCCCTCCTTTTAGAGTAGTGAGAGAGTTGTTGCGGCAATAGAAATCACCACCTACTTCGTTTGGCCCACCTTCTAAGGAAGCAAGAGAGTTGTTGGTACAATTGAAATTTCCACGCACTTCCTTCGGCGCTCCTTCTAAAGAGGTGAGTTTGTTGTTGTAGCAATGGAAATACCCACCCACTTTCTCTGGTGCTCCTTCTAAGGATGTGAGGGAGTTGTAGGAGCAAATGAAATTACCACGTACTTCCTTCGGCGCTCCTTCTAAGGAGATGAGAGGGTTGCCGGTGCAATAAAAATTCCCTTCTACTATCACATCAGAAAAGACATCTGGAATCTTTTCAAATCCTAAATCGGATATGTTTATTTCGTCTATTATTTTCATACGTATATTCGGCCTTTCACATTACACACTGCCCTTACTTGTTCTTCAGTGAACTTAACAGTGTTATTACTACAAAAGAAACTTCCCTCTACTTTCTCTGGTGCTCCTTCTAAGGAAGTGAGAGAGTTGTCGTCGCAAATGAAATCACCACGTACTTCCTTTGGTGACCCTTCCAAGGATGTGAGAAAGTTGTCGGTGCAAAGGAAATTACCACCTACTTTCTCTGGTGCTCCTTCCAAAGATGTGAGGGAGTTGTTGTGGCAAAAGAAATCACCCTCTACTTTCTCTGGTGCTCCTTCTAAGGAAGTGAGGGAGTTGTAGGAGCAATAGAAATCACCCTCTACTTTCTCTGGTGCACCTTCTAAGGATGTGAGAGAGTTGTAGGGGCAATAGAAATTACCACCTACTTCCTTTGGCGCCCCTTCCAAGGATGTGAGAAAGTTGTCGGTGCAATCAAAATAATTTTCTACTTTCACATCAGAAAAGATATCTGGTATCTTTTCAAATCCTAAACCGGATATGTTTATTTCGTCTATTATTTTCATACGAATATCCTTCCTTTCACATCACATACTGCTCGAACTTGTTCTTCAGTGAACTTAACAGTGTTATTACTGCAAAAGAAACTTCCCTCTACTTTCTCTGGTGCTCCTTCCAAAGATGTGAGAGAGTTGTTGTTACAATAGAAACTTCCACCTACTTTCTCTGGTGCCCCTTCCAAGGAAGCGAGAGAGTTGTTGTTGCAAAAGAAATCACCCTCTACTTCCTTTGGAGCCCCTTCCAAAGAAGTGAGAGAGTTGTTGTAGCAATGGAAATACCCGCCTACTTCCTTTGGTGCTCCTTCCAAAGATGTGAGAGAGTTGTTGTTGCAATAGAAACTTCCACCTACTTTCTCTGGTGCCCCTTCCAAGGAAGCGAGAGAGTTGTTGTTGCAATAGAAACTTCCACCTACTTCCTTTGGAGCACCTTCCAAAGAAGTGAGAGAGTTGTTGTAGCAATGGAAACCACGACCTACTTTCTCTGGTGCACCTTTCAGGGAAGTCAGAGAGTTGTTGTAGCAATGGAAATAACGTCCTACTTTCTTTGGTGCACCTTCTAAGGAAGTGAGGGAGTTGTTGTGGCAAGAGAAATGACCTTCTACTTTCTCTGGCGCCCCTTCCAAGGATGTGAGAAAGTTGTCGGTGCAATCAAAATAATTTTCTACTTTCACATCAGAAAAGATGTCTGGAATCTTTTCAAATCCTAAACCGGATATGTCTACTTCGTCTATTATTTTCATAAAATACATACTTACCGCAACTTTGATCATTACATAGGCAACAGACAAGAATACCGATAGGACTTTTCACACCTCCATCCACACCCAAGTCCAGGTGGCGTAGCATCGTGATTAAACACACATATTTCGCTTATAATAAAGTCTCATGCTTAATCTATATAGATTTCTGTATTTACAAAGGAACGTATATAACTAAGAGTATGAAGCTTAATATATAGTCTATGCTTCTATTAAGGAAAGCTTACATAGGCATAGTCATAAGGTATATCCCGGTTGGGTGGGCATAAGCTTCAAGCGTTTGCATCGAGCAGTGCATCGGGCTAAGGAATCGAGCAGTGCATCGGGCTAAGGAAATGGATGCGCGCTATATACGGAAATTAAGGAAATGGATGCGCGCTATATACGGAAATTAAGGAAATGGATTTTTGCTAAAAAAATTTTAGCCTTGGCCCCTACCCCCTCCGGTTCCTATACCTCTCTATTATACAACTCTCTACGACACCTTTCCTATTTCCAGCGCGCCTAAACCAGCGCATAGGCAAACCGCCTCGATCTAAACCACAGCAATGATAAACGGCAAGCACTTAATCCAGGGAGAGGAACCAACCCTTGTTCCTCTCCCACCTCTTTCCCTTCAACCAACAATTCGATCCAGACTCGTCTTCAGATCTTTCAGCTTGCATCGGGCATCGAACACATCGCCTTGAGCGGTATTGCACTTCCGATACAGGGCAATGTAAACCTCCTCGTTCCCAATCAGATTTGTTTTAGCCACCTGCAACTCTTCATTCCATTTAGCAATCGCAACCTCATCAGTGCTATTCAAGATCAGCAATTCATTGAACCCGATATTGCTTCTCATAATGTGTCTCCGAAGGACGAGATCTTTCAACTGCTTAGAGACCTCTTCATGAATTGCAACCTTGCGGCCGAGGTCGGCTTCGGCATGTTCGATCTTGAGTTGGGTGAGTTGTGCTTCGGTCATGAATCAATATAGCTGAGGGTTGGATTGGGATCAAGCATTGAATACCTTTTTGATTGCGTATTCCAATGGATCCACCCTCCAACGCAAGACGTCATGCTCTTCAATGATTGCCACGACTGCCTCTGACCTTATCCTTTTGAACTCCTCAAAAGCAAGAGACATCTCAACCCCAGCCTCGTAGTACGCATCCATCAATTCTGCGTCTCCATTGATTGCAGGCTTGAGGATTCGCATCCTTGCCTTTGCTGCTGCTCCCTTTGCGGAGGCGTCTGCCAACTTAAGAATCGTCTGCTTCAGCGTCTCTTTGGTATTGCTCATGAGATACTATAGCGAAGGGTTGAGTTGCTGTCAAGCTTAGTTGTGCAGTGCTTGATGTGCTCTAATGATCATCATCATCTTTCGGATCGTGGGGCTAGCATTGAACACAATGCGTCGGTTGTGGAACATGTTCTTCAGCCCCTCTACGTAACCTGTATACATTGAGGCTTTGCGAGCGCGGAACAAGGTTGTGTTAAGCGAGCCGAGCATTGTGATCCAAGAGAGGACGAAGCGGTACATGTTTTACTATAGCGAAGGGTTGTTCTGAGTTCAACCGTTCTTATCCAGCCAATCCACAATAGCGTCATCGTATGGTGCACAGCCCATGACCTCAATGGCATCCTTGATAATGTCCTCCAACTCCTGAATGCGGAACACTGCTTCTTCGATCAAGTCGGCGTGCTCTGTCGGCAGGCCATTGTTCGGGAAGGCAGCGTCGAGGAGGCGTTCGATAAGTGATTTGCTCATGAGATACTATAGCGAAGGGTTGTTCCTCAGTCTACAAGATTCTCCATCAACGCGGATGCAGTGATGAATTCACGCATCGAGGAGTCGGCAGCAGCCACCACTGATTTCAGCTCTGCCGTGGCGATACTGATCTTGTCGTGCTTGCCTTTCTCGAGTGCTACATCCAATCCCATTGCCATTTTAATCTCGATCAGCACCTCCAGAATCTCCATCATTGCCTCTCCTTTGAGGATCTCTTCCCGGCAAAGCCGCATCTCTTCTTTGATCTCTTGCATCATTTGTTGGTCTTCAGTCATGAATCAATATAGCTGAGGGTTGAGTTGCTGTCAACTGCTTTTGGATCTGACTAACGCAAACAAGGGCAGCAACATGCTACCCCTTGTTGATGACTGCTCAGTAATCGTGTACCTCTAAGCCAAGCTTGACTTGATCATCATTGATGGCATTGATGGCATTGTTGGTGATATCTTGAGGCTCGTTACAGATATCGTAAACATAATTCTCAGCCACCTTCATCAATTCCGCCTTGCGGAAATCAGGATCATTCATCATCCGGGTTTTAAAAGCCACCCATTCTTCGATGGTATCGAAGGATTCGCTGTGGAAGCCGATTTCAATGGGAACCATGATGACTGCGTTGATCGACTCTTCTTTGATTGGATTACTCATGAATTAATATAGCTGAGGGTTGAGTTGCTGTCAACTCAGTACGCGTAGTAGAAGAGAGGTGTTGTAAGTGGGTTGTCCATATCAATGACTTTCAGGTCGTACTCTACCAGGCGACCAGGCGCCTGTGGTTGAGCATTCAAATATTCCAGATGCTGACGAGCAGTCTTCTGTTTGTTGAACACCTTAACCACCCCATACTCCCGGCATCCAAGGCCTCGACCAGTCTCGTACGTTACCAGATACATCTTGCTGCCGAAGCGTTGCAGGTTGGTTTTCTTGGGGGTCTCAGTCATGAATCAATATAGCCGAGGGTTGGTTTGCTGTCACTTACTTTTTCAAACGCATCTCTACTTTGGCGTTCGCCCTCCAGAAGTCCGAGACGATCTCTTGGCCGGGGTGGCCATTGTAAGATACCTGAACGAAGTTCTTGGCGGCGGCGTGGAACTCGGTAAGGAGGCTTTCGAGTTCCGCAGCTTCGGCGCGGGCGAGGAGTTGGATGTCTTCTTGGGTTTCAGTCATGAATCAATATAGCTGAGGGTTGGTTTGCCGGCAAGTGTTGTTATTTGGATAGAGCAATTCCAATCGTCACCAGCGTTGCAAATACCACCAGCAGCGCCAGCACTCCCACCACCGCCTCGTGTGTTGCGCTTCGAACGGCCCTTGCGTATCTCTTCTCGAACTCTGGATCTTTAGTCATGAGATAATATAGCAGAGGGTTGGTTTGCCGGCAAGTCATTTCAGATGGAGGCTTCTCGAGCTTCAGCCAACCACCTATCCATGCCATCGTCAGAATCGTCAGTGCTTTCGACGTGCTGTACTGCTACAAACAACAAATCTTTCAAACGATCGATCTTTAGCTGAAGCTCACGATTTTCGCGATGTAAATAGTCAATTTCGCATTTCAGTTGTTCAGTATTAGTCATGAATCAATATAGCTGAGGGTTGGTTTGCTGACAAGCTTCTTTGTTATGGATGATCGCTTTTGCTGTAATCAGGGCTCCAGGACTTCGCCACCAGGATCCTGCACTGGTAGTCTTTTGGGCTAAATCCTCGTACGTGGCTACCAGCTCTTTCATCACCCGAATCAACTTCTCTTCTTCAGTTGCCTGGTTCATTCAGGAAACGTAAAGGTTGGGCGCCCCATTGGTGTCAGCATATAATCTGAATCCAGGATACAAGTGTTCATGACATCATAGTCAGTACAACATTCCTTGATAATAACAAAATGCACCCTTTCGGCATCGTTCTTCGAATTCTGCCATGCACATGGCCTCATCCTCATCAATAGCAACCCTCCTTGTTGTTTATACAAAACACCAATCTTGGCATCCTGGGCTCGAATGGCGGTTGCGTCTTGTGTGTTGGTGAACTTCATGAGATAATATAGAAGAGGGTTGAGTTGCTGTCAAGTGGTAGGGAAGGCGAAAGATGGTTCGCCAATCAAGATGATTTGCTCGTGACTCCTCTTAATCATCCCATCGACTTCCGGTTCCTCGTTCATTTGCAACCGATTATCTGGCATAGTATACACATGAGCCACCCTCACAAAGTGGATCCACTCTTCACCCCTCGGCAACGCCTGCTTGTTAACGTTTTCCTGATGGGCGATGCATGGGTTGATGCGCATGATGTAGTCAGGCCCAGACTTGTAAAGGAGCCCGACTTGGGCATCCGCGGCGTCGATGGATGCTGGGCGTTGAGGAGGTGTGTTAGAGTAGTGCATGAGATAATATAGCAGAGGGTTGAGTGTTGTGCAAGCGATTGTTAGTCGTGGAACTTCTGAATTTCAATCCGGCCCGATTCGATTTCGCTTGACAAGTTATCCATAATCATACAGCGCCCTGCATTGTCGTCATATATTTCAACCATGTCTGTTGCAGCAGCCTTCAACCCTTCTGGAGTAGAAAGGCGTTGTAGCATTTCCTGCCACTCCTCTTCGCTTTCAAAGCTATCGCGGAAAATCGGAAGCTCTACTGGCACCATGACTGTCAGGACTACTTGTGTTGGCAATTGGCTCATGAGATAATATAGCAGAGGGTTGAGTTGCTGTCAAGCTTATTTCAGCAAGCGCCACATTCCATACAAGGAGGTGAAGCTGAGAATGAAAACTGCTGTAGTGCAGCGAATGATATCGAAGGTGGTTTCAAGTGCGAAGGGCATGAAGCAATATAACCTAGGGTGAAGGTGCTGTCAACACAAGAGGGAGGGGAACCCTCCCCTCCCTCTACTTTTCCGAACCTCAAGCTGCAATCAGCTCTTGCTTTTTCGCAGCCCGTTGTTCCCTCCGCCGGCGATTCCGTTCTTCCCTTTTCGCAGCCTCCACTTCATTTTCGGTTGGCACAACCACCTCAGCTTCGGGTTCCACAAATACCACCACCTCAGCGTCTTCCTTCGCAACCGGAACTTCCACCGCCACCGACTCCTTCCGCGCACCACGCGATTTGTAGTGGAGGAACATTTGAACGAGATCTCCGTTGAACTTTTCGATCCGCTTTTGGAAGACTGGCGTCTGGCTCATTCCCACCTTCAACCCAGTAGCGGAGCAGTACATGTAGAATGGGCGCTTACCCTTTTCAACGTAGTTGCTGATCATTCGCACCATATCTTTAATGGCGGCTTCATCATTGGCGAGGGCGTGGTTGGTGTTGATGAGCAGTTCGGTGAAGACGGTTTCTTGATTCATTTGGTTTGAAGTGTTTGTTATTTGGTGTGACTTAATATAGCTGAGGGTATGTTTGCTGTCAACTGTCTTTTGCTTCTTTCAAATCCACCCCTGCCCGAAGAGACTGAGGATTGCGGCGTCAACCATTTTCTCCAATTCCGCCAGTGCTTTCATTCCTTCTTCACCCACCTCATCTTCCAACGCCGCCCCACCGCCAACCACATACGCCAAATCCATTTGCAGTTGAATCATCTCGTTGTCCAGAACTTCCAACCTTTCCAGGATGCCGGTGAGCTCTGGGTGTTTGCTGAGTGCGATTTTGATTTGATTGATCATGTGCATGAATAAATATAGCTGAGGGTGGGTTTGCTGTCAAGCTGTTTTTACCAAGTGTGATATCCGACCGGAATGTCATCATTGACTTCCAACTGGCAGTCGTCGTTGATGTCAACCATAATCTTTCTCATCATTTCCCCTTTCGTAACCACCCCGTGGTCAACCAAAGTATTGTACCCAGAACCAGGTTCTTCTTCTTTTCGAATCCAGAAGTGGATCTTGTCTTTATTCCTGTAGGTTTCCATCTCCCACCCTTTAGTATGCGTCATCTTTCTGGTTACGGGCATGAAATATGCAGACAGATTAAACTTGAATGTGTGTTGGAACATGTAACAATATAGCTGAGGGTTGGTTTGATGACAACGGTCTTTTGCTACTTCCTGAATTTGAATGCGTACCTACTACTCAGGCGGATGTCAAACATGCGGTAGAACCCAACACGACGGTATACTGTTCGACTTGCAATGCCGAACACATGGTTGAACTCCCGTCACCGAAACGCTGCTGCTGCCCGTTCCTGTGTCTGTTTTCTTTGCTTCCTTTTATTCATGAGTCAATCTATATGAGGGTTTGGTTTGCTGCACCTACTTTTATAGGCTTCAGATCGTGGACATGTAGTGTTCCACCACCGGAGCAATGCTCTCGGACATTTGTTTCATGTTTGACCGGAGCTTCGGGCTGAGGTGCATCCCTGCATTGAACTCCCAGATGCGATTTTCAATCATCGCCAGTTCGCGCTGAAGCCCGATAGCTTGCTCGACCAGTTCCATCCATTTGACATGGATATGATCTTCGAGTTCCAGTGGCGTGGTGATGTCGAGCGCAGCTTTCATGTTATATATTACGACGGGGTTGTTTGCAGGTCAAGCGTCAAATACAGTTCTCGTGCCTTCCATTTTCTTTACCCAAGCATTCATTTCAGTCAGCCTCATATCAAGGACCCATGACAACCTCAAACGCCTCCAATAAGCAAGATTCCGAATGTAAGGGTTGGTGGTAAGCAATCGGCGGCGAAAGGCTGCAGACGCTCTGGATTGGCTTTGTTTCTTTTGCTTCCTTTTATTCATGAGTCAATCTATAGGAGGGTTTGGTTTGCTGCACCTGCTTTTGTGTGTTTCAGTCTTCCCCTTCGAGCGTGCTCTTCACTTCCTTCTTCGTGACCTCCTTCAGCTTCTGCCTCACGTTCGTACCGTCGAGCTTGTGGTACTTGCTGGAGTTGAGGCTGCGATCATTGATCTTGCGGTACTGAGCGTTCTTCATGTTTTAATATATCACCGTGTTGTGACACTGTCAACATACTTGTCTGCGAGTTCTTCCCAGTCCACCTCTTTCAAGAAGGCCTCGATCATTGTAGAGATGAGGTAGGAAGGTGTGCGCAAGAACTCAGAGTTAATGCATTCTTCAACTACACCTTCAAACATGCCAGCCAACCGACCTCGATCTTCGATCAAATTCTCTTGGGCTTCTTCGACGATTGAAATAAAGACTTGTTCGAACTGCCCGTCAATCTGTTGCGTTTCGTAATTGAATTCAGTGTTTTTGCTCATGAGATAATATAGCGCAGGGTTGTTTGCAGGTCAAAGGCTAAGTGCAGCAATCAGCAACTCCGCCAATTTCCAAGATGCCCGTTCGCCCTTGACATATGAAATGTTCTTGTCCACAAAAGCCCGTTGATGTTCTTGAAGGCGGAGAATGGCAAACCAGCAAAGGTTATCTTCTCCAACGAAATTAGGTGCCTGCCAAGATACTTTGCCTTCCTTATCCACCCACTTCAATCCAGCACCTCGAGTCCACCCCATTACATGCTCTGCAATGTATTCATTAATCTCGTATTCCGTCTGAAGATTGATGTTCTTTCCTTTGAACCGACAAATCGCCAGCGCCTCTCCTTTGAACTTGCCCGTTTTCGAATCGCGCAACCATACCGAGTACCATAGTCCAGGATTGGCATCGAACAGGTACCTTGCAGATCGAACAGCATCAATCGGTGTGTCGTAACTCCCTCGGATGGTGAGGATGTTCCGACCGTCTTTGTTCATTTCACTGGCTTTGGTAGACGGTTGCACGTACGTGGTGACGATTACGATTTCATTGCTCATGAGATAATATAGCTGTGGGTTGTGGTCTAGTCAAGATTCGATGCGTACACTCCAATGATAACACCGCAAACAAATAGTGCAGTATTGGTATCAGCCACAGCAAAGCTTGCGCAGGCGATCATGAATAAGATGTATGGGTTCCTTAGCATACTATTCGATTTTGGCCATTAGTGCCAACGCAGCTTCCACGATCTCATTCGCCTTCTCGGCGATTTCCTGTGGAGTCCTGATCACAGGGCTAGCAGCCAGCGACGCAATCATGTGCGTCATCATGACTTCCCTCTTAGAGAGACCCATGTACGTATTCAGTACCGTCCTACCGTCGCTGGAGTAGGAAATATGCGGGAATGCATTTCCCCATCCCATCTTCCGTGGATTTGTTTCTTTGCCGAAGAAGCCCATATTAGCGAGAGATCAGAGCCCATTCTTGTTCCGTGAGAACCTTGACAGGAGCGCTCTTATTCAGCCGAGGCTTTCGGAATGACCAATGTTTCCTTGCCTTAGAGATGAAGATCGAAGCGCCCTCCGAGTGGATGCGGTTCTTCATTGTATTCGGTGTGGATGTGTTGCTCATGAGATAATATAGCTTCGGGTTTTGTTTAAGTCAAATGGTTTGTGTGCATCGATTATTGCTCATCATTTCCGACAAGATCCAAAGCAGCACCGATCTCTTTGGTGGTTTCTTTGCGAAGCCGCCTCTTGGCAATGGACATGGTGTACTTCTTGTGCCTACGAATAGACCTGAACTTCCGACAGCAGTAACACCCAAAGACGCCACGCTTATTCCGACTGCCGTCGAGATTCTCTTTCTTTTGATAAGCACGTAGTTGGTCCATGTATTAATATATTTGGGTTGTGGAGACTGCAAGCTAATATGCAAAGGTGCAGTGGGATAATAGTCTGGACCATACAGAACTAAACCCCACTGCACCCCAGAGACGAGAGGTTGCCTTATGGCTTTACTGTGTCGGTATTGCTACTGCACGTCCACTTCACCCCGAGCGGATAAGGACTAACCTGTGTCATTCCTTGGCCAGAATTTGGTACAAGCACAGCCAATATATTGTTGAAGGAGGCAGTGGTGTTGAGAAGGCTATTAACCGTAGCAACAAGGTGGCTGATAGTCTTTTCTTGTGCTGAGGTAATGTCCTTCAACCGTTCGATCTCCAAATACGCTCCTGTGAGATCAGACTCATTGTCATTTACCTTATTGACAAGATCATCGAAGTCGATATCAAAGAGATCCGGAAGATCATCGAATCGTGATTCAATGTTTTCAATCCTATCTTCGTGTTCGTCTACTTGATCTTCCCGTCTGGATAGACGGGTGTCTGTTTCCTTCTCATTCGCCTCGATCTCTTTCTGAATCACCTTGATGGAGTTGCCGTGGTTCGATAGCACATTGGTGACCTCATCAACCCACTCAGTCATGTCTTTGAATGCTTCGATGACATCATTTTCTGAAGGTGCCGTGTTTACACCAGCGAGGCGGAGGATTTGTTCTGCAGTCATAATGTTATTTGGTATGTATGTTAATATAGCTGAGGGGTTGTTTGCCGTCAATCCGGTTTCGTGATTTCCATGATAATTCCTTCGTTATTCATATGTTCTCTTTTCCAGGTCTCTGCTGCCTCCTTTGTTGAGAACGTAACCGGGCAGAAGTTATCTCGCCACCATACCCACGCCTTTGCTGGATTTGGCTTGACCCTCCATCGTGAAAGATCCGAACCCAAGTCAGGGCCATTTGCGGCCGACCCGGTTGGCACGCACCAACCTGCTGTGGCGTATTTGAATTCGAATAGCCGATCTGAATTTGCCGCGGCGAGCGCATAGAATTCAGAAAGAGCTTTGCACTTGGTTTCGTAATTAGTTTTGCAGTCCATGTTTTAATATAGTTGAGGGTTGAGTTGCTTGCAAATGGCTTTTGCCACTTCAGTCTGGTTTCACAAGTTCCTGGATCTTTCCCTTCCCATCAGCGTGTTCGTTATTCCATGACTCTGCATCTTCGAGATTCGAAAACGATGGTGCCGACGTCAAGTGCCCCCTGACTATCCAATCACAATTAAGCCATACTACATATACTTTCTGCGTCATTGGCTTGACCCTCCAACGAGTAAGATCCGACCCCAAGTCGGGCCCGTGGCTTTCGTCGCCCCAACCACCAACCATGTAATTGAATTGAATTGGTTGATCGGGGTTCTTTACTGCTTCTGTGTAGAATTCGGCGAGCGCTTTGCGTTTAGCTTTGTAGTCCATAAGATAATATAGAGGTGGGTTGTGTTGCTTGCAAGTAGTTTATTAGGATTCGAGGGGCCAGTTCCCCCAGAGGAAGGCGGAAACGATCTGGTACCAATCCAAATCGGCCGTGAGATATTCCGGATACCGTTGCTGCATCACCTCCGTCATGAACCCGATCATCCCGTAATAGTCTTCCGGCGAATCAACCAGGATATCAACCCAATCGATTTGGTCAACCATCTCTTGTGTGTTCTTGTTGCTCCACTTCATTTTGTGCATGAATTAATATAACACCGGGTTTAGTTAAAGTCAAACAATAAACTGCGGAGGGGGAGTCTGACTCCCTAAGCTCCCCCTCCGCGTTTCTTTCCCTCTTTCCCAGTTGCCTCAACCCGCCACCGATGCGGTCAGCTGACCATTGCGATCGTTAGCCTCTTCTGGGGCGTACCAAATGTAGTCAGGTTCCGTAGAACCTGGGAACGGTGTCGGCTCCGGGGTTGGTGCGGGGACCGACACTTCCTTCTGAGTCTTGTCTGGCTTAGGAGTCTTCACCTTTGGCTCTTTCGGAACCTTCTTTTCCTTTGCTTCCGTACCGTCTTTCCGTGCATCCCGAGACTTGTACTCCAGGAACATTCGGACAATATCACCACCATAAGCAGCGAGACGCTTCTCAAAAACAGCTTGTTGACTCATGCCCACCTTAGTTCCAGTGACGGAACAATACATGTGGAATGGTCGTTTTCCGTTTTGTTGGAAGGCATCAATCAGCTTAACCATCTCCGCAACCGACTTCTCGTCGTCACGAAGGATATGATTGCTATTCTTAATCAGTTCGTTTGTGTTGCTCATGAGATAATATAGCTTCGGGTTTATTTTAAGTCAAACGGTTTGTCTCTTTCTTTTGCTGAGAACCGCAATTGCTGCCACAGAAAGCAACGGTGTAGTGCTTCCTGGTTCTGGTACACTGGATGGACGACAAAAGTTTTCAAAGTTTCCAAAGTTGTAGCTATTGCAAGGCAATGGCAAAATGTGGTCATTGTCCCAGTCATTGCCGTGGCCATTGCCATTGGCGATACCAGAGATCATAAGAGACAGGCCGACGATTAGTGTAGTGATTAGTTTTTTCATGTATTTATATTTATTTCAATCTGTAGTATAGTCACAAAGAACCCCTTCTTCAATCTCACCAATCAACCCACACAGGCTATTGTAATCATCAACGGAAAGCAATTCCTTTGACTTGACTGAATTTCTCATACCATTCCATTGATCTACCATCAGCTCCAACATCCGATTATAGTAGACTTCGACCAATACGATTCCACCAATCCTATCAATCTGGCAGTCTACTTCATTGGAATAGGCGTCTCGAACAGTGTTGTATTTCATCATACATAGTCCGGTGCCTTTCAAGCGATTGCAAATAGGAGAAAGAACTCTGTAGAATAGATGAGAGGCAATGGTGACCTTGCATCCTTTTGCTTGCCGAGTTTCGTCAATATATGGTTTGAGATTCATCATTTTATAAGAGGGTATGGTTCTTTGTTGGTTCGTTCTTAGCCCATCATCGCCTTTGCACCAGAGATAATAGCCTTCAGCTCCCTTGTAACATCACTGATTACGAAGAACCTGGCTTTCTCCTCGTCAGCAGATTCTCCAAGAGCGATCTTGGATTCGATCTGCATACCGAGGAATGAGAGGGCGTCTTCAGCCCTGGCGATCTCCTCCTGACAAAGACGGATTTCTTCTTCAATGTCGCGGATCGTTTCTGCGTCGAGTTCGTGTGGTGTTTCAGTCATGTATTAATATAGATGAGGGTTTAATTGGCGTCAACTTACTTCTTTGCGATCGGGAGGAGGCGAAGCTTAATTCTTTCGTATGGTGCACCGTACAGAGTAATCCATTTCCCATCGTGCATGAATTGCGCAGCCCAAAGGAACTGATTCTTTGCTTCTTTAGACTTTTTAGGCATGAGTTAATATAACGCCGGGTTTGGATTGATGCAATTGCTTTTGCTAACTCGGGTTTCCATTGGACCCTTCCAGCGAGACCTAGGTCAGTGACCCGGAACGTCGTCAGCCGTTTCCAGACTTTCCATCACCTTCCCCTCCATCGCCAACCATACAAAGTAACGAATTTGATTAAAGCAACGTTTCCGGAAGGCTGCAGCTGCTCTCTTCTGGTACTGTTTCTTTAGTTTGCGATTCATTAGACTTCTTTTGGTTTCACGACTTTCTGAATAAAGGCTACGGCTGGGAAATGCTTTTGTGCGTAAACAGCTTCTGGTTCATTATCATAAAGTGCAGTCTCGCCGTTTGTGAACCAGACCACATACACGCACTCTTCTTTTGGAGGTTCCGGTTCCAGCCGCCATTTGGACATATTAGATGCCAGGTCAGGACCAAACGTCTGACTTTGCCAATGAATCGTAAGATCCCCACCAATATCGTACTGAATCTTCCTACCGCTAGTAAAGGCTTCAGTATAGAAATCTGCTAGCACTTTGCACTTCTCTTTGTATTCGGTATCAGTCATCGTGAGTTAATATAGTACAGGGTTGTTTGTGAGTCAAGATCAAATCAAATTCTTCTTGATAAAGTAGTCGATGTCCGCCTTCAGGTATTTGGATTGTGTGTTGTTGTACAAGTGCGCCTCACCGGTCCTATCGAAGAAGTAAAGATCACCAGAAGGGTCCTGATGAATAAGGACTCCGTTGTATTCCTCTACTGGTTCTAGAATCAGAACCTCATCAATATGTTCTACATATCGAATGAATTTCATTTTCAGGATTCGAGCCATATCATCAGCTTGCGGCTGAGACTTGGCGATATGCTCCGTGTCTTCAGAAACCCACAATTCCTTCTTAGGATGACGAACTCTCCAGAGTTCCATGCTTGAATCCATACAAGGCCCGTATGCACTGTCGTACCAATTGCCCATCCAAGTATCATACTTCTGAGGGATGCCGCCATTCAACACTTGAGTATAGAACTCAATCATCCGTTCCGCCATAATCTTCCGATATGTTTCAGTCGTGTTGCTCATGATATACTATGGATTCAGGCTTTCTGCACTTCAACGTATTCTTTGAATTTCGTATTTCGCTTATAGTTGTAAGCGTCGACTTCTTCAATGCTATAAGCAATATAGCCATCCTCCGAGACCCAAACTCTCTCTGGTGGAAAGACAACTCTCCACGCTTCTTGATCACTGGTGAAGTCAGGCCCATAATCTACATCATCTAACCAATTGTAACTAGCAGTCGTGGAGGAGTATTCTTTATGCTGTGGAATCCCTCCTTCTGCTACTTTCGTATAGAAGTCGGAAAGCCATTCCGCTTGTTTCTTGAGGATTTGTGCATTGATGTCTTGTGGGGTTGGCTGCATGAGATAATCTACTGTCGGGTTGTATGCTGTGCAAGATGTTTGTGCTGATTATATGGAACTGCTCCTTTTCCGCCCACCTACGCTTAAGGAAAACTCGCTTTTTAGGAGCGAAAAGGATAGAAGGAAGCAAAAAGCATGGGGTTTAAGTATGGGTTTGGGTGGGAAAGCTAAGCTAAAAGGTTAAAAGGAAAGCTAAAAGAGGAAGGAAATTGTTAGGAAGCCCCTATATTCCGGTGGGATTCCGATGGGATACTGATGGGATACTGATGGGATTCCGGTGGGATTCCGGAGTGCTATTTCCCTTTCCGGAGTGCTATTTCCCTTTCCGGAGTGCTATTTCCCTTTCCGGAGTGCTATTTCCTATTTCCCTTTCCTATTTCTCTTTCTCTTTCCAGAGTGCTATTCCACGTACTATTCTATTTTTCCTTTTCCGGAGTGATATTCTCTTTCTATATTCCTATTGGATATCATAAGGTCTTGTTTATATTTCTTTTGTATATCCACATACTTCTGTTATTGTCTGGTATATAAAGATTCACCTTTCTATCTATTCTTATTTCCCTAATCCTTTTTTCTATTTCCTTTTCGTTTCTTCATATTCCTTTTTAAGGCCTTTCTTATGTATACGTAATATACCTTCCGCGAAATATATAATCATCAAAATATATAATCATCAAAATATATCTCCATCCGTTTATACAACATATCATACCTTATGTATTTCACTCTCTATTCAAGGTCCTTCTCCTCTATTATTCAACCGAGAGGATCATTTATGAACTCATTATTCTCCAATCCTTTTTTGCATTTAACGAACATTTTTCTTAATTTTTCCTCCTTATTTTTGATCTTTGGATCATCTAATACCGTCAATCCAATATCAATGAATGACAGCAAGACTTCAATTTTCCCTTCTCGATTCTCTTTTTGGAGAGTTTCGATTTTCGATTCAAGGTTTCTTATGAATTCTGGTGAGTAATGATACATATACGTCCTTTAATATTTGACACTTTTCTTATCTCTTCTTCCGTGAAATGGATCCCTTTTGCAAAAGAGATATAAAGAATTCCGCCGATCTCTTTAGGTAGACCTTCTAAGGATGTGAGAGGGTTGTAGGGGCAAGAGAAATTACCACCTACTTTCTCTGGTGCTCCTTTCAGGGAAGTGAGAGAGTTGTAGTCGCAAATGAAATCACGACCTACTTTCTTTGGTGCCCCTTCCAAGGATGTGAGAGAGTTGTTGTCGCAATAGAAATCACGACCTACTTTCTTTGGTGCCCCTTTCAGGGAAGTCAGAGAGTTGTCGTTGCAAAAGAAATCACGACCTACTTTCTTTGGTGCCCCTTCCAAGGATGTGAGAGAGTTGTTGGAGCAATAGAAATCACGACCTACTTTCTCTGGTGCTCCTTTCAGGGAAGTCAGAGAGTTGTTGTAGCAAGAGAAATCACCTTCTACTTTCTCTGGTGACCCTTCCAAGGATGTGAGGGAGTTAAAGGGGCAAAAGAAATCACCCTTCACTATCACATCTTCGAGAAAATCTGGCAGTTTCTTGAGGTACAAATCACTAAGATCGACATCTTCTTGAATCACTTTTGGCATACACTATTATAGCTTAGGGCGTCTTATTCTTCAAGGATATAAACTTTCCCTTTAATATTTGACACTTTTCTAATTTCCTCTTCTGTGAAATGGATCCCTTTTGCAAAAGAGATCCAAAGATTTCCGCCGATCTCTTTAGGTACTCCTTCTAGAGAAGTGAGAGATTTGTTGTAGCAATAGAAATTACCACCTACTTCCATTGGCGCCCCTTCCAAGGATGTGAGAGAGTTGCTGTGGCAAGAGAAATCACCACCTACTTCCTTTGGTGCCCCTTCCAAGGAAGCGAGAGAGTTGTTGTGGCAAAAGAAATGACCCTTCACTATCACATCTTCCAAGAAATCTGGCAGTTTCTCGAGGTACAAATCACTAAGATCGACATTTCCTTGAATCGCTTTGATCATACAATACTATAGCTTAGGGCGTCTTAGGCATCAAGGATATAAACTTTCCCTTTAATATTTGACACTTTTCTAATTTCCTCTTCCGTGAAATAGATTCCTTTTGCAAAAGAGATATAAAGATTTCCGCCGATCTCTTTAGGTGCTCCTTCCAAGGAAGTGAGAGAGTTGTTGTGGCAAAAGAAATTACCACCTACTTTCTCTGGTGCTCCTTCTAAGGATGTGAGAGAGTTGTTGTAGCAAGAGAAATCACCGCCTACTTTCTCTGGTGACCCTTTCAGGGATGTGAGCGAGTTGTTGTGACAATAGAAACTTCCACCTACTTTCTCTGGTGACCCTTTCAGGGATGTGAGCGAGTTGTTGTGACAATAGAAACTTCCACCTACTTTCTCTGGTGCCCCTTCCAAGGAAGCGAGAGAGTTGTTGTGGCAAAAGAAATGACCCTCTACTTTCTCTGGTGCTCCTTCTAAGGAAGTGAGGGAGTTGTAGGAGCAATAGAAATATCCCTTCACTATCACATCTTCCAAGAAATCTGGCAATCGGTCTAGGTACAAATCACTAAGATCGACATTTCCTTGAATCGCTTTGATCATACAATACTATAGATTAGGGCGTCTTAGGCATCAAGGATATAAACTTTCCCTTTGATCTTAGATACTTTTCTGATTTCCTCTTCTGTGAAATGGATCTCTTTTGCAAAAGAGATATAAAGATCTTCACCAATCTCTTTAGGTAAACCTTCTAAGGAAGTGAGGGGGTTGTAGGGGCAATAGAAATACCCACCTACTTTCTCTGGTGCTCCTTTCAGGGAAGTGAGAGAGTTGTAGGGGCAATAGAAACCACTTCCTACTTTCTCTGGAGCACCTTTCAGGGATGTGAGAGGGTTGTAGGTGCAAGAGAAATCACGACCTACTTCCTTTGGTGCTCCTTCTAAGGAAGTGAGGGAGTTGTTGTGGCAAGAGAAATCACCACCTACTTTCTCTGGTGCTCCTTCCAAGGAAGTGAGAGAGTTGTAGGAGCAATAGAAATCACGACCTACTTCCTTTGGTGCTCCTTCCAAAGATGTGAGAGAGTTGTCGTTGCAAGAGAAATCACCCTTCACTATCACATCTTCCAAGAAATCTGGTAGTTTCTCGAGGTACAAACTCCTAAGATCGACATCTTCTTGAATCACTTTTGGCATACAATACTATAGCTTCGGGCGTCTTAGGCTTCACTGATATAAACTTTCCCTTTGATCTTAGATACTTTTCTAATTTCCTCTTCTGTGAAATAGATTCCTTTTGCAAAAGAGATCCAAAGATTTCCACCAATCTCTTTAGGTAGGCCTTCTAAGGAAGTGAGAGAGTTATGGTCGCAATAGAAATCACGACCTACTTTCTTTGGAGCTCCTTCCAAGGAAGTGAGAGAGTTGTTGTAGCAATAGAAACTTCCACCTACTTTCTCTGGTGCTCCTTCCAAAGATGTGAGGGAGTTGTTGGAGCAAAAGAAATGCCCACCTACTTTCTTTGGTGCTCCTTCCAAGGATGTGAGGGAGTTGTTGTGGCAAGAGAAATCACCCTTCACTATCACATCTTCCAAGAAATCTGGTAGTTTCTTGAGGTACAAATCACTAAGATCGACATTTCCTTGAATCGCTTTGATCATACAATACTATAGCTTAGGGCGTCTTAGGCATCAAGGATATAAACTTTCCCTTTGATCTTAGATACTTTTCTGATTTCCTCTTCTGTGAAATGGATCTCTTTTGCAAAAGAGATATAAAGATTTCCGCCGATCTCTTTAGGTGCTCCTTCCAAGGAAGTGAGAGAGTTGTTGTGGCAAAAGAAATTACCACCTACTTTCTCTGGTGCTCCTTCTAAGGATGTGAGAGAGTTGTTGTAGCAAGAGAAATCACCGCCTACTTTCTCTGGTGACCCTTTCAGGGATGTGAGCGAGTTGTTGTGACAATAGAAACTTCCACCTACTTTCTCTGGTGACCCTTTCAGGGATGTGAGCGAGTTGTTGTGACAATAGAAACTTCCACCTACTTTCTCTGGTGCCCCTTCCAAGGAAGCGAGAGAGTTGTTGTGGCAAAAGAAATGACCCTTCACTATCACATCTTCCAAGAAATCTGGTAATCGGTCTAGGTGCAAAGCACTAAGACTGACATCTCCTTGGATCACTTTTGGCATACAATACTATAGCTTCGGGCGTCTTAGGCTTCACTGATATAAACTCTCCATTTGATCTTGGATACTTTTCTAATTTCCTCTTCTGTGAAATAGATTCCTTTTGCAAAGGAGATATAAAGATCTCCACCGATCACTTTAGGTAGACCTTCTAAGGATGTGAGAGAGTTGTTGGAGCAATTGAAATCACTGCCTACTTTCTCTGGTGCCCCTTTCAGAGTAGTGAGAGAGTTGTATTCGCAATAGAAACCACCACCTACTTTCTTTGGAGCCCCTTCCAAGGAAGTGAGAGAGTTGTTGCAGCAAAAGAAATCACCCTTCACTATCACATCTTCCAGAAAATCTGGTAGTTTCTCGAGGTACAAATCACTAAGATCGACATCTTCTTGAATCACTTTTGGCATACAATACTATAGATTAGGGCGTCTTAGGCTTCAATGATATAAACTCTCCCTTTAATATTTGACACTTTTCTTATCTCTTCTTCCGTGAAATAGATTCCTTTTGCAAAGGAGATATAAAGATCTTCACCAATCTCTTTAGGTAGGCCTTCCAAGGAAGTGAGAGAGTTGTAGGAGCAAAAGAAATACCCACCTACTTCCTTTGGGGCTCCTTCTAAGGATGTGAGAGAGTTGTAGGGGCATAAGAAACTTCCACCTACTTCCTTTGGTGCTCCTTCTAAGGATGTGAGAGAGTTGTTGTGGCAATAGAAATCACCACCTACTTTCTTTGGAGCACCTTTCAGGGATGTGAGAGAGTTGTAGGGGCAATAGAAATCACCCTTCACTATCACATCTTCCAAGAAATCTGGTAGTTTCTCGAGATGCAAACTCCTAAGATCGACATCTTCTTGAATCACTTTTGGCATACAATACTATAGCTTAGGGCGTCTTAGGCATCAAGGATATAAACTTTCCCTTTGATCTTAGATACTTTTCTAATTTCCTCTTCTGTGAAATAGATTCCTTTTGCAAAAGAGATCCAAAGATTTCCACCAATCTCTTTAGGTAGGCCTTCTAAGGAAGTGAGAGAGTTATGGTCGCAATAGAAATCACGACCTACTTTCTTTGGAGCTCCTTCCAAGGAAGTGAGAGAGTTGTTGTAGCAATAGAAACTTCCACCTACTTTCTCTGGTGCTCCTTCCAAAGATGTGAGGGAGTTGTTGGAGCAAAAGAAATGCCCACCTACTTTCTTTGGTGCTCCTTCCAAGGATGTGAGGGAGTTGTTG